CCTAGCCGCTACAGAACAATACTATTATCTTGTTTGGCTGACCAGGCAGATCATGGCTAACCGGCCACCTTATGGCAACGGGGAACATTACCCGGATGCCAACTATCTCACAGTCCAACTTATAGAGCTTATTGAAGAGAGATCTAATTGGGTACCTTTACCACCTGGCACACATGCTATCGAAGTGGATCCTAGTCATAATAACCTGCTGTCCAGACATGAGCATACACTAGATGCTGCTAGACAACGCATATCCGAAGCAGTAATGGAAGTTTGTAGCAAGCCATATCTCAAGCGTTACTCGAACTATCGAGTTATGTGGCTGTTGTCGTATCGCGATGAAATGCTCTCAGCGGTACCAGCGTACTTTGGAGACATGCCGTTTCTGGAAAACGGGCCTGAAGATGGTTGCGCAGCCTGTCATAACTCTGTAGCACGCGCTCGTGCAACTAGCCAGTTCGTAGCTGGTACTGTCACAGGAGTGATTGTAGGAGCCGCTACAGGAGGTAACCCCTTTATCGGCGGTGCCGCAGCCGTAGCTGCTTGGAGTTTAATGGATGAAGTCAATAACTTTGTTTTCAATGAAGGCGAATATTGCAACCCTAACGCCGAGGAAGAGGGCGGCGAAGGAACCAACAGTTTCATGGACAATCCGTGGTTGGGCGGTGTCTATTGTGATGGGTTCTACTGTTCTCCGCCGGTACCATGAGTACCAGAGCACAAAAGTGGGTAAGCCTAGTAGCAGTTATTATTGCTACTATTCTTTGGCTATACCGCTTCCCATTAACAATGGCCGGTATGAGAGACCCACTCAATACGTGGGTGGAATGGATTGCGGCCCCAATCATTATAGCCGCATGGTTCGGTGTTAGAAAAAAATGGAAACAAGCCAATGGAAACTAAAATGATGAGCTTCCCGGACGTGATTAACACTATCTGGATGAAACATCGAAAACTTTACATGGATCTGCTATTGATAAAATCACCAACGCCGGTCCTGGATGCTCAAGTAAGGGAGCATCTTAGTGAATTGTTTGCTAACGAAGAAGACATTACACCTAGAGTGGTAAACGCCTCTCTTCGTATTATACTCATAAAATTTCAAAGGGAGCTCTAGCTCCCTTTTTTTACAAAGGAATACAAAATGACCGTAGATGAATTATCAGATTATATACTCGTGGTATACGGAGGATCCCATTATGTTTTAATGTTTGATGAAGAATTCAGGCATATCAGAATGCGTTATCCTAAGAAACATTTGAAGGATCATCTCAAGCATAAACTCAAGAATCAATCTCAGCTGACCGATGAATTAGTTTCGGCTGTATTTGCACGTATTGTGGAAAAATTAATGCTGCGAAACAGCATACTAAATGCTATAGATACTGGAGATATCACATTAGCTAAATTCAAGGACGTAAAGAAGAAAGAACTAAAGAAAATAGGAACCTAGCGTTCCTTTTTTTAATACCAATCGGCACTAAGTTCATACCAACCTTCGCCCATTATTACACGTTGTACGTCTTTAAAGTATTTATCATACTTTAGTCCTATATTCTCTAATGAATATTTCTCACCATGTTCTCTGCAGGGCCAACTGACTAGTTCTCTTTTTTTAATTATATTTTTACCTGCATCTATATAATCTTTTAATGTTCGGCATCTATATCCAGTAACGCCATCTATCACAGTCTCTGGAAAGGCTCCCCAATCCGACGTAATTACTGGCGTACCGCATAACATAGATTCAACAGCTACGCCCCCAAAAGGTTCTGGATAATGTGTGGGAACAAAGGTAGCTATAGATCCTTTTAAAAAGTCGCTACGTTCTTTAATGCCTACTGTTCCTATATGCTCAAACATCTTGTATTGATCTTTTAATTTCTTTACAAATTTATCATCTGGGCCACCTAATTGTCCAGCAGCTTTTAAAGGAATGCCTAGGTCCTCTGCTACGAGACAGGCGGTTTCTATGCCTTTATCAACATTCATCCTGCCCAAGAATGCGAAATAGGATTTTTTATCGGAACTCTCCCAGGCAAACTCTTTTAGATCAAAATAATTAGGTATTACAACATGGTATGCTTTGGGGTTACCACTATCTTCTCTAGCTCTGCACTCATTCATCCAGGCATAGCTTTCATACACACGATAAGGGGCAAAGCATGCTCTATGGCTATAACCAATGCCCATTTCTATTACTGGTCCAAATTCCATGGCAAAGGCATGAGGGTGGCCAAAAGAACTAAGTATTAGATCCCCAGATTTATAGTATAAGCCAAGCTTATCTTTAGCATTGTTTTGGAAAACTCTCCAGGAGGTACCGTACGTATCATATTTAAATTGATATTTTTCCTTTTCAAAGTCACCGTACTCTGCCTGCCATGTATTATTATCAACTACATCTATATGTTTTACATTTTTATACTGCTCAACGTCTGGACCCTCAACCCCATAGTGAAGTACTTCATAGCCCATAGCTCCCATCATTTTAGCCATTTTACGAGTCTTCATGGTAAAAGCACAGTGTGAAAAGTCTTCTCTTGTTATAGTATGACCTAGACCTAGAAGATGCAACGTGGGCCTACGATGTTTGCCAGTTTTTATATTTATTTTTTTATTATATAACTTTTCATTAAACCGCGCGTCATCGTGATAATGCATAATTTTTATCTTATCCTCTAACCCCGGGTCATTGTGTTCCCCACCAGTAGAGTTATAAGTACTCCCGAATGTAGTATATTCCAAATTATTCTGATGTATATAAATAGTCAATAATCCCTGTTCCATAGGCCAAATAGTGCTATATTTTATTCTATCACTTATTTCCGCTAGCTCTTTTATTTTATCTTTTACTCCGTACTTATCAAGGTTAAAGACAATAACACCAGCATTAAACGGGTGCTCATCTAAATGAGCGCTCGCTGAATTGCCAAATAATTCCCAATAATCATCAGATACATAAGTGCCGCCCACTTTACCAAGCTTATACATGTCATCTATATCTCTAATGGTACCGCCAGTATCATAAGTAATGTGTAAATCATTATTGTGTGTATCTGCGAAATAGAAAAAGTCGTCACATGGACGAAGTATAGCTGTGTCTGCGTCCATTATGATAAGGGATCCATGAAATATTTCACCCTTGTTAATTAGTTCATTAGCTATTTTAAATTTGTCTATGGTTATTTTGTCATGATCCCCATGATACAAAAATATGTTTGCCTCCGGGTAGAAGGTTTCTATAGAACGTACAAGCCTTTCTGCATATTTTTCGAATCGTTCACCGTACACGGGTATTACGAAATTTAGATACTTTTCAAATTGATCGTAAAATGGATTAATTTCTACATAAACCTCTTCCCAGTCGCGTTCTTTCCAGGCTACTCCGCGAGAGTAATTAGATAATTGCCTACCAAAGTGATACAGAAATACTCCAGACGAATCTAAATCTTTTCTATAAATTCTTTCTGGCTCTAGCCCTATATGTTTTACATAGGCAGTACCAGTTTTATACTTTATATATTTAGGATATTTTGTCTTGCAGAATAAAAACATATCATATGTCTTATCTGGTTTTAGTCGCTTATTTTTTCCTATAACATTACTTACTGATACCCACAAAGTATTATTAGGGTCGGCTTCCCCGATAATATTATCCAATTTGAATTTATCTAGACCACTAACAACGCAGTCCCCATCTAAACGCATTACCCAATCATACGATGTCTTCTCTAAGCAAAAATTTTGATAACTTGTCATATGTCTAGGATCATGCTCAAAAGCGTTTACCGAAGCTTCGCTGGTGACTGGCCAATATATCGCATGATTATAGCGATAAAATTTAATATTAACCTTATGATCCAAAGACGATATGAGCGATTCTATAATATTAACAGTATTATCTGTAGAAATATTATCAACTACTATTATTTCATCTACTATATCAACAATTGATTTAACCGAAGATTCAATTGTGCGTTCGCAGTTATGTGTTCTTACTATTGCTGATACTTTCATAATAATTGCTTATCCACCATTAGTTGTAAATGAGGTATAGTTTGGGTGTTTACTATATTTGCAAACGCTTTACCTATGTCATGACCTTTAGCCACTCTTCCTAGAACCTGTGCAAGTTCTACATGAGACAAAACATGTTCAGCCAGGTAGTCTCTTGCCCATTGAGCCTGGGCGAATAGATTATCTTCTTCTACATAGTGGTAGTGTATCTTTATAGGACAAAGCAAATGATCTTTAATATCCTTTGGTGGATTAATATGATCTTTTAAAAACTCACCGTGTTTGCCTATTATACTTAGATCTACCCAAGGAACAAAGCCTCCACCTCCCAATAGGAAAGGCCCAGTAAGTGTTATTGTTCCATCCCACAGTGGTATATCTTTAATAGATTCACGAACAAGGCCAGCTAAGTCTTTTTGTGTGTTCGTGCCTCTTTTAGATAACCACAATAATTTCTTATATAGTTCGTATTGTTCGTTATATTTCATTAAACTAAGTTTAGTAATAAATTAGTCAAAAGTCAAGTCAAATTATGGTATAAGATAAAAGTAGGCTTTAATACGCTATGTATTATGAGCTTACTTACTTCATTCATAGTTTTTGGAGTTACGGGACGCGTCTTACTTTATTCACTCTGAGGCAACAAGTAGGCCGAAAGGAAAGGAATTGACATGTCTAATAAAAAATTGGTGGTGGTTTGCTCTGGCTCAACCGCCTGCACCCCATCAATTTTTACCCAATATATTTTTTTATTATTTACCATATATTTACGCCAATTGTCGATATATGTTAAATTTTTGTCTGCTATATGCAGATCATTCTCTAATAAGCGGGTAGCGTATTTTCTAGTTAGCTCGTCTTCGCTTCCAGTTAGTATAGCTTTATAGTAAGAAAGTGTATCAGAGATAGCTCTATCCATCGGAACCGCACGTCCGCCTTCCTGGTTTGAATGGTATACGTCTTTGAATCTATCTACTTCTCTTTGACGTTTACTGTTGTCTATTTTTAATTTATCTATTAAAGGATAGAAAGAAGTGGGGCGTAACCTGGTAACGTAATATTTATAGTAGCCATAATCAGTTTTATCATTAGTTTCTTGTCCAAGACTAGCTACTAGTTGTCTGAAGTTAAACCAAAATGTTCGCCTTTGTTGAACACATTTAAATTTTGGGCGAGATAAGGAATCATGTTTTCCTTCCCAACCTGCTCCGTCTCCCCCAAGAGGCAAGTTACCCCACTTGTTAAATAGCCCGGAGAACAGCCCTAGTCTATAGTCATAACTATGCGCTAAAAAATCATCAGTCAGATTCATTCTTAGGGTAGTTATGCTAGGATTAACGGAACGTTTTTTGACACTATTTAATGCTATATTGTTGCCAATTTCCCAAGCTTCTTCAAACCCACCCGGTAGATCTGGGCCTGGGACCTCTAATTCTAAAGGCAAAGGCACCCAGGCTCCAAGCGCGTCTTCTCCCGATATATTAGTTACTATACCAAGATTTTTATCAAAGGCCAAAATACTATGACCTCTTATAACTTTATTACGCAGTTTGAAATCGTATAGCTCTTTTTTATATTCTACTTTCTTTAACGTGCGAGCTCTTACTAGTTTATATCTATCCACATCAAAGGTAAATATTTTTAGATATGGAGGCAACTTTCCATCTTTATATCGTTGCCAAAATACATTGTACTTTATATTTTCAAATAGTATGGTACCGCCACGACGTGCTACTCCTATTAACCCAGGCAATTTACCGAAGTCTTGGTTAAAAGGTTTTCTAAAATCATATGCAACCAGTATATGTTGACATGGACCGTGTAGCATTAGTATCTACCATCTTCTTTTTTACCAAACTCAGTTCCGTACATGTATGCAGGTATAGGATCAACTCCGTGAATATCTGATACCAGTCCACGAGCTGCGGCTTCTTGTACTGTTCCGCGCAACCTGTTTACGCTTAATCTACTTAACCAGTCTGCCCGGTCATGAGGTAACATGTCAATGGATTTAAAGTATGGCTCATACTGTATTAATTCTTTACCCTCAGCTTTTCGTTTTGTATTTAATTTCTTTAGATGCCATATATCGGCAACATCCCCTCTAATTAAATCACTATCTTCCGGAGCTTCTGTGATGCGTGCCTGCGAACCCATAGCACGAACTACTGTTTCATAGGTACGCTTATGGAATTGGCCATCAAACACATCATCCAGTTCATCCACGATATACTTCTCAGCATCTAGATGTGACTTTAGCTTACTTAACTCCTGGGGCTTAATGATGCCTTCTGATAACAAATCTCCCTTGCTTACTTTGCTTCCTTCTTTTACTTTTAACCCCATACCAGCAGGGATTCTATGTGCTATATCCCCTATAGTTACATCATAACCCCCTAATGGGTTTTCTGTTACTTTACTAACCTCGCCAGAAACTTCAGACAAGGTAGCCTTACCGCCTAACACAGCGGGCACCTTTACTAATTGGATAATACGAGGGAACCCCGCAACCAACATTGATGTACCTTTAGCCGTTCCGCCGCTATGGAAAGTCTGCATCTGTAATTGTGTACTACGCTCTGTCATAGTTTGGCCATCTATGATGCCAACATTATCTCCGACTTTAGGAGGCTTATTATTAGCCATTAAACCATAGCACTGAATACAAACTCCTTTTGCGGTCTCACAGGTCAGGGGTGAGCGTACTTTGATAGTTTTTAATTTTTTAGCTTTAGCTTTTCGTAATAGCTCGGTGGTAACTAATTCGTCTTTCCTTCCAACCCCTACTATTTTTTCAGCTAAAAATCTATCTACTGCATTTTTATCATTGACTGCTATTTCGATGCCGTCAGTTGTTTCACAATCTTCTTCCGTGATAACAAGATTTCTAGTCACTGCTAATAAGGACTTATTGAGAAACCCAGTATCTTGCGTATTAATAGCTCTATCTACAGCCCCTTTACGTGCCCCATACATAGAGTTCCAATAACCTGCCACATCTTGTCCCTCTGTCCAGGATTTAACATTAGGTACTGGGATAGGATTATTGTGCACATCTAAAAGAACACCCGGCATTGATAAGATTTGCTGAGCAGAGTTAGCTACTTTTTTACCTCCAGCGCCAGACTCCTGCATAATACGTAAGTTGTTTTCTCTGCTATATAGCTTCTCTTTGTCTTTAACAGCCTTAGCCTGCCCAACTGCAATCTTGTTGTCTATGCCCATGAAAGCATTTACTACTTTCGTATCGGCAGGTTTGGGACCTACTTTTCTCCAAGTATCCGCTACTGCTTTGTCCCTAAAAGATCTATCTATATCTAGATCATTAAGGGAAATACTAAACCCGTGTTGATGTGCGGAGTCTGCTCCCAGACTCTTCAGGGAGTCTGCAACTTGGCCGTAGTCTTTATCAGATTCAAGAGCTATTCTGGTCATTAATTCGTTTACATTCTTTCCATTCATTTCGTTAGAGCGTACAAATTTATGGAACTTTTTAGGTACGGATTTAACCAATATCTCTCTTCCAAGGGTAGTTCTACCCTTGCCCTTAATTGTTATCTCTGTAGTCAAGGGAACTTTAGCTTTAGTTGCCGCAGCAATTGACTCGTATTCTTTAGTGCTTTTCTTTTCAGTTCGGGTGAGTAACCATATACCTAATTGGTAATCTTGGCCAAAGCCTTGTATAGGCATTGTTTTAGCTCCGTGCATGCCCGGCATAAATACATTACGAGAGGGCATCATGCCATATGCTTCTTCTACGGCCTTATCTGTAACCGGTACGTGTACAGACATTGTGTCGCCGTCAAAGTCTGCATTAAACCCTTTTGTCACCAAAGGATTAAGCTTGATAGCATTGCCTTCTACGTTAATTGGATTAAATGCCTGCAAACCAAACTTGTGAAGAGAAGGTGCGCGGTTAACCATTACTGGACGTTTTTTCATAACAGCTATTAGAGCTTCTTTAGCTCTATCCGTTTTCTTTTCTATTTCCTCCATAGCTTGTATAGGTTGAAAACCTTGGTCTTTAAGTTCTTTCATTACAAAAGGTTTATAAATGTCCCACCCCATCACCTCAGGAATGCCTATCTGATCTAAACCTAAGCTAGGTTCAAGAGTAATTGTGGATCTACCGGTTAAGTCTTGGCGTTTTCTCCAGAGCTTGCTCTGGATAAAGCCATACTTGGGAGACGTACCTTTTTTACCAGACAGTTGAGCAAGTGCTCCAAGTCTTTTCTCTTGTCCAAACCCTACCGGGTCTGTTACGCCCTGTACTTCACTAACTGCCTCATATAAACTTTTGCGAGTATTACCACCCAATTCCTTATAAGCAACACTGCCCATCGTCTTGTATTGTTTAAGACTGTTGTTTACTAAACCTAAATTTCTGTATGACCAATTGATAGGATTAACCATTAAGTCCCCACTAGGAAGTGGATAGACAGGTCTAAATACCGGAGGTAAAACAGGAACTTTAGATATCATTAAATCAGTTGGCTTCAGCTCAAACTTTTTCAATGCCTCCAGATATCTTATTTTTTTATTTAATTTATCTACATTTTGTGGAGCTGTGGTCTGTAGAGATTTCTTGGTCTTGCGTAAGTCTGCGTTAATATCAACCTTGCCTAAGGCAGCTTCTATAGCCGCAAAGCCAGTCTTACCATCTAACTCTTCTTGTTCGTTTATTATTTTCATATACTTGCTATGCGTGATACCAAGAATAGAAGTAATAGATTTTTGCATGAGTGGAGAGGGGATCTTTTCTTCAAGTTTAATATATCCCCACTTCTTTCCTTGCATTCCGCCTGTGATGTTTTGATCAAACAGGCCGCCTTTAATACTGGCAAGGTTCTTACCAATCAACATGTGCCCAGGATCTTTGATTTCCGATTTCGTGCCGGTCAGCTCAGTAACGGCTTTGTCTGTTAAAGGAGATGCTTGTATATAATCTCCCTTTTTCTCGACATTAACGCCAGAGGCTTTAAGATAGTTAACCATCTTATCCCAGGCAAAGTTTCTATTGGGTGGAGGTATAGGTAATCCTAGTTGAATGTTTCTCCATATTTCGTCGTTCTTTTGACCTTTAATAGCTGTAGAATCATACAGGTTTGCTTTCGCCCCATGCGCCATGGCTACGTAAGTGGTAAGCTGATCAAAAGCTTGACCACCATCATCTCCTCTAGTGGGCTGTTCGTCCATACTGTAAGAGCCATAAGATCTATGTTTTAACTTATGTTCTACAACATGCATGAGTTTAAGTATATGCTGGTTTCCTACGAACACTTTGTTAGTAAAAGATTTACCATCTTTCCCATCAGTAAGCTCTTCGTCAAACTCTAACCCATTTTTCTTGAATTCTTTCTTTAATTTAGCTAAATGGTCTGTTCCATCAAAGTTGGCTACTTCATAATCTTTGCCTGTTTTTTCTGCTAGCTTACCAGCGGCCGTTTCTAATAACTGGCCAATATTCATACGACCCGGTACACCAAACGGGGAGGCTATAACATCTATTGCTTTGCCATCTTTGGTATGAGGAGCCTCATCATCTTTAATGATTTTGGATACAATCATCTTGTTGCCATAACGACCAGCAATTTTATCGCCTATTTCCATAGGGGCAATTACTTTTACATGCACATTGTAACGCCTACGCGTAAGTTTACGCACATATAATACTTTACCTCGGTTATGGCCGTCATACTCCAAAGTACTTCGTGCGTAAGGAACAGATAGACTCTTATTCATAGTTTTTAGAATCTTCTCTTCGTCTGTGTATTCTTTAGGAGCGAGGCCAGCAATCAACACATCATTAGGATCTACTTCTGATCCTTTTTTAATAATACCTTCATCATCTAATTTAGCATAGTTTTCTGGTGTCATGCTGTCCGGATAATAAGCTAATAATTTAGCTTTATCTATCATGCCTTCTTTGGGCGCTGTATAAGAGAATTTTAAAATTTTCTCAGAGGTCATTCTATTGGCAAATGACTCAGTTACGACAACCGAATCTTCGAAATTATAGCCCTTCCAAGGCATATATGCTATCTTAGCATTAACACCTAAAGCAAGTTCGCCCTTATCCTGGAAGTTATTCTCTGCAAGTTTATCCCCTGGGTATACTTTACTACCAGGAGCTACTACGGGTTTGCTATTTATGAAAGCTTCTTGGTTTAACGGGAAATCATTGAATAATCCAATCTTGTGTGTTTTGTTATCTTGGTCTTTTATAAATATGTAATCTTTTGTGACTTTGGATACAGTACCCTCTTCTAACTCATTAGGAACTTTAGGATTAACAGTGTCACTGATAGCTTTGCCAAAAGTTTGTCTCTTGTTGGGCCCCAGCACACGTACATGCGGCTTATCAGGATTAGATACTGCAACAGCCTGCCCAATCTGTTTACTGGCAACCATAGCGCGGTTACCAGATACCGTGCCCAAAAATGGAATCAAGTTACTTTGGAAAGAGAACATAAAGGTTGGATTATGTATATATCCATCTATTTCCTTACCTGCAATAAGTAATGATCTGCCCTTCCAGTTACCTTTTACTAGAGCCCCGACAGGCTTAACTTTTCCATCTACCACTTTATATTGGTCAGGAAACCCTATCTTACGATCCCACATTTCTTTTGGTGTAAATTCTTTTATACGGCCTGCCGGTGTTATAACTTTAGTTACAAGTCCTTTTTCTGTTTTAGAAACACCTATAGCTAGCGGTAAGGTAACACCAATTTTACCAGTTTCTGGTGTATTAATCGGATCTAAGAATCCAACTGTAGAAGGATGTACATCTCGTACATTCATAGTTACAGCATGCCTGGATTGTATTCCACCAGTTCCCATAACGGTTGTTTTATTCCATTCGCCTAAAATAGCTGCTGGATTAGTCTGCGGCGGGGGACTACTAAGTTCACCAACTGAGAAGAACTCCTTAATAGGATCACCGTAAGTATTAGTAGGAATAATGTCTCTGATGGTTTCTTTATTATCTAAACGCCATTTAATCTTGTTTGTAATCTTCGTAGTACGCGCATCTAGAAAGGCTTTAAGCTGGTCTTGTGGTGTGAACAGCTCTTTGAATACCAAGGAATCTCTTTCATCTTCTTTTTCTTCTCTACGCATTACGCGTAACAATTTTGAAGAAGTTGCTAGTAGTAAGTCTTTATTTACCTTATTAAAACCTTGGCCCAGGGTAAGCTCTGTTGTTTCTGAGGATACTGAGGTATCTTCTAAATACTTTTTAAAGAGCCTTAGAGCTTCTGCGTAGTCATTTGTTTTGTGATGCAATAAAGTATCTACTAATTTTATAATAGATCCATGTAGCTCTTTTATTCCAGCCCTAGCATTAGCCTCGAATATCTCTTTACCCCATGCTCGGCGCATAGGTTCATCTGGCATGCCGAGAGCATGTAAAATAGCATATATAGGATAGTTTTGATTACCAGCCTGAAGGAAGAATACCTCTTTTTTCGGGTCCAGCATCATTTTGAAGTTGAAGCCCTTTTCCAGGTTAAACTGACTTTCAAACTGGCCATTAGACTTTTCACGCGTGTATACACCAGAACGAAGACGAAACTGATTGAGAGTCTGGTACTCATTCCCCTCGATGATAACTGAAAATCTATTTGTCATCCTCGGTATAGAGGTGATTTTCATTTTCTTAGCTCTAGAAATAACTTTACCGGTTTCATTATCTATTAAATCAAAATCGGCGTATACAGGCATTACCCAAGACTTACCATCTAGCTTAATTTCTTTCTGGGCTGGCAAATCATTGATCGGGGCTTTGGTCTCATCTGCAATAATATTTTTAATACGTATACTATTCTTTTTACCCTTTATAGGAAATTCCTTGTAAAGGGCATCAACTACCGACGACTGCATCAAAAGATCTTGTTCGTTGATGTTTAAGGAGTCAACTCTCTTCGCCATTGCTATTGACCTTTTCGTAATTTTATGGTATAAGATAAATATGTAGTAAGCTATTTAATTATAAATACAAATATATAATTGGTCAACTCTTTGGTCACAATGATCAAAGACACCAAGTCAGGAGGTAGACATGCGCTAATGGTAATGCAACGAAGAAAACTCAGAAGATCGGGTACAGGTGGCGCAAATCTTAATTCAGGTTTGAAGCAATTTACCGCCGTAAGTTCCCCCAAGAGGTCTGGAGCAAAGAGAAGCTCATCTTCAAAGTCGGGCAACTCAAAGAAATGACGAACTATGAATGAAGAGACGACAAGTCTCTTCTTTAACTACAACAAATATAATGGAGAATGTATGAATGTAGAGCGAGAACTATTATCATTGTTTGATGATGTTCCAGCCATGAAAGCTTTTTTAGCTAAAAAAGGATTAAAGGACGAAACTTTAGTTCCATTTATAGCCGGAGTTAGGCTTACGGTGGGAATGTTGGGCGGTGATAAGGAGGCAAAAAAACGCTTTGAACTTTTTATTAAAGAAAATGAAGAATATCTTAAAAAATTCTTAAAAGATGTTGAGGGGGGTAACCTGTGAACTGTGAAGTATGCAATCGCCCGTTAACAAACGAGGAAATGCAGCTAGGTAAAGGTTTTTGCTATTTTTGTCTTTATGATAACGCAACCACAGTGCAAGAACGTACGGGCCAGCGTGTGTCAATACCACCGCCGGAGGCTTTAGGCCGCACTATGGAAGAATTAGAATCATATAAACAAAGTAAAGTAGTTGCGCAAGAGAAAACTAAGAAACTACTGGCTAGTAGTGAAACTACAAATTCAGAATTTGTGCCTACTCATAAACTATCTTTCACCAACGAAGAACGAGAAGAGATGTTAAAGAAGTTTGGGTTTGATCCTGGCGTACCGCCTAAGTTTACAAAAATAACTTCTAAAAATAATGGCCCAAATCAAGCACAACTATCATTTACAATTCCAGCAGTCGTAGATCCAGAAGCAGTGGAAATAGTACAAGAAACCCTGACAGAGTGGGTAGCCATGCTAATTAGGCTTATAACATTTGGGTCTGCCGCAGCTAAGCCTATGGAAGAAGTTCTTTTCGGAAGATCTAACAAATCACAATTTGGACCACCACACGGAGAATACTAGAAAATGGCAATCACAGTACAACAAAAAATAAAAGAAAACGAACAATTTCTTAACTCCTTATACGTAGAAAGAGAAGATGCAATTCATGGAATGCCTTTAGCATTGTATTCCAACAGCAATATATTATTGTTAGGTCCTCCAGGGACAGCAAAAAGCGCGTTGATTCGTGGCTGGGCAAAAGCATTTGGTGGTACTTATTTTGAGTGGCTGGTAACAAAATTTTCTACGCCAGACGAACTATTTGGGCCGATTTCAGCCAAGGGCTTGGAGGAAGATGACTATAGACGCGTTACTTTGGGTAAATTACCAGAATCAGATTTCGCGTTCATAGATGAAGTATTTAAGGCTAACAGCGGTATTCTAAACTCGCTGCTAACTATTATGAATGAACGCCTATTTCCTAATGGCAGGGATGCTAACCCAAACATACCACTAAAGTTAATGATTGGTGCGTCAAACGAGATACCGGCAGAGGACGATGGGCTGGATGCCATGTACGATAGATTCCAATTTAAATACAGAATTGGATATATTAACGATTCCGCAGAATTTAAAAAAGCTTTAGGAAACGATTACTCGTTAAAAATTCCTCATACTATTACTCAAGCAGAGATACAAAAAGGTATGAAGCAAATTCAGGAAGTTACTTACGATGAAAACATAGTTAACTTTATGATAGACATCAAAAGAAGTCTAGAACAAAAGACAATCGTGGTAACCGACAGAACCTGGGTGAAGGCCGTTCATATAATGAAAACAGAAGCCTTTCTGCGAGGAAGAAATCACGTATCAGAAGAAGATTTCGAAATCTTAAAGAATGTACTATGGTCCAAACCTGAAGATGAAAGAATCGTGCATATAGCCGTTCTTACAGTCACTCTTCCTGAAAAAGCTAGAATCATAGACACTTACGAAAAGGCTGTAGACGTTTATAAAAAATTCAAAGAGTCAAGCAAGAAGCAGTCGGATAAGAGTACTCTTGGTCTCGACACTATGGATAAGATAGGCGCAGCAATCAAAAAGATAGAAGGATCTTTCAAGCAGCTTAGGGAACGCGGAAAAAATCTAGATTCATTGCAAATATATAGCAAGAAACTGCAACGCATGAATCAGGAAGTAGTTAAGGAAGTTACAGGAATGTCTGTATCCACTACTACCGAAAGCGGAGATCTTAATTTATGAAAAAAGTAGACAATAGTATATTATCGAAGAAAAGGGGATCATTTACCGATCCCCTTTTTAATTATAAGCATACTATCTACAACGACGCATTCGATATATCTAACTTCGAGCAATTAAAGGCGGATGCTCCTAAAATAAACGAATTACAAGTACGCGGGCAGCAAGAATATGAAAACTTCACACCGCTATATCAAGACGTATATTCTTCATTGTATAGATACCACGCAAAGCTGAGACCAGAGTACGAAATGGATCATGAGTACTTGCTTAACAGAATGGTTATGGAACACATAACTGAGTCAGCTAAATACAAAGAGCTGAGAGCAATAACAAGAATGGACCCTTTGGCTACGGCAGTGGCAACAGAAACTTTTGGTGAAAAAGCTCTCGAACTAGCAAAAGGGCTAAAAGAGCAACAGAAAGCGTTTAACGAGGCTGCGGAGCAAGCCGCCAAAGACATGAAAGAAGCGGAAGAAGAAGCACAGGCTGCAGCGGAAGCTGAAGATGAATCAGAAGAAGGAGAAGAAGGCAACGACACTGCAAAAGCTAACGCCAAGATAAAAATGGACGAAGCCAGAAAACAGCTAGAAGATGCCTACAAAGACCTAAAAAATTGGGATAAGAAAAAACTTACCCCAGCTATGAATAAAATCATGAACGAAACCGTTCGTATAACCGCTGATACCAAGGATACGTTGTCCCAGTGGGGATTGGGTGGCGGAGATGGTGGCCAGTCCTTAAATTATAGACAGCAAATGAATATGCTGAACAAAATTAAGAATAGCTACAAGTTAACAGAAATAGCTAAAATAGCCGGTCGTTTAAAAATGATCGCGACTAAGATAGGAAAAGAAAAAATCAAACGAGGAAGCGAAGAAGTATATTCCGTAGAACGCGGCAGCGATTTATCTAGAATAGTTCCTTCCGAGTTAAGTAATCTCTCTAGCAGTAATAAGTTGCGTAGACTAATGTTTAAGGCAGATTTAGTAGATGGAAAATTATTACAATATGCCTTATCCGGACATGCTAAAAAATCAAAAGGCCCAATCATATGCTGCATTGATGAATCTGGCAGCATGGGTGGGCAGTTAGAATACTGGGCAAAAGCAGTAGCATTAGCATTGTTGGATACGGCTCAACGAGAAAACAGAGACTTCCTTGTGATCCACTACTCAGGCGAATACAGCCCGCGCCAGTTGCCGGTGCATGATTTTCCAAAAAACTCGCCGCCAGATATCGAGAAAACAATTGCAATGGCAGAAAAGTTTATAAATGGTGGCACAAATTTCGAACCACCTTTAAAGTTAGCAATGGAATATATAGATAACAAGCCAGAATTCTCAAAAGCTGATATTGTATTTATCACAGACGGCGAAGCCCCGCTGACCAATGATTTTGTAGACAAATTCAATAAATGGTGCAAAGAGAAAAAAGTTCAAGTATTAGCAATACTAATGGACTCTGGGTATTATTCCTCACAGACGCTTAATCAAATATCTAGGATGGTAACAAAACTATCAGATATTAACGACAAGGGCACTGAAAAAGAGGTAATGCTAAACATATTCCAAACCCTTAACTAAATATTTTAGAATCCATCCATAAAAGATGTTACGTCTTTTCTAGCACAAAGTCCACGACATAAGAAGGCACGATAGCCAGGATCCCGGGTAACAAACTAGTTCATGCTAAAGCGTTATCACCTAAACTTTTTAGCATTCACAAGTAAAGCTACCTGGGATCCTGGCCCCCAAGTGCTAATTCCCTAAAGAATTACAAGTAAAATATTTAGTGCAACTCCTCCTTTATAGCGAATCAATGGAGTGCTTCGCTCCGTATGGATTCAATTCCGCGATCAGTAGATGAACGTATATAGTGCTTACAACAAGTATAAAGGATAGTTTTAGAATTCAAAGTAGATGAGACGTAACGTCTTAATAAGTAAATTAATAGTTAGCCGCCTACCTTAGGGGGTGGCTAAAAAGTTAACAAGCTGATAAACGGGCCCACCAACTGGGCACGTTTACGCTCGCGGGCCGTAACAAAAAGACTCGGCCCCAAGTAAAACTAGGAGTAATATGAAGATTGATTTGTCCGCTATAAATTATAAAACGTTTCGGATTCCAAAACGAAGAGGAGGGCATAGAGAGATTAATGCCCCGGATGAAGAAACAGCAAAAATGCAATATGATATATTATATAATTTCCTATACAAATTTTCAGCCCACCCCATAGCGCACGGTTTCATTAAAAATAGAAGTCCGCTATCCAACGCGAAGTATCACGTGGGCGCAAAAATATTAGTAAAATTAGATATTAAAGATTTCTTTCCTTCTTTGACGGAGGCTAAAGTAAAAAGACTTTTTGAATACCTATTATCACTCAAGAAGGTTAGTACGAAGAACGATATAGATGATCTAGTAAAAATGGTAACATACAAAGGGCATTGTCCACAAGGAGCATGTACTTCCCCCGCCATCGGGAATCTAATCCTGTTAGGAGTGGATAAAAAATTACAAGAACTACAGCACGATTTTGATTGTGTTATAACGAGATACGCAGATGATATAGTATGCTCGTCAAAAACTAATATGGATCTTCCTAAGATCATCCCAGTTATTAAGAAACTATTAGAACTAAACGGCTTTAAGTTAAACCAAAAGAAAATTAAGGTACAAAGGCAACATAAAAGAATGTCTGTCACGGGCGTAGTAGTAAATGAAAAGCCCAACATATCACGTACAAAAAGACGAAATTTAAGAGCGCAGCTACATAATCTAGAAGGTAAGACAATCAGTAAAAAAGAACATCAAGTGTTAAGTGGAAAAGTAGCCTGGATTAAACAGCTTAATCCATTACATGGCGAAAAGTTAGAGAAGCAATTAGAAGGGATACAAATTAACACATGAGAGGCCTATGGCAAAATTATCCGCCATCTTAGACTCAATAGACGGCGTGCTCTTATTGACAAATCAGCTAATTAATTATACAATTAATAGTGGAGATGATATGCTAGATCTGCCAGATGAACTAATCAATATAGGACAGAGAATAACTAGCAAAGAATATTTAAAATTAATAAATGAATATTTTAATATAAAGGAAGAAGATGGCAAAAACTAAAACACCGAAAGCAGTACAGAAAACTAAGAAACGAGTATTAATTTGGGGAGACTCTCCTAATGTACCCACCGGCTTTGGTATTGTATCTAAGAACCTATTTTCAGAACTACACAAAAAATATGAAGTAGGATTTCTGGGAATAAACGAACATGGTCTAAAAAGATACGATACTACTAAATGGTTTATCTACGGCATTGACCAAGGTGATCCTTTCGGGTACAAAAAACTGCCTCACATTATGAAAGACTTTAAAGCAGATCTGATTATCTTATTCCAAGATATTTTTAATATAGAGAATGCTATAAAAGTAGTACGGCAGAACGATATCAATGTACCAGTAATCACTTATTTTCCTGTAGATGGACATCCTTATAATAAGGCATGGAACACTCTTTTTCAAAAGGGCAAAGTAAAAGAATCTGAACAGATTTTTGATATGGTACAAGAAGTAATTACATATACAGATTGGGCAGCAGATGAAATAAGAGCAGCTATTCCTGTATCGGGCCAAAAAGAAATTCATACGTTGGCTCACGGTATAGATTTTAAAGCTTTCCACCCGCTACCAGAAAACACTGTAGAAGAATTACGCAAAAAACATGGCTGGGATGATAAGTTTATGATTATAAACAACAATAGATTCCAACCAAGAAAACAAATGCTATTAACGTTGACTGCTACCTCAATGCTGTTTTATGGGTATAATAAATGTAATTGTGGGTTCTACTACCCAATAAATGAACATAAGTGCTCCCTGAACGGGTGTGGTCCAGAAGATATAGCTGATGTAGTACCAGGAACTTTTGACATAGGTATTTACATACATGCAGCTAACCATGAAATGATGATGGGTCCTCCACCAGGATGTCTTTTAACTGCATCGGCTTCTAATGCCGGGTGGTTACAACCAGAAGTAGGGGTTAACCTATTGTTAAGAAAAGAATCACCGTACTCTAAACCGCTTAGCGAACAAGAGCTAAATGAGCTTTATAATATGGCTGACATCAATCTTACAACGGCAATAGGTGAAGGGTTTGGATTTTCTTTAGGTGAAGCTTCGGCTACAGCTACAACCACAATAGCTCCTAAAAATTCCGTTATGAGAGAGATCTTGGGTCCTCCAGGATCTTTTGTAGATAATGCAGGCATTTTCTCAATGGCAATGGATAATGGCCATATGAGACCTGTGGTAAGCATGCCTAAGTTAATAGATACTTTAACAGAGCACTATGAAGCTTGGGTGGCTAATGGTAGAAAGAAAATTAGAAATCAACCAGCGCTTGACAGGATGAAAAAAGATTTTGACTGGCAAGACAAGAGAGATAAGTTATTAACCATAATTAGGAAATATGTATAATGGACCAATTTGCAGACTTAAGAAAAATGTATGATGTGCTGTCCACCCATCTAAAAAATCACAAGGGCACAGATTACGTAATACCTCCTAGCTACCTATCACTTATACCCGCTATCGGTAAAGTGAAGGCATGTATATTTATTGATGACGAAACAGGCCTTAGGGTGAAAGCTAAAGCAGGCTTAGTAGAAGTAGATAAAGGAATGCCAGAAGATTCTATAATAAAATGGTACGAAGAGCTTATAGAAACAGGTTTAATACCAAAAAATTCTTTAATACCAAAAAATTCTTGTTATGAACTTAATTACATAGAAGGTGAAAGATTTATAGAAGTTGTAATTTTCATAGATTTGATTGATTGATAAGTTACGTTATATAATGATATCTCAAAATATAAATTATAAAGATAATATTTAGAAAAAGAGTCGTTAAGACGAAAGAAAAGGGTTTCCACAGCATTTGCACTGAAGTCCTGAGATAGAATTTTATAATAAAAAGATTTAAGAGGGTACGCGTGTACCCTCTTTTTTTACGCTATAATAGGGTATAAGATAAATGGAATTCCGCGTATTGAAAAAGGAGCCATGTGGCTCCTTCTTTTATTTATTTTTTCTATACCAAACAGTGACCAAAGGTTCAGCTTGTTTAGTAGACGGGGTAGAATATTTAAACTGTTCTTTCTCCACCTCGCATTCGGGGTCATTGAGTATCTCTTCGTATTCTTTTTTATCTTCTGGTTTAGACAGATTAAAGAATGCAACCCTCTTTTCAACATTATCGCCAATCATTGCTCCACCGTTTTAAAGGTATGCATTCTTGACCAGCCTTCATTATCCCCGCCGTAAATATATACTTTCCAATAGTAAATGGTATTTGGCTCTAGATAATTGGTAAAGTATACGGGTGTAGTTAAATCTTGTACTCTAAGAATAGGCATCCTAAAACTTGGGTAATCATTTACCAGTAAGGTATATCGGTCGCCTATATCTCTCCATATAAATAAGGTATTTTTATCTGGTACATTTATAATATTATCATGCGGGTATAGCAGACACTTTTCTCTGGGGTAAAAGTTTTGCAACATATGTTGATTATTGGTAAAATCAAACGGGCCGGGAGTCAAGTCGTCTAGAGTATACCAACCATCCCACGACCCCCCCGCTCCCCATACTACATGGTACTTAGGAGTGCCATCCCAGGAGCGATCGTACCCATCTATAATAAAGGAGTGACCACCGCCACCATATACAACTGGCCTCTTTTTAAGGAGTTCTTCTTGCAGCATAGCGTGCCATGTGCTATCATCATATGCCCCCTCGTTAATGTTCTTAACATTATACTGGTAATTCCAGTATGTGTAACAATTCGTAGGCACGGATCCTATGTTAGTCGAAGTAACACGTGGATTGGGATGTCCGGCCATTCCCTCGTGCCCGTAGTTAGCCCCATAACTTATACCTACATGGTAGAGTAAAGTTGCTATACCCTTTGTGTCGTTCCATCTTATAGGAGTACGCCCTATTTCAGCAGTTAGTTCGCCGTATACGGTGTTAGTAGTGGCTGTACCATAACCCATCAACGGCAGTTTATAATAGTTCATTACCTGCGCTATTGCCAGTGGTACGCAACCCGTAGGCACATGACCACTATAACCGTTAGAGTCTGCTGGACAAGCCTGATTATAAGGCGCTTTCTGATGCCAGCTTGTCTCAAGTAAAGGGGGCGCTAGTGGAATGTGATCTTCGAATGTTATTTGAGAAAAAGCAGAACATGATATAAAGAAAATAAGGAGCAAACTTATTAAAAGTTTATTTCTGTACATCTTCTGGTTCCTCTTCTAACTCTTCCCAACCTTCAGAAAGCTCGGCTGTTTTTTCTATACCCCTTTCTCGCATTTCTGCTTCTGGGTATCTTTTAATTTCCCCAGTTTCTTTATGCCTAAAGACTCTATAAGTACCATACTTTTCCATTACGGAGTACCTCTTTTTTGGCCTGTATGTTTTTCCGGTTTAACTTTTTTAGCCTGTATCTGTTCACGTTTAACATCTTGCGCGGCGGCTTCTTGCTCAGCTGCCACAGTTTGTGGCATAGAAGCCATCATGAACTCTTGTATAGCACCCATTCTTTTACGCACTAAACTAAAGGTTATTGGCTTCTGCGTTAACAGCTCTTGCAATACTTTAATTTGTTGCGCTTCTGGTAAGGAGAAAATTTTGAGAGCTAACATATGAATTTGCTTTGAAGGCTCAGCTTCTTCTGGTAAACCTTCTTTAGTTAGCTCTTCCTGGAACATTTCTTCATCTATTTTAAGTTTCTCGTCATTAAATGCCCACTCCGCTCTAGCCTGAGAACGTGCTGTTAATATCTGTACACTTTGTTGTACTTCTGCTTCGGCTTCAGTAGTTTTACCCATTAGATCTTTTTTATGTACAATTTCTAATTCACGCTGAGCTAGATCTTCTGTAACATCATATCCAAATTCATCTAGTAATTTACTATCGCTAATCTTGTTCAGTTGCGCAAGTTCTAACATAATACGCTTGCTTTCGCTGTCGTCAGACATTCTGAAGCGTTTGAATTTAATAGCAACATCTGGATAATCAAGAAACTTTTTAACAGTTGGCACTACAAAATAGTTTATAAAATCTAAAAGTTGCTCTCTATACGATAAGAAATGATTCTCTACGATCCTTAATGAAATCGATGATCCAGTCCAGCTAGCCCCACCTTTAACAAATTCAACAGGTACGCCTAGTGAAGATATAATATTCTCTTCTAGGAACTTAAGCTCAGGAGTCACCATAAGAGCTCTAGCGTCCCCACCAAGCGATTGATAGCCTATAGGTATAGGGAAGATACCAACATGGTTTGGGTCTTTTCTCCAATTAAGTATTTGAGCTTCAATTTTATTGCGCCACTTTCCTAAATTCATTCCTGAATATGGATCCATTGTTCCTTGCGCCGCTGGGTAAATTGCTCGCATAGGAATAATGTGTTCTACTGCAATGGCTTCGTTTCCTCTACGAAGTGTTTGCATGTACCAAATTAAAGATAGCGCTGGCAATAACATGGGTTTACCCCAACCCATATCTTCTTCTGCCAGGGTGTGGCGTTTAAAGTGGTATAGATTATCTTTATTTAGCTCAATTTTCTTTTTATCTTTTAGAGCTTTCATGAACAGCATTGGGGTATGCTCAAGTGTATATCGCTCATTTTTTTGAATTAAGCCTTGGGTTCTTTTAGTTATATTATAAAAGTATCTAGATTTTCCTGTAAACGGATCATATAGTACATCTATATTTTCAGGAGCCCATCTAATAAAATTAAGATTATTAGGGTGTTTATCTACCTTATCATCTACTTTAAAATATCCCTCTTTATTGCACTTGTGGCATGTTCCGTGGAATTTCCATTGTTTTAATTTTATTTTTTTTACTTCTCTAAATGGAAACCATTCTCCACATCCGTGACACCCAAGATATCTCTTAAAATCCATATTAGCAGAAACAAAACAGTTACCGAAGGTCATGTAATCAAGACCAATTTCAATGAGCAAGGATTTTAATTTTAAATGATGCCCAAATAACTCACGATAACGATCTTTGGTTTCTTGCTTTTCTATCTTTTCGTAGATAAAATCAGTAATAGGATATTCAGCAAGTTTATAGATAACCGAATTTATAAACTCGTTCTTATAAAAAAAGCTTCTACAGTACTTAAACAGTTTTTTAATTGTAGACGGAATATAATCCTTCGACAGATCAAAAAACGGGTTAGGATATTTTTGTCTTTGTGTAGTAGTTACACTACCAGACGTTCCTGTTAATTGAGAAACTGTAGGCATTATTGATTCTTTCGTTCTATATATAACTGAATAGCTAAGTATTTGTCACGCTGTATATTTAGATGGCCTGACATTACGGTGCGCAGTTTGGCAATTATAGTATTAAATACATTATTATCTAGCTTAGTAAATTGTGGCGGATAAATATAAACACCGTTTTCATTAAATAAATATTGACAGTACTTTTGCACTTCCCAGGAATAGCTTTTTTTAGGTCGTAACTTTGATGCCAAAGATACTGTATACCAAATATGTTCAGGTTGGCATCCTTCCACAAACCCAAAATCTGGAATTATATCATTTACGGCTAGCACGCATTTTTCAAAAATATGCATGTCGTCAAAGAAAGAGTCAACGTTCTTAATAACTTTAAGAGCATTAAGTTTTTCTTTGTCTGTTTGGTCCAGTTCAGGGAACAGATGATCGATTGTCTCTGGTTCGTAATTATCTGTCTTTAGCATCTAATTTTTTCGCTATTTGGCTTGCCACCATCCAAGCAGTCCCCATACCCAAAGCACTTTTTGCAGCGCGTGCTGGATATTTTTTAAGATATTCTTGCTTAAATTGCTTGCCAAAAGTTTCTTTGAAGGCTTCTCCTAGAAGTTTTCGTGAGTTTACTTTATTACCTTTTGCAATTTCGCGTGTAACAAGCTGCTCGTACTTATCAAACGGTAAGGTAACACCAGCCTGAATAGCACCAGCAGTTGCTCCTATACCTAAATCTCTAAGAGGCCTGCTATTTTCTACGTATTTTTTATTTTTATTCATCTGAAAGTTTCTCCACCAAAGCGTCTTTTATTGGCATGGGTAGAGATTGAAAAACATCCAGAGATTCTGGTGTTCCGGAAGTTAACTCGTCTAAAGTATAGGTATCAACTATACCATTCAAATCTCTTCCACGTAAAGAACTAAAAGAGCTAGAACTTATTTTTACACCATCGTGATATATACTAGCTTCCTTTACAAACGGAGACAGCGTTGATAGTAAGGGTTCCTCAATTCTGTCGCCCCAGTGTTTGTGTACTTTGAATTTTTTATCTACGGCTTCCAAAGCTTCCGCTGTTTTTTCTGGAGTAAATTCGGCAGATTTTTCTAATAGTTCGTCATAGACCTGCACTGCATCTTCGTTACCAGCTAATAATTTTTGCCTATTTTTAATATGTAGCACAAAATTAGGATTGAGCCTGGTTTCATCGAGCTCTGCAAATTTAGTCAGGCTGCCTTCTATTTGAACATCTTCTCTATCGCCGGCCGCTTGTGTATTTTTACAGAATGCAAGTTTATCTATAGCTTTAAATTCGTGTTGATATTTCTCAAAATAAGCACAGGCTGTTTTGATGTAACTTTCGTCATGAAGAGGATATCTTTTTTTCTTGCCCGGGAGAGCATAGGATCCAGTGTCTTTTTTAGATTCTAAACTATCGCGATATCGTGCTAGCTTACGCATGTAATCCAACTCATTAATATCATCCACATTCAATAAAGATGTAGGAGCGTTTACCGGTGTGATTTCAACTAGTTCTTCCGGAAAATCTAATTCAAACCTTGCGGCAGCTCTAGATAAATTATACGAAGCTATTTTACAGATTTCATCAGGAAGCTGAGCATGATTTTTTAGTAGCATGGCTATATTTAACTCTGCTAGCTCTGGCCTATGATGTGCAAACTTTTTAATTTCACCCGTGCCTGAAACAAATAGTGTAAGCGCGCAATTATCAGCCGGTAACTCGTCCATTTCCTCGATAGATGGTATTTTTGCATTCCTCGCTGACGATGAAACACTTACACCATCTATAAATTCTGCCAACTTTTGGATATTGCCAGATGTTGCTTCATCTGTGATATCATAAAGGGTATGCAAAAACTTATTCATCATTTCTCCAATGAGTATTTATGTATTCTTGTATGTCAATTCCAGGACAGTCAGGCTTATTTTCAGAAACCTCGTTATGCCCTTTTATATTATTTTTATCTATATCATACTTTTCACAAAGTATAGTCAGTAAAACACCTAAGCCCTTTAACTGTTCTTCAGTAACATAATCATTGCCAAGATGCGTGTCTGGACCTTTAAAATCGCCCAACACCATGATACCTATACTATGATAATTGCTGCCCTTAGCATGCCATACTAAATCAGATATTCTATTTGTTTGGCAAATTTTGCCATCCTTATCCAATACAAAGTGATAACATATATGCGGGCACCCAGTTGGCGATATATGATTATTCGTAGTTCCTACGTGGTAATCATTTATCTGTTCTATTGTTCCAGCTCCGGCAGTCTGGTGAACTACTATTTTATCAATAGCAGAAACAGGACGTTTTGCCCATTTTTTAGTTTCATGCCAAGCTAGTGTTTTTATTAAATTTTTCATTCTAATTAAATATAAACCTACTATTAAAATCTGTCAAATTTTTACGACTATGGCGTAAAATTAGCTAAATATCTGTGTCATTAGCACGTCAGTTACCTGTTCATAATAACTTGGTGGGTCTGCTCCCTTTCCTTCCACATGACTTCCTGTCCACCCCGGCGGATTACCAGGTTTAAGTCCTGTTCCGTGTCTATACCACTTATTTCGATTACCATCGTATATGTACAAATATAAATTATTGAATACAGTCTCCGTACAAAACAATGCCTGCCCATCCTGCGCTAAAGTGGTAGTTATATCCACACCAGATGCAAGAATAGGTAATTTTGTAGGTAAATAATGCGAACTATTTTGATATAAATTAAATGCTTGTAAATCACTACAGTTGGATTTATATATTCTTACATTGTCTAAAACTAAGTTATCATTGCGCCTATCGTTTATATCGCAAGCTACGTAAAGACCGCCTCCAGCAGTAGCGGGTGCTATTCCAATGGTATTAGTTTCACTTGTTATGAGCTCTCCGTTGATCCATACCCCTGATTTATAACCCCCATCGCTGTTATAAATACTATGAGATGCAACAATATGCATCTGTATGCCGCTTGCCCCTGTCATGATAAGGCCAGAGGGAACTTCAGCTTCTACGAAGTTATCTGTTCCGCCTTCTTTTATCAGGTTAAAAATAATTATACATTCTCCAGAAGCTGCCCCAGAATAAAGAAGTTCGTACTGACTGCATGATATAATAGGTGAAGTTATTTTTACTACGTTCGGGTTATATATCGTGGCTTCTAAAGTTATTGGGTCTAACAATGAATCCCTAGTAGCATTTTTCATGGTGGCAAAGGTTCCATATAGCCAATTATCGTCAGTGTCGTCAAACAAGGCACTGCCAGATCCGTATATAGTATATACACTTTCTGGGTCTATTCCGCTTAACGTGAGGTCGTTTGCCATTAAAGACGAGTCTTCGCCATAATTACTTAAATTCTCAAAAGTTAAATCTAGAACACAGGAACTCAACGCAGCATCGACACCGTCAGAACCAGTTATTCCGGCGGTACCTTCTGATCCTGTTATACCAGTAGGTCCTGTTTCACCTATTTGCCCGAATGGACCCGTTGATCCAGTAGGTCCTGTTTCCCCTATTTGTCCTTGTGGTCCAGTATATCCAGATGTACCGGCATCTCCAGTAGGTCCCGTTATACCAGTAGCACCATTAGCGCCTGTATTTCCGGTTGCGCCTGTTGCTCCGGTATTTCCGGCATCTCCGGTATTTCCGGCATCTCCGGTAGGTCCCGTTATACCTGCAGCTCCAGTTATTCCCGTAGGTCCTGTTTCCCCTATTTGTCCTTGTGGTCCAGTATATCCAGATGTACCGGCATCTCCAGTAGGTCCAACTGTTCCTGTTATACCAGTAGGTCCAGTTTTACCTATTTGCCCGAAAGGTCCTGTTGATCCAGTAGGTCCTGTTTGTCCTATCTGTCCTTGTGGTCCTGTATATCCAGATTCACCTGTATTTCCAGTAGGTCCAGTTATTCCAGTATTCCCGGCAGATCCAGTTGCCCCGGACGATCCTGTAGGACCTGTAATACCAGTACTTCCTTCTGGCCCAGTTGGACCTTGTTCCCCCGCAGGACCGCTTTCCCCTGTTCCAAGAATCTTTTTGTAATAGCCTGTACTTTTCTTTTCTATGTAAGCCATTAGGGTCTCCCCAACGTGGCAATGGGCAAATCAAAGTTTTGGTCTATGACCCCAGATAATGTGTTATAATCTGTAATATTATAACGTTGCAGTAATTCCCAAACGGTTTCTGGGTCCATAATATCTTCCGGCGTATCGGTACCGGCCCATTCTGGGGCATCTAAAATTTCTAATATTTCTCTATGTGTATACTTAGTATAAGGCCTAAACATATTATGTGGTATAACATATTTTAATAGAACCAGATCAGGACCAGATACTGTACGTCGTACGTTACCCATATCCATTCTACAATAAGTTACCATTTCGCGTGTTAGTTCCGCAAATGGTATTATAACATAAATATAAACAGGTCGCTGTCTATCAGCTGCGGCAATAGGCATTATGGATGATCCAGTGTATAATCTGTTGCGTCTGGTCCCACCATTGTGCCGTGGTGATTCTTTCCAGAACAGTCGTAGATAGTAGTTCCGGTAGCAGCTTCTGGCCCGTCACCCATCTTCCACCAGGCTTCCAAATAGTCTTGTTTATCATAGTCCCCAAAAGATTGTAAAAGGTTTGCCTGTCCCCTTGCTGCCCATATACTAGAGTGGTCTTCGGGCTCAAGTGCTATACCACTCCATATAGCGGCCTCGGCTATATGACCCAACCATGCATAATTTCCATTAGAGGAGCCTCCTATGCACACCTCAGCTGCACTGTTAGGATTAAGCACCACGTGTGCTCCCCAAGCAGCATTCCAACTTTGCCGCATTTCTAGTCTTCCGTTTCTAAATAGATCTATTGCATGGTGTGTACTACCTATAGTTATACCACTTGCATGAAAAGACATACTCCAAAGTGACCACTCATCTCCTGGAACATCCCATGAATATTTAGAATAGTGTACTGTGTCTGCGTAATATGAATAACCATACTCACTGTTCCAAACACCGTCACTGCTGGTATAAAAATAAAATAAAGACGGGTCGTGAGTGCTTGCATATAACATCCAGCATCGTTGGTTGTCGGTTGTACTATATTTTGATATTGGGGATCTGCTAGTACTTAGAGGTTCAACGTCAGCTTTTGCCCACACTGCAAAAGAAAAAGGTTGATCTAAATGCCAGTCTCCTGTAGACACCCTATCGCCAGAACCATCAAAATACAATGAATATTTATTTTGGTAATCTTGTGCGTTAGAATCTATTAACCCCGGGGTTCTTGTTCGTCTCATTCTTGTACTACTCCTGAATATACCACTAAAAACCCACCAGTTTCTTTTGCATCTATATCTTCATATACACTAAACGATGCATAAGAATCATCGGTTTCCCACATTTCTGACTCATCATCGAACAGTGTTCCACTAAGCACAATATTTACAAATTTAGTTCCAGATTTATCATAGGGGGATAAACCACTTATCCAATTTTGTATATCTTCTCCATACGCTTCTTTGGCTATATGTTCTTGGAAATCAAAATCTTGCGAAACTTCCATATACGAACATGCTTTAGCATAAGGGTTATCAAAGTTAAATAGACTGGAGGTTACTCCGCCTGCGTTTATCTCAAGCTCGTTTGCAAGGCTTTCGTCATAAAATCTAAAATAAACATCTATACCGTCCGCTAGGTGTGTAACCGTAGGACGAATAGTGCTAGTATGATCCAATCTTGCATAAAAAGTAAAGGCTCCAGAGGCATTGTAACTAGTTATAAGATTTAACTGGTCTTGAACTACTTGAAATTTATATATGTACACAAAATCAGCCATTATAACACAGTTCCTGTTGCGGTGCCTGGAAAAGTAATAGCATATATTGGGTCTCCTTCTACTTCATTTCTATTACTATCTTCAATACTAGTATATGAATTTACCTCTATAAGACTACCCGGTGTTTCATCTGCTACCCCATTCCATGCGAAATCAACACCGCTAAAATGTACACTGAAGATTATATAATCCATTTGCTGTGCAGTGCCTCTATCAGCAGAAGACAACTGTTTATCGCCACCGGTTCCACTACATGTAACCCAAAAGGCAAAATTAAAGTCCCTATAATTTCCACCAGTATATACCTGCGGAGAATAGTATATAAGACATTGATCGGTATCACTAATAGGCTTTGCTATATTTGTAGTTTCTCCTTCTTGCCCCCCTGATATCACAACTCTATTTATAGATATTTTATCGTCAAAATAATCGGAAGTACTCCATTCTAATTCCTCGCTGCCCTCGACATAGTCTAGTTTAAAAAAAGTACCTATATGCATGGGGCCAATACCGGATGCAGCAACAGCCGCTGTTCCAGGATCAAACTTTTCCTGAAACATATGTACCACGTGTTGCGGAATCTCAGCCGCTATTTCTATTTGCAGGTCGCTCATAGTGTTTGATCTATGTTATTAACATATCCTGTAAAAAAAGTAGTTCCCAATTCTGTGCCAGAGGCTATAACACTAACGTCGGTTCCTAGACCAACTGGTAAGCCTGGTAGTACTAACACAAGTCCATTGCTAGCAGGTATACCTACATTGAACGAGGACTGGCCACTAAAGAATACAGTAACTGTAGAATCTATTGTTCCGCTATTACCAGCATAAAGCCATAACTCATCTAATATATCACTATCGCCATCCATAGAAGGTATGTGCACATCTGTCTCTGTTGCATCACTTGGAAATATAGGTTGCCCAAGCGTACTTTCACTTAAATAACCTTTAGTATAATAACCCATAATTTACACCTTTAATCAAATACTGGAGTTTCCACATCACCCTCAGTCGGTGCGGGATTAACATATACACCGACACGATCTATGGAACCTAATGCCGTTTTACCATCTACGTGAGCTTCCATTATTACTTTATAACCAAAATGAGTATAGTTATTACTAAGTCCGGATATTTCCCCCACTTCGTATATATCTGCTACTAGTCCACTTGACCAGAACATTAAGCATTCGTGGTAACCTGGGGATTCTCCAGAGAATGTAGCAATAACAGAAGTATTAACATATGGACTAGTATCCAGTAAATCCATGCCGTCTGGTTCTAAGTGTATCATGAATTGATCAATCTCTTCACCAGCATCTACAGCCGTCAATGTTGAAGTATAGGTATATTCTATACCACTACTAGATACCCCCGTGAACGTAACTGCGTTGTCTACGATTGCGAGAGGACTAGCTACATCTACCTCGTAGTTTCTTAAACCACTATTACAGAAGTTTTCAAGAAGAGCATAAGAAGCCCAGTCTGCAAGATCAAATTGACGTTTAAGATCTTCCATTTTCTTCAAGCATACTACATCTGCCTCTATACTAGAAGTATCCACTTCAGCTGCAACCCCCTCTTGTGCTGGCGTTGTTACAGTTACAACATTGCTCCATCTACCCCCTTGGTAGTTAACCCCAACACCTCTTATTCTAAATTCATATTCCGTTTCAAAGGACAACTCATTCACAGTTGCGGTAAGTCTACTGCCCTCAACATGGTTTATGTATTGCCACTCTACTCCGCTCCATTTGTAAAAAATAGTCCAATGTTGTGGAACCTGGTTTGTAAAATCTCGTCTCCAGTTTAAAGTTACATAAGGACTTCCACCGATTCCGCTGCCATTTAGAAAATCAACGTATGTATTTACGGGGAAATCTGTAGTTTCAGTAGCTAGCGTTACTATGTAATTGCCAGCATCTATACTAGATATATCATTGAAGACTACTTTAGCATCGTCCAAATATCTACAAACATCCCCTGCGGAACCCAATGCTAGTAATGTATCTGCGCTATCGCACCCACTAATGTAAATGTTAGTAGAGTTTCCAGAGTAAGTAAGTAATCTAGGTATGCTATCATCTAAATAATTATATGATTCTAAACCTATACTAACGCTGGTAATGACAGCATAAGCAGGAGAAACCGCTGGCATTAGACGAACAATATTTCTTTCTTCGCCTACTTTTATGTTGTATCTGTTATATCTTACATATTCTAAACTGTTAAAAACTAAAGAGTAAACAGAATCTCTTAAATCTTCAAACTGTATGTTACCTGTCTCATTTACTTTGAAACTACTAGCAATTTGTGCTTTCCAGGAGCCCATTGTATCGCTCCGCTGCATCAAGTTGTCTAGTAAAAATCCAGCTCCACCTTCTGGCAAGTTTTCTAATACAAGAGTATTAGTTCCTTTTGACGGGAAGTAAAAATCAGTATTTACTCCTTGCCCAATTTGGCTAGCCCCGCCCATAAACTCAGCGGCGGGGTCACTAACCGTAATAATGCCAGAGGAAAAAAGAGGATTAAGAGCCATATGGTACGAATCCCGTTATACCAGAATTAGCTATTTGGTTAATAGCGGTTACAAGGTTAACGTATTCTCCTGTCTTAGGCAATGCAGCTATAGCTTGTTCTAAAGATGTTAATTGCTTTTCAGTTTCTAAGCTTAAAGCTTTTAATTCTATTACCCGAGCCTTAGCTAATCTTTGAGATTCTGCATCTACGATGTTTTGAATTGTTAAAGTTTCATTATCTGGGGTAGCCGCACGAACGTCTATATAAAGCCCACTCGTCCACGCGGATGCATAGTCGTAAATATTAACAGATCTTGCATAAGCCATATAGTAATGGTCAGGCACAACATCAAATGAATAGGTTGTACCATATACACCATAGATACTATCATCATCCGTTGTCTCTGTTATAAACTCAGCCGCATCGTCCGTTCCACCGGAGATAGTAAGATAAACAGTAACTAACCCAGAGGAGGCTGTTGCAGGACCTTCAAAGTCAAAAGATTTAACACGGCTATAGGAACTGCCTATTTTTATTTTATCCTGTGCAGTTACAAATGCTGTATTAACACCAGATACAAAAACCAACTTGTTTGGAAAATCACTTGCTTCTTCGACCACAACAGGATTTCTTTCATCATCCAAATATCTGCTATTTTTGTCTTTAGTCTTAAAATCTGGAGTAGTGTGGTGTCTATATTCCCCTTTGACTTGTTCTGGGTAGGTTTCTAATAACTCTTTTATAAGCTTATCTTCCGCACCAGAACCCTTAACTTGCATTACTTTTACTTCGTAGTTTTTAATCTTTTGATTATTCACTAAGGTGGGAGCTACCCATTCTAGTCTGCAGGTAAAAGATTTTTGTGCTTTATCCGGGAATATACGTGTTTTATTATTTTGATTTATGAGAGAAGCGGCCGCTGTTTCTACTTCGTCGTCCTTCTGATCAACAGACGATTGAATACTTCCGTCGGTATCATTTGATAAAAGTAGTCCTATATACTGGCTATTAACACTAACTACGTCTGATAATGTACGAGTGTCTTGATTACCGGCATCATCCCACCCTAGTTGTGTGGCAGTTATGGTATCATACGTAGAACCAAAAGAATAACCTCCAGTAACGATTCCTGTTACAGAGGTCCATATTCCAGAAGCTGCCACAGAATAAGTACCGCCATCTCTATAGTCAACATAACACCCACTGACAGTGGCGGCTGGACTTGAAATCATATAATCTACAATTTTATTCTGTAAATCAGTTACATAGCCTCTACCTAATAATATTTTTGATCTTTCGGCCTGTGCTACATTAAAAGTAAGTCCAGCAGCTTCGATGTCAGACCTAAACTCAGAATCAGGTATATGACTATAAATAGTTTTAGAAAGATCAGTAGGAGGATTAGGTTGTACAGGGATAGCGTAGGCTTGGACTTCCCTTACCCCCCAACCATCGTCATAGTCTATAACACCATCTCTAAATAAAGCTTCTAATTCAGCTAAACCACTAGTTCCAGCAGAATGAGCAGGTAAAATATGCTGTTCATCAACAACTGTTCTAGTACCTTCTCCGTCATCACGGTTATAAGTTCCGTTGTAAGCTATCCCCGAACTGACAACTAAAGCTTCTTTAAAACCACTGGCAGTTATAGTATACGCTGGTTCAGTACCATCGGATACTATTTTTACATTATTACCAATATAAATCCCGGAAGCACCGACAAGACCACTAAATTTAATGTCATTACGATCCGCGGCTGCATATAATTCAGATATTACTTTATCACGTAACTGTAAAACACCGCTTATTCTCAAATCCTCTGTTGCATAACCAGGTGATCCTTCCCAATTAAAAACTCCTATTAACAGCTCTGTACTACTATCCCAATCTGCAGGTGTGATTCCGGTGACCGTGTAAGAAGCATCTATTGTTTTATAGAATGCATCTACACCGCTTGGGTATACAAAACCATCTAACCCGTTAGTAACACTACCTGCTACGTTTTCATCTTTATATTTCAATACTACATATTCACCATCTACCAAACCAGGTATCGTAGCAGTAGAAGTTTGTAACCATTGATAATCAGGAGTTAATACATAACCGGGCTGCACTTGACCGATAGTTGTAGTTAAGCAATAAAGTTCTAGACCATGATCACTAGCATCTATACCCCCATCCTTTAAACGGCATACAATGCCAGGTGTCTCCACAAATACTTTTAGGAGATTCTCTAAATTAGTCTCAGTATACTGCTGCACACCGCTTATAATTGAAGGTAAACTATCTAATGTACCCTGTGTAACTATTCTTTTTTTCATTATAACGTCCTATAATGTAATTGTGTTATTGTGGCGATACGTCTTTTATTAATCCGCTTATAAGTATTATTTATTTTCATGCTGTGCGAATTATGCCAGCCATTTCATTGGTATCAGTGTAAAAGTTTTCTAAACTATCTAAAGTATAGGATGATACTAATTCGGCACCGTTTACTAATCTTGTTCCCACAGTGTTATATTTTGTATACTTTATTTTAAAAGTGGTAAGATCAATATATTGTACGCCTAATTGATACATATAAGCAATTAGATCGGTGACCTCAAATGACGTATCTAAAGCATTTACCCAATCTTTAAGTTTTGTCTTTAAGACTTCTAAGTCTGGTCCACCGGTATACAAAACTGTATCAAAATTGATAAGTATCATGGGCATTGTTTTTATAAGATTACTCTGACCAAGTCCCCTGAATTCTGAAGTTTGAACTAAAGCTTGCATGCCTGATCCGGTTAATAAGTACCTATAATCTATATCAATGGTACCGGCAATATAATCACTATACAGTTGAATATAAGCATCCGTGCTTGTAGACCCGTAAAAAGATTTAGTGTTCGGCATTACTTTAAATTCTAAATCATCGCCGGTTGCGTTTAGTCTTACAGCATCTACCTGAGCTACCGGCAGTGTAAAATTATCAGCTGTAAGTGATACTTGATCATCAGATACACTAACATCTTCTACAGTATCAAATGTTATATCATCTGGCGAATTTACATAAATATCTACAAAATTACCAGTGTGTATGCCGGATAAAAGAATATTATCAATATAGGCATAATTTAAGGAAATGGTAGCATCATCGTATCCGCTGACTGTGGTTAGCAGTACATTTACATAATCAGATGTATCCCTATAAGAACTAATGCCGGAGGCCGTTGTTACCTCTATTATTCCTTCAGACATTAAAGAATCATAACGGGTTTCCAATAACTCATATGCACTATTATCTACATTATATATAAGAGCAGTTAACCCGCTACAGGTATTAATATTCCAAGTCCCTATAGCATTTATATAAACATTTGCTTGTTGAGTGTCAGAAATTTGGGAACTTGGGGTATAAAATTTTAATAAGACATTTGACCAGTTTGATAAAGTCGATGAAATTTGTATTGTGTCGTACCACCAACTATACCCGCGCGAAGTCAACACAGACACGCCAAAATCTGTCCCATTGGCCGCTGGTGTATACACACTATCCCAAGTTGGTCCTATCTCTACTATTTTTGTAGTTGCATCTGCGTCGTCTATATAAACAGCTACACTATTATATTCATTAATAGTCATTTTGAAATAGTAAGTGCTATTAGCGGTTATAGTACATTTACCAGCAGCTAAAAACTTATTTATACCTCCTGTTTGTACTACCTGCTCGCCCATCATAATAACATCTTCTTCTAAAGCATTGTTATCCACGATGTACACATTATAATCACTACCATCCCCTTTTCTCCAAGCAAACCCCAAACCATCCCAGGCAATGGGGGAATTGTGCTGTTTACGTACGGTTACATAAGAAAACTGTCCGTCAGTTGTAGCGTCGTTCGTTTTAAAAGTTCCAGTGATTTCTATACCATTATCCTGTGTTAAAATAGTATGTAATACCGGACTTTCATTATATGATTTTCTAGTTTTACTATCTAGCACTAAGTTGTTTAATGCAACAAAAGCATTATCAACCCTTTCAATTGGCACAGAAGGATTTTCGTGATGTTCTACTATTCTGCTCATTATATAATGTCTCCCGGTAATTCTACTCTTTCTAATTCCATTTCCAGGCCAGACAATACTGCATCAAGAATAGCTTCAGATAAATATACAGAGCTTACATCATACTCTTGAACTCCAAGTCTTACCATATTATCTTCCCATATAATTTCTTTAGTTGCGCTGCTTAAGCCTCTTTCTGTGGTAGAAGCGAACCACACAGGCGATAGACCTGACATATGTACACCGGATGGGTTAAAATTATCGTATAAAAGCTCTTGTAGCCCGGCCGTACAGTAATAACTATCTTCCGCGTAGACTCCTAAATACATATCATCTGTTACTTCTTGTAAAAAGACACTAGGTACAGGAAAATCATATACTCCACTTACAGTATACGGGTCGCTACCGGTCTTTCCCATCATTATCACTGACTTATTATAAGGAGCCCAATGCTGCCACTGTTTGCAACCGTTAAAGTCTATTTTATTATAATTTTCTAATTGTCCGCGGTCATAATTTAGATCTCGTATCATTAGAGTATCACCGGCTCCTACAATTCCTACATTCTGCACATTAGGGTAATTATTTATTAGAACTTTATTTATCCCGCCGGTAGAAGTAGCTGCTTGTACATTTTGTGATACCAATAGTCTATCATATAATTCTGCATTTGTTTCTTTATCAACCCCTCCAGTTATGGCTACAATATTAGTTACAGCTTGATAACTAGTTGTCCTGTCTACCCATTCAGTTATTTCTCCAGCATCTACCCTATAAACATCCCCCATCTCTTCTGCTTCTACTGGTATATCATTGGAACTATAATAAGGATATCTTTCCAACCCCATAGCATCTGCGGTTACATATCGAGTTTTTGTAGCTTTATATATTAAACCACTTTTTGATTTAAACCTGCTTCCAACTGGTATAGTTATATTCTTTTTACTAGAAAAGTATATTCTAACATTACCGGTTGCTTTAGTACCGGATTCCCTTTCAATAAAGAAATTTGAAGCTATAATATCCAGGTCATCCTCTGATAACCCAGAAGAATTTATCATTGCTTTTTGTATGTTAGCTTCATGTACTGCTTCATAGGGTTCTAGCATAGAAGCAATTGGGAAAACCACAAGATCGTTTATAGCAGATCCATCTCGTAAATCTAAGCTAGGGTCTAATTGTCTAAGCTTTAGTTTTAATTTCTCTGTAAGCTGCGTTAATGTTGATAAATAAGACATCCAATCCTCAAATTGTTATGCTATACCTTAAATCATTCTTTGATGTTATAGCTAAAAAAATATGCCACGTTTGTGCTTCTTTTGAATAATTTATTTTTATTATTTCAATATTTTTTAGTTGTTGGCTAGTAGGCAATGATGGTATTTTAGCCTGTTCTGCTTTAATACTCTCAACAGCCTGTTTTACTGCTACCGCAATATCTGTTTTACTATCCTCTATACCGTCTAAGGTAAATCCTTTATTTATAAAAGAATTTAAATAAGTGCCTATTGATGGATTATAGCCATTAGTGCCCTTAGTATTCAAAAGAACCTTCACTATATATTGTAAAAAGGTTTCCTCATTAGTCAATGCTGATACGTTATTTTCATCCAACTTAAATTCGGCTCTATTTGTGGATGCATTTATATTTACTACCTTTATATCTCTATATCTTTGTCTCATACTAATCTCCTATGATCCTCTTCGCCATATTTAGGGGGGTCATCAGGATCGTGCATAGGGCCTTCGTTTGGTGATATATCCTTTAGAGGAGATTCTAAAATCATTTCATAAAATTGTTGAAAGAATTTATTATCCCTCAAAGTACGTTCATTAGCTTCTTGTTGTACTTGTTCTTCTGTTTCTAGAGCGCTTGGTAAAGTACCAGTGTCTGCGCTAGCTTTTGTACTTCCATTATCTTGAAAACAGTTTATCACATTACTAGCAGTGCTAGCCACCAACATGTTCAACCCGCTGGTAATTGATGCAGCATCACTAGCCAGCGATAGAGAAGCATTCATAGTGGATGTTACAGCAGAGGCCATCATTCCTGTTTTTATAATACTTGAAGATGCAGAAAAGTCTATGCTATCAAGATATTCTGTAACATGCAGAATGAAATTCTCTGCATCACTGATGATGTCTTCTGGTATACTTTCTAAAAATGTATTTGTTTTTGTAAGTAGACGTCCATCTTCTATAATAGCATTGTTTAATTGTACTAAAATATTGCCAGTTAGATCTTTTAATCTTTGTCTATTACTACTGTTTGTAAACCCAGTAATTAATCTCAGAGCTTCTGTGCAAAATAGACCTATAGATCCAGCCACACCTTCTAATGATTCTTGATAAATATAGTCATCGTTCTCATCTACTCTGCTTAACCAAGCTATTAAATCATTAAAAGCTTCGGTTTGTAAAGCTTCTTCCCGTTCTTGGTCTATTAGTAAATTTACGGAGCTATCATTTCGTAGCTTTGTCTCTATATCTACCAGATCCCAGATCCACTCAGTTTTTTTCCACCCCAATCTAAAATCATTAACACTGCCTCCCGATAATTCTGCATCGGCTAGATAACCGCCTATATCACTGTGCGTTGCTCTTAATTTATTATATATATCTAGTAATCTGTTTAATGCTAGCTGGGAGGAGTTAGTTAAATTAGAATAGTCAGTATCAAAATTTAATAAAGCGGTAGTAACTGCTTTTATAGCTAAACTAGTTGGTATAACCCCCACCTTTAGGGATTCTATAATACCCTCGAAAGAAATAATGTTTATAGCGCCAATGCCTTCGTAATCTAAAGTATAGGCATCTATTTGCAAATTTGGTAAAGTTGTTGGTAAATTATCTGCAATTATTTGTAAATCTGCTAACAGCCTATCGGCCACCACCTTAAAAATAGTGCCTATTGTATCTCTATAATTCTCAATAACATCATTTATCTGGTCTTCTATTTCTTCTGAATTGGCACCATCTCTAAATATATTATCAAGTATAGCTCCTGCTTGCTCTGCTACCTCTGTATTGTAATGCAAGTAATTCAAAGCAACTACAACATTAGTGTGAGCAATGCTTATGTTGTTTTGTATGGCTATATAACCCGGCTCAGGTTGACCAAGTAAATTAGTAGCTGCGTTTAAATACTTTAAAGCTTGTGTTATGGCAGCGTATGCATCATCCAAATTATCTTCTAAGACATAAGCATAAAAGAGGCCTTCTAAAATATTAAATATATCTTCTAAGGCTGCGTATATATTACGAGTAGCAATTCTTCTTGCTTCTAAGTTATCTTTAAGTGTTTGTGCCAATCTTTTTTTAAGTGCTAAATCAAACCCGACAGTTATGGCTGGTCCTATAGTGGTAGCTGTATCTACTATTTCGTTTATTATATCTTGACCATCTGCTACTCTATCTCTAACTACATGAATCAAAGATTGGGTAACTCCCAGAATAACGTTTGCCAAAGGACCAATGGCTATATTATTAAGTAAGTTCATAATGCCAGCGTTGGTGTTCACTGAGCTAAAATTAGACGAATTTATATCACCGCCAAGGTGTTCTTTTTGTTTTTCTATTTCATCTCTTATAGAGTCAAAGCAACCCATTAAAATTTCCTATGAGCTTGTATTTGTTCGGCAATAATAGCTCTACGTTTTCTGATATATGATTCTGATTTGTTAAGCTTTTTGGCTATCTCTTTTACCTTAAGTGGCTGTCTACCACCAATACCAAAAGAGTATTCTATTATTTTTTTATCTTCCATAGACGCGCTGTGATACACGAAGCTAATATAATCTTTTAGCTTATCTGTCTCGTAAAGTTTACTATCAAAGAACGCGGAAGAGTCATCTTCTTCTCCTGACTCTTGTACAATGGTTAAATCCTTACGAAGCTCCATCTGCATACGCTCTGTTTCGGCCAAAGACCACCCTAGATCGGCCGATAACTCAGCTAGGCTAGGTTCTCTACCTAATTTATTTTCTAAGAGCCTGTAGGTGTTATTGTACTTTGTTATCAGAATACCGCGATGCTCTGGAATCTTGCCAACGTTCTGATATTCAATTACAAAGCGTTGCATATGTCTCATGTTATTTACAACATGTGTATTTAAACCAGCCTTACTGGGGTCGTAAGTATGAAAACTATCGTATGCTAATTTACGAGCCTGCGTTTCCAGGGCAACCCTAGGTAAGCCCGATGTGGAGTATTTAGATACTTGTTGTTGTATTAGTGGGTCCATACTGGTCAATAAACTTGGAAGTGCTTTATTATCCCCAGTTTTCCAAGCTTCCCACATTTTCATTTCTTCTTGCTTACGCTCTTGTAATGTTGGCATATTATGTACTTTGTTCGTTTAGTTTTATTTGTAACCCGTTATTATCATTTGATAATTTAAATATCTCTACTTCTACCTCTGCACGGAATGTCTCTAGTTCTGTTATTTTTACATCAATGTCTTCTATTTCCGAATTTTTGACTAATACATCGTTGCCATAAGTAGGGGTGTTCATATCTAATCCCCTTATTTCCGCTAGCAGTTCATCTCTGTCTTCTTTTAATGTAATTAACTGATTAGCTATAATATTAATAAAATTATCAATGGTAGTAGTATTAACTATAGTGTAGTCTGTTATACGAGAAATTTCGTCCAACCTGGTAAGTTCCATTATGCTTCCAAGCTGTAAAATCATCAGAACATCCTCACTAAGATATGGCTTATAATAATAAGAATAGGATTCCTTAGTAACATGGTCTGTAATTATCATAGACATATTAAAAATACGATGCGCTGGAGTAGCGCTACTTTTATTTAAAGTAAAAGACACTGGATACCCATACATTATATCATTACCAAAAACTAACAATGCTATTCTGCCACTTTCCGCAAGTTTACTTCCTCTAAGATGTGTATTCCAAAATTCCTTGAACCCACCAACCCACTCTTTACTCTGGTTTCGCATTTGTGTGAAATCGCTATTATCTTCATAGTCAAAACGCTGTTTTAAATTGGCAGGTTTTGCCTCTAATAAAACTCCGGTTATATTGTATACCTTTGTTTTTTCGTCGAAAAAGTACAAAGATGGTGCACCAAATGTTTCCAGTATCTGTACTTTCTCTTGTCGCACTTCCCTAAAAGCTGTTAATAAAAACTGATTTGTGCCAAAAATAGATGGAATAGCATCTTTTCCGGCGTTTGGGTTTGGCGTTGTTAATAGCATAGCGCTTTGTTGTTTAAAATCAATACCAATGTTTTTGGTTTCGTACTTATTTACTATATTAGATCGCCCTGTTACCCCACGGCTACCAGCAGAATCTAAATACGCAACCGCATTGGGAGCATTAAGTAGGATATCGCCGCCTGTCCCTGTATTATTTATAACGGTAGCATAATCAATTGCCATTATCCTAACTCCACATTATTAGATATCATTATTTCTTGCACGACTTCTTGTCGCTCTTTCACAAACAGTTTCCTGGTACCTTTGCCTTCGGGGTCATCTATTATTGCATCCCATAGCTCACTCTCTTCGAATTCTTTACCAGCTAAATCTTTTATAGAGTGCGTGTTGTTTTCATGGTCTAAGGAAACAGCGCTGTCAGCCCCTAAAAACTTCCACGTCTCTGATTCACTTGGTATATTTCTTGATGTATTTATATTTATAAATTGTCTACGCTCCCTGTCATTACTATTCTTTAGAATAGCTTTTAAATGTAAAATAGCGCTATAAGTTATATTGGAAACTCCAAGATAACTACTATTGGTTATGCCAGGAGTAGCAAATTCATATATACTTCCATCTTTGTCCGAATCGTCATAAGCCATTATTTCATTATATAGTTCAGTACCTATTTTAGCTGGCATATAGCTAGAGTCATAAAAATAGTCAAAGTGTGGTAATAAATCCCGCAGGGCTCTAGATTCGTATGTGGTGTCAAGTTCAGTTTGCTCGTCTATAATTCTAACTTTATCCAAAGTTAAATCTTGCGTGGCATTTCCATTAGCATCTATTGTGGATGTAATACCCGTGACCAGTCCCACCAATGATGATAGTTTTTCTTCACCTATTACAAGAGAAGGAAAGCCAACCAATCTATTAGGATTATAACTCGTGGATACAGCTGCGCGTCTTGCACTAAATTTTGCATTATAAAATCTAGCCTCTAGAACCTTTACCATGTATTCTTCTATTTCTTCTGTGGATAGTAAGCCACGCTCATGGTATTCTTCTTTACTTTTGCCTTTTTTATTTAATTTATCTAAAAATGGACTGTGAACGCCTTCCGCTTCTACAAAAAAGAAATCATCTTGGTTGCCTTCCGGGTCTGTAGGAAATACAGCGCCAACAAATGCCAGCTCTACAGAAGACGGGTACCCGGTTTTAACAGCGCGCATACCAGACAATAGCTCTCTATAACTAAGACCTGCTGCAGGGTAAGAAACAGTTTTTGATTCTTCCTGTGGAAAATGAGCTGCCCAAGCACCAATAGACTTATATTCGAAATATTCTTCTTCAAGCCATATATTAGGTTTTATTTCTTCATCAACCCAAATCTTTGGAACCATAAACATGAAGTCAGCTATTGCCGGGTCAGTTCCTCGTTTTAATATTTGTGGAGCCAATGTAGCAGACATTCTAGTTGGTTCATTTTCAAAATTTCTAGAAAAACTTAGAGTAGAAATATCGTCCGGATAAATTACATTGCATTTTATAGGCAGTGCATAACTGAGGTCAGGTTTTAGTATAATATTTTTAAATTTATTTCCATTTTCATATGAAATTGGCGCACCTATTTCCGCGATGCTATATAAGAAGTAGTCTAATATCCCTTGCAAAACAGTGCTAAAACTATTGACACCCGCTAAACTTCTAAGGTGTCCTCGGAATGGACTATTATTGAAAGTTATCAGTCTAGTAAAGATTTCATCGGCGTTACTATTTTTTATAGTATAGACTCGTTCCCATAATTTAGATCTCTTGTTTAAAATATTATAGTATGGGTTAGAAGATACGACAAAATCATTTAAATTTCTAAACAAGGCTTCTAATAAATTTGGAACTGTATAATTGTATGGTCCTAGTATTTCATTGCCGTCTGAATCATATTCTCTAGTTATTGCCAGGTCTAAAAGCTTGTTATAAACTAAGTCAAAAAATGAATTTTTCTGTGCCCGTTTAGTAAAATGCCAACCCTGAGCAACATAGTCCGGAACTGAGGATTCTCCTCCGTGCGGTTGTTCGTCTTTGTCTAAATTCTGTGCTTCGGCTTTTTGGAAAAATAGATCTTCGTTCTTACTGCTGGGAACTTCTGGCAAACCTCGTATTAGATAAAAATCCGTCATCTCGCGACGATTCTCTCCCCCAAAGCCCGCTACCCCCATTACAAAATCTCTCCAGTTTGTAGTAAACCCGACGAAGTTAGCGTTTACACTTCTACTACCTGTCGTTTTTTGAAAACCTACAGAAGTTAATTCCCCTGTATATATTAGCCTATAAGCACCGTTATGATAATAAAAAACGTGACACACTGTTTTAGGTAATAAATTTAAAAAACGATCGTTAGTTGAAAAGTTAATGGAACACGTAGGCGGAGCATTTTCTCTTTCTACTATTTGTACTCTGGTAAAAGGAACTTGTATTCCTTCTAAATAAACTTTTGCTTTTACTAATTTACTCATAATGTGGATAATGTGGCAATCTGGTATTTAAAACTTCATGTATTCTTTGTAGAGTGAATTGCTGCATAATATTTGAATCTAGTGTTTTTCTTGGGGTATCACCTTCGCTCAAATACTCCTTCATCTCTTCTTCTGTAGTAATTTTAGGATCTACATTATGTATGAAGGTAGAAGTACTATTCATCATGGCATATAATGCTTTGGTATCTGCCTCTACCCCTGCCGCCAATTCTCTCTGCTCTGAACTAGCTGCTGCAGAAAAGGCATGACTAGCCGCCGCTTCCTGGTCTTCAAGGCTATATCCGCTATTTCTGGTAGAAATTTGTGCCCGCACGCCTTCGCGTAGATAAGGATTAGCCATAACGCCGGCTTCTCTAACTAGGAATGTTCCTAATTGTGGGCCTAATCCAGCTTCATCTGCTAATTCTGAAGCCTTTGATATCGCTCCCGTAAGATCTAACATTTCATCCATTCCCCCACTTACGGCAGCTCCTAGAGCGCCTCGCACGCCGGTAGCTTGTAATATACCTCTAAGCCGCGCATTCACACCGCCTACATGTTCATCGTAAGAGCTAACCATCCCTCGCATAACGCCACTACTAAGGGATCCTTTTCTAAGGTTAGATAACGCTGAGCCGGCAGTCATTATAAGATTATTATTGCGAGCTCTTTCCCTGTCCTCCATTGTTCCTACTTGCATAGCTGTATATCTATTGCGTAGCTCGCCATAATCTTCATCCCAATCCTCTACACTAATGTTTTCGGTGTCTCTAAGTTCTTCAAAAATTCTATCCATTTCTACATCTTTTAATGTATATTTATCCCCATAAACGGATTCAATTGCTTTAAAGAATTTTCTTTGCGAAAACCAAGACCAATCTCCGGAGGTGCCGGCGAGTCCGCCGCCACCAAATAATCTTTTACCTTCAGCATTTACCCGGCCTACTATGCCCTCGTATTCTTCTTCATAATCTTCTATAGTATTCCCAATACCTTTTAAAGGTCTCCAATAGTCTGGAGTAAATTCTCTGCGTCCCGCTAAACCGCGCGCTGTATCACTTCCGTTGTCCCCTGCATAATATAGTTCGCTTGCTGCTTCTGCCACCGTCATATTATTTCCTCTTATTCTAGCCCACTTTTGGGAGGCAGCGGAAAATGTCATGCCAGATAGCCCAGCCCCGCTTATCTGTTTTAATAAATCTAAATCCATTTCACCAGTATATTCCTGCTGGACTCCGGCTGCTACCTCTTCAAATAAATCTATTTGAGATTCATAAGCTTCAGCGCTGTCAAAATGCTCATGCCTTAAAGCCCCGCGGGCAATAGCACGGCCCATCCATTTTGTGGCATTTCTGTTCATAGCATGAGTCTGTGCCACTTCTCGCTGACTGGCATTTAGGCGATAGCTGGATGTCCATGAAATATCTTTTCTATACCCATAATCACTAGAACCTCTAACACTACCAACAGTCGAAAGCATATCCGCAAGTTCTCCCGCGGCTGCCGCGTTATCCCAATCTTCAAGTTGGTCTAGAGCATAGTCCGGAAGTCGTATAGCCTCGTCCCTGCCAATAAGTCTGTTACTTATTCTTCCAGTTCCACCAACAAAAGAAGAAACATCAGCTAAAATACCCTCCCCAGCAGCTTCCCAATCTGAACGAATCGGATCAGCAATTTCTCCCCAAAGATCTGATAGGAAACCAACAACAGCTCCAGTAGCTCTTTCTGTATTAAGTGCTAATCTAGATGTTCTACTATGCGAAGTTGAAGGAGCATATCTAGCAGCTCTATCAGCAGATGCAGCATAATCATAAGAATCCATGCCCATTTTTAGAGCAGCCTCTGCAGCCGATTGATAAGTATATCCTGCATAATTTACGAACCAACCCCTAAGTGCAGCATTGGATATCGACTGATTTTGATCTAACATAAGATCCTCTCTGGCACGATCAACACTCATGCGACCTTCTAGTTGATCCATAACTAGTGGGTTCATAGCTCCTATTAATTCGCGCTGTAAGCCAGTAAAGGTTGCTCTGGACAGAGGATCTGTAAATGTCGGACTACCCGCTTCCATTATTCCCGCAAAACTCATATTAGCCATTTGGCTTGTATTTAAACCACCGGCAACCATAGCAGCCATAGCCATTTGGCCCATATCACTTTGCATGAAATTCATACCTTGGCGAACATTGCCTGCTGCCATAGCCTCAACCCCGCCGCCCATAGCTATTATTCTTTGGTCAGCAGAGCCTAAACTATTATATAAAGCCTGGCTATGAATCATAGAAGTTACACCAGCACCAAAAGCATTGGATGCCGATATTCCTGCGTTAGCCATTATGCCGCCAGCTGATAAACCTGCTTGAGCTAGTTGAGTAGATTCAAACCCCATAGCAGCACCTACCTCTAGCACGCCCCTGGAAAGCGCTCCGTCTGTTAAATCACTAGCGTTTATGCCCATAGAATATGATTCGCCCATAAACCCGAGAATCTCTTCCTTAGATGCACGTAATCTAGATTGTAATTGCTTGAGTGCTCCTATCTCATCTTTTACTTTTTGAACATATTGGTCAGCAGAAGTAACATCATTAAAGGCACCGACACTAGTCAGTTCTCCCATTAGCTCGCCAAGACCTTCAACCCCTCCGGTTAACCTGCTAGTTTCGTAAGAACTACGTGCCCAACCCCTTAAATTGCTGGCAGCAGCTGTAGATTCCCCCCAATCCAGGCCTCCTCCTGCTATGCCTTTTGTGCTTTGGAATATATAATTAATACTATTTAACTCATCCTGGTGAGCAGCTCCTATAGTATTGCCTATAAAAGATCCTATACCACGCCCTATGGTATCTCCTATACCGGCTCCTACTAAAGGAGCTACAAAGGCTCCTGGACCAGTAGCCGGTCCTAAAAATGATCCAACTCCTGCACCGGCTAAACCAAAGGCAGATCCAAACGCAGCTTCAAATGCAGTAGTTGCTCCAGCTGTGCTGGTATAGACGTCATTGTAACGTATGGAGTCTTTTGTTATACCGCCATAATACCCGGGCGCTTCCCGCGTCCTATCGCCAAAGGTTTCCGCGTAATACACATGATGCGGTATACGATCTTGCATATGGAAATTTAAGGGACTGGAAGCTTCTTGCCCCATAGCAGATTGAATATATTCATTATCGTAAAAATTAAATGGAGATTTAGGCATAGTACTTATTCTTGTTTAAACACAATTGGTTTATCTTTGAATTTATTGTCGAATTCTTTTATCTTGTCTGCAAAAGAAACTCTTTCTTTTTTTCGTGTGGGATCTATAGAATCCCAGTAATCGCTTAGTAATTGGTTAAAACTAGTTCGGGCTTCGTCATCTTCAGGGTTCATTAAAACGGATCTATATTTTAGTTCTGTTTCTAAAAAATGTTGCCTCTCTTTGGACGCATAAAACATCAATAGAGCAAGCTCGGTTGGGGTGCGCATAATCTTAGCTACATCCGCCCCATTAATCATCATTTCAGCGCGAAGCCGATTAATAGGGCTTAGGATAAATTTTTAAAATGCTTATCTTTAGCTGCATCATGGATAACCTTTTCAAAAGTATTCTGGTATGATATAATTATATCTAGCACAGAGCTTGGAAGTTTGGTTATAAATTCTAAAGCAGCCTCTGGGGTATCAAATTTCTCTTCGCCATAAGATTTTAAAGTATGGCTGAGTATTTTAATTTGGTATTTATGCACGGTAAAGGCGGGTGAACCCTTTATTGCCTGCATTTCATCTTCTACTGTAAGTTGATTACTGTTGTTTAGGTTAGATATCTTTACCGAAGTTTTATCAAAAAGTTCAAAACTGTACTCAGTGCTAAATTTAAAAACAAGATTTTCCAAATGCTCTTGGATTTGTGCGTCTGTTAGTTTTAGGTCAACTACTGGTTGTTCGGTTTTTTTGTCGGGCATAATTTCCTCTTTATTAAAGTTTTACTGTCCTTTAAAGTATACGATAGAGCAAATTTTCTGTCAATATGTGGTATAAGAATTATACAAGGCAATGTACCTTCGATTTTTAGCGGGAGTAAAATGGATATCAGTGTAATTATGATAGGTTCTAATTTTTACAATTACCTGGACCAAAGTTTAGAAAGTGTAGCTAACCAGGAAGGTTATCGTGACTTTGAGTATGAGGTAATTTTAATAAATGAGAACACGGTTGACAGGGGACAAACAGATAGTAAAATAGAAGACTGGAAGCGTAAGGTAGTAGCTTATAGACCTTTCGATTTTTTAGCTTTTAAACACCCGGGAGGAGTTAGCCCAACAGAGGTGAGAAACTTTGCTAGAAAAAAAGCAAGGGCTTCAATAGTGGCTTATTTAAGTCCAAGAGACACAATGGCTAAAGATAGATTACTAACTATTTTTAATTTATTTACAACTATATATACAACAGGATCACATCTCATATATTCAGCATATGAGGAAAAAGGAAGAATAATAGAGCCAGCTGGATTACACTTTGAGAGAATACCGTTTATGGCAATAGCACACAACAAAACAATTAGTAAAATAAAAACACATTATAGCCCAATAGTGGCAGGCTCGCATTATGTAGCAAAAGAAAGGAAATGATGTTCGTAATAGTACAAGAAACTACTAATATTAAGTATGATCGTAAAAACAAAGAAGAAAGAGCGGTAATATCCATATTAGAAAAAGAATTAACTATAACAAATCCACAATATATAAATAAACAAAAATTAAATCTTCCTAACTATGGAATACAAAAAAATTTAACATATATGTGGCATTTAGGCTCATCAGAAGTTTCCATACCAGTAGGGTATACTCAACGCCTGTTAGAGCTTACAAAAATGGCTAATATAAAACCAGTGTTTGCAGATGCTAGGGCGGAGGGCATAGATTTAGCAAAAGAAACATTAGGCAAGTACAAATTCACTGGCACCCTACGAAAGTACCAACATGATGCTATGATCAGCATCGGAGACAGAACTATGGGTGTTGTTCAAGCTATGACAGGTTCTGGGAAAACTCTTGTAATGGTAAATATGCTAACACAACGAAAAGTAGCTACTTTAGTTGTAGTAAACAGAATTGAGTTAGCGCAACAATTTATAGCACAAATTAAAAAATTTACAAATATACCAGATGAGCACATAGGACTTATGGCAGAAGGTAAATGCGAATTTAGGCCAATATCTATTGCCACTTTTCAAACACTGCATAGATTTGATAAAAAGACAATTAATGCCTGTAATAAATTTTTCGGCCAGGTAATTGTAGATGAAGTGCATATTGTATCTGCCACCACATACTTTGATGTAATGAATACATTAAAAACAAAGTATAAATTTGGATTTAGTGCTACGCTTAAACGAGACGATGGACTAAGCGATTTAATAAATTGGGCAACAGGACCAAAGATACATGAAGTTCCACTAGATGAATTAGATGACGTTCTACTCTACCCCACTTATAAATCAATAAATACGGATTACTATTATCCGTTGACTACAACAACTGATTATCAAGATATGATAACTGATCTATCAGAGGACGAAGAAAGAAATGACTTAATCATAGAAGAACTAAATTTTTATCCAAAAGAGCAAACTGTTTTACTATGTTCAAGAATAGTACAATGCCTGCTGCTGCACGAAAAGATACCAGGATCGGATGTTTTAATAGCCCCAATACCAAAGGCCACAAAAGAAAGATTAGCAAAATCGTTGGGAGATGTTCGTGTAGATGTATTAAAATCAAAGGCTTCGAAAATACATCGAAAAAAAGTGATAGATCGCTTGCGTAAAGGGGATCTTCGCATTATAATATCTACATACGGATTATTCTCAACGGGACTGGATGTACCCACGTTAGAGGTTGGATTATTGTGCGCGCCTATTAAATCTACCATTAAAATAAGGCAATCTGCAGGCCGTTTAATGCGTAAGGCCGCTACAGTGGATAAACACCCCATTATTATAGATTTTGTAGATCGAAGAATAGATCTATTAAGGGGACAAGCTGTCCGTAGATCAAAAATACTCAAAAATTTGAAAGGCACTGATTGATGAAAGCAGTCAAAGTTCTTCCACACGGCTTACTAACGACAGATATACAAGAAGTCAGCGAAGAAAAGGCAAAAGAAATCATAGCACTACTGGAAGAACATTGGGAAAAAGAGGAACTAAAAGATAAAGGATACGGATTAGCAGCTCCTCAGGTGGGCTTACCCTTTAAGGTAGCCATCATAAGACTTCCAGGTGGTATTAACTATCCTTTAGTAAATCCTGTAATACTTAGGAAAGCAAACCAATACGTCGTTGAAAACGAAGGATGTTTGTCCTTAGACAGAAGATATAACACAAAAAGATACAAAAGAATCAAAATAGTTGATGACATCAGAGGCCAAAGGAATGCCAAAGAACTTGAAGCCCTTGTCTTACAGCATGAGGTTGATCATCTAAATGGCTTAACTATCAAAGATAGGAGAGCAAATAGATGGGGGTAGGAAACGATTATTCCGATTTTGGAGATTTCTTAGATGATATAAAGCATACTGGCAAAGATAAAAAAGATGAATTTGTATCTAAACCCACAACCGAAAACGGAGAAAGTCCACTTCCTAACCACCTTATAAAAAAGGTATGTGGCACTTGTAAATATTTTTACAGGGCCAATATCGGGACCACTCTTGGTGGTTTATGTGCTGTGTTTGTAGCTGACAGGGCACAGACAAAAAAAGAACGGGACCAAATAGACCCAAAAACATTACCTCCGACTATGCTATTTACGTGCTGTGATTTGCATACATTTGCAAGCAAAGCAAGGATACTTAGCTACACAAACAAAGCAAACATACCACCAAGCGCGAGGGAAAGTTAATATGGTTTCAAGCATTATAATTACTGCGCTGGTCCTGTTTCTTGCGGCTGGTTTAATACAAATTCGTAGATTAAATTACAAAGTGCGAATTCACCAAGAACGGCTTATGGATAAATCATTACAGCACGACCAGCTGCTTTCTCAAAAAAAATCCTCCGAAATAAGAACGGGGCAAATAGCCGAAACGCTTGCCCCCTTTTTAAAAGATTTTCCTTATAACCCTAAACAGGCGCATTTTCTGGGCAACCCAATAGATTATGTAGTTTTTGCAAAAGATGAGATAGTTTTTGTAGAAATTAAATCTGGAAAGTCAAAACTAACTAGCGGTCAACGAGCTATTAAACAGTTGATACAAGATAAAAACATTACATGGAAAGAAATTAGAATTGAATAAGGAGGACCATTGGGCATACCTCTAACAGCAGAAGAGTACAAAAGACTCTTTGTTCACACCGAATCTCGGTATGCTATACAAAAAGGTGATGGGCAGTACCAGGCTTTTAACCGTCCGATTAGCCTCCAGGATATAAAAGATCATTTAGAGGGTAAGGCCACTTTTGGGTTCTACCAACTTAAGGAAGACCCACCAGGAAAGTGGACGGTTAAATGGGCTGTAGTAGACATTGATATAAACAAGACCGAGTGGAACAAGCCAACTTTCAACATTGATGATTGGAAAGAGATCCTAGATAAACAAGTAGAAGAAGTACAGAATGTTTTAAATAAATTTAATTTGCCCCATTACGTAGAATGGTCAGGCTTTAAAGGTTATCATGTGTGGGTATTCTTTGAAAAACCAATGGACGCTAGAGTTGTAAAAAATTCTCTGGAAAACATGTTTGAAAAAGTAGATCCTGTACACGAAGGATTACACTTGGAGCTCTTCCCTAAACAAGATAGGGCAGATTCGGGTAATCTTGTAAAAGGTCCTTATGCGATTCATCAAAAAACACAACAAAAATCATATTTTACAGACCCTACATTTTGTTTTAAAAACATAAAGTTTGCAAATTATCGCCAAGTGCTCAATTCCGCAAACCCCTTAGAGGCGGTAGTAAAGAACTGTGCCGCTATACGAAATTTAAAAGAAAAGGTAGAAGCATCGAACCACCTTACAGACCAGGAACGTGTAGCATTGATGCTTACTTTTGCGGGCTTAGAGGGCGGCTCCGTTTTTCTGGAAAAAGAATTCCTAAGCAAATGTTCAGACTACGACCCCAAAAAAGTTAAATACCATGTGGATCGGGCACTTAAAAAACAATACAAGCCTATACTATGTACAACTTTACAGGACAGAAGATTCGAAAAGATTTGTCCACATCAATGTAGTATAATAGGAAAAAGCAAGTCACCGATAGCATTCTATTATAGAACACGCGGCGATGATGAACCAATTGGGGCCTCGGATAGTTCTCCTCTCATGGATTTATACTCAGCAGACAACTGTTATTACCTAAGGGGAAAAGACGGCAGCGGGGATATTCCATTATCAACTTTTGTTTATGATGTTCACGAAGATCTAGAAATAGATGATGGTATAAAAAAATATCGCATGTTTAAAGGTATTATACATAAAAGAGATGGTAGTTCCTTTCCGTTTGATATTGACCCTGTTCACTTTTCTACAGAGTCAAAATTCAAGGAGGCCTTATACACCGCTGGCGGTCTTGGTAACCTTACCTTTACAGCATTCAAGCCCTTGGCGATAGCCATAGAAACCTTTAGCAACCCAAGGAAACTAGAAATAAGTAAAAATTTCGGGTATAATACAGAATTAACCGCTTACTATACACCCTCATATGTTGTAAGCGTTGATGGAATAGAAAAAAATACAGAAATTAAAATAGACCTGACAGGGGAGGACAAAGCCGAGCAATTGGATTTTACTGTACTATCAGACGACGAGTTCGACGATATAAGTGATCATATAAGAGATACCCTACTAACGGTTCCGGAGGATCCATTCATAGCACATGCAACATTTGCACACGCTATGTTACCGGTGATTGGAGCCTTTGTAACGCAAGATGATAAAACTAGATTTATCTATTATTTGCAGGGCACCACAGGAAAAGGAAAGTCCTGGCTATTGAACAAAATGATGATGTTTTATGGGAATTTTAAAAATGTTCCATCATGGTTAAGTACTCCTTACTCATTGCAGAAAATGGGCCATAGATTTAAAGATGCTTTCTTTCATGTTGATGATTTTAAAAAGGCAAATTTTTCTAAAGGCGACTGGGCAAAAGCACTTGCTATATTACAAGGTTATGCCGACGATTCTGGGCGGTCACGTCTAAAGTCAGATAGTACATTCCAAGAAAGTTATTATATACGAGGATACCTGGCTGTAACCGCAGAGCATGATATAGAAGGCGAAGCTTCTAACCTGGCAAGAATGATAACTATTCGTTACAAATCTAAAAATGAAACCGACTTGGAAAAAGGTGAAATCTGTAACAGGCTGCAGCACAAATACAGTGGATTTACCCCGAGATATATTCAATGGGTGTTACGACAAGACCCTGCCATTTTCCAAAAAACAATGTCTAAGTACGCTGCAAATTTTAATAAAACCATATCAGGGCAACCTAACTCTGTTCGCATAGCTAGAAATTTTGCTATGCTAATGACTAGTTACTATTATGTAGCTACTTTCCTATGGAAAGATCCAGAAAAACTTATCGAAGATTTTCATAAGCAACTTGAAGTAGAATTATTAGCTAATTTACAAGGAGCAACAGAAGAGTTGGCTTCAAATATATTTTGGGAAACATTGCAAGAAATGTTAGCATCGGATAGACTCAAAATCCAAGCATCCCAATCCGTATCCGACGAAACAAAAAAGAATGTAACAAGTGTTGGTTTTCATCACGCTGGCGAAACTTACTTAGTGGTAAATTTAGCTTACTCTGAAGTAACCAGATACTTGCAGCTTGTTGGCAGGCCTTTCGGGCACAGTAAGAAAGCCATATATAACGAATTGTTTCAAGAGGGAAAAATTCTCGATAGAGACACAGAGCCAAAAAAGATGAATGGAAAAGTGGTAAGAGTCGTGAGGGTTAATTTTGATGAAGATTAAAGTGTCGTCTAAAATAGAGCTTAAAACTGGGGAAACCGCATACATAAATGCAATTGGCATATCGTACGACCCGGAAGAGCCGGAAGAAGAACTAGAAGAATATGTTGAATTAAATATGTATAACGGAGAGGAAAGGAAAGTAACTATAACAGAATTAGAAGGATTAATAAAATAGATGTTAGGAATTTGGCCGTTAGCTTCTTCGTCAGAGGCTAATACTACGCTAATATTTGATGACGACATGATGTTCTTAATAGACGCAGGAATGGGGGTTAGAGCTCTAACTAAGAAATTAGAGAACTACTTCAAAATGCGCCCTATTGATATTTCTAATGTTCTAATTACACACGAACATACAGATCATATCAAAAGTGTAGGAGCTATTTGGAATAAATTTCATCCACAAGTATGGGTAAATCAGGTATCTATGGAGAAAAAAGCTAATTACTTTAGCAAAATACCTAAACCCGTCAACATGGTATCCTCGGTACTAACTTGGGATGGCACCTACGTGGGAACATCTAACATGGCTGCGGGGAATGTTATTGGAATAACAAATTTCGAAATAGAGCCCTTTAGCACAAAACACGATAGCGTATCATCCGTTGGGTTTGTTATTACACATAAACCATCCGGATATAAAATCGGTTATATAACCGATACTGGAGCTATGACTAAATTAATGTACAAAAAATTAGAAGGGGTCGAAACCCTATTTATCGAGGCAGATTATGATGAAGAATCTTTAAACAACTATGACGATTATGACGAATTCCTAAAAGATCGTATCAAAAGCAATTTTGGGCATCTTAGCAATAAGCAAATGACGGAAGCTGTTAATAAAATAGGCATTGACGTTTTAGATAATTTAATCATAGGGCATCTAAGCCCCAGGACCAACACCCCTGAAAAAGTAAGAGAGGAGATAGAAAAAAATATAGGAAATGGATGGGAAATCAAGGCGATAATAGCTCCCATAGAAAACCCTATTATACTGTTGGAGTGAAAATGTTATTCTATAGAACTTACGGAAAAAAGGTATGGGCAATAGTAAATGGTAAGCTTACGCCTCCAGAACCACAAAAAAATTACCAATCTCGTAGAGGTGTTAAAAGCTATGTTGTGCCAGAATGCGGAATCCTAGTTGACTATAGCGAGAGTGTGAATGAAGGAAAACCAATAATTTTGGTGGAATTGGGATATTTAGAGAAAGACTTGGCTCTGTTGATTGAAATGCTATTAAAAATAAATAAAGAAGTAGAGATAAGGGAATGTAAAAACCTTAGAGTGCTTCGTGATTTAGATAGAGTTGTAGCATTCACTAACCTGGCTGTCAATAAGGATACATCACATGCCATCTAAAAGTTTTAAAGATCCTATAGTATTCGATATAGAAACTATACCAGATCAAAAAATGACAGATTTACATATAGAGAAATTAAACGAAAGGGTAGATATTTTTAAGAAAAACATGCGAGAAGGAGAAACCGAAGAAGGGTTATGGAATAGACTAGCGTCTACTGATCCTTGGTATGGGCAGATCGTATGTATAGGATGTTATAGGCCTAATAAAGAGGGCGGCCCAGAAGAGGTTGCGTTTATAAAAGGAACAGAAAAAGATATCCTGCAAAACTTTTGGAAATACATCAATGGAATGATCTTCAAGGATGTATTTATCTCATATAACGGGTTGCGTTTTGACGTACCTTTTATTATAATAAGATCACTGATACACTCTGTACCGCAGACCAGTTTCAGGTTTATAAATACCCGACGGTATCAAACTGATCCTCACTTTGATGTGCAAATGCTTTTAGCTGATTGGGAGTTCAGAAAAGCAACTTCTCTAGAAATAGCCGCAGTTTCATTAGGGCTAGAATCACCCAAAGAAGGTGAAGTACGCGCAAGCAACGTGTTTGACGCATGGAAAGACGGAAAGATACAAGAGATTGGAAAATACTGTATCAAAGATGTCATAACTACATATAAAATAGCCGAAAGGCTACTAGACTACAAAAATTAGGAACAAATTAATGAGTTTATTTTCTAAACCGCCACAAACAAATGTTAAGTTGAAAATGTTAATTTTTGGCGCTACGGGAACATTAAAAACAAGAACAGCTTTACAGTTTCCAAAGCCCGCTGTAATTGATATGGAAAAAGGCACTGTTCACTATACAAAAGAATTCGATTTTGAATCTATAGTGACCACAGACGTAGCCACAGTACATAAAGCCGTAGATGAAATTATTATAGATCCTGGGGAATTCAAAACTATTGTGTTAGATTCCAGCTCAGTATATTGGGATTTCTTACAAGAATCGCATTTAAAACGTTTGCGCGTAAAAAAAGGTTCATCTTCTTATGTGCTTGCACCGCACGATTACAAAGCAATCAAGGCTGATTCGAAGAGTCTTGCAACAAAGCTTATAGCAGTTGATCTTAATGTAATAGTAACAGCTAGGGACAAAACCGAGTATAGTTCGGATGGCGGTTCTGGTGACTTTATGAAAGTTGTTGGAACTAAACCAGATTGTCCAAAAGAATATCCATTCATCTTTGACATTGTATTAGAACTCTATAAAGAGGGAGCAGTTGGCAAAGAAGTTGTAATGGCAAGAGTTATTAAAGATCGCACAAATAAATTACCAGATGTTTTCGAGTACTCTTTCGAGAAGCTAGAAAACTATTTTGGAAAAGACGTAATTTACAGAGATGTTGATAAAGTCGCAGGACAAAAACGCCTGGAAGTAACTGGTAACAGATCAGTTGACACAACATTTAATGGGAAAGCCATTAAAACTGCCGGTGTAACCGGAGATAATTTAATTAAAATTAAAAACTTAAAGAAACTATTAGATGACGATGCAGCTTTTGCATCAAAATTAAACGAAGATTATTCTGTCTCTTCTGCCCTTGATCTTAAGGACGACGAAGCAGAATTATTCATCAATGACTTAAATACAGAATTAGTAACAAAAAGTGAAAGTGACGAGGAAAAATAATAATGGGATATAAATTTAGTGAAGCGAAGAAAAATCAAAATAAGTTTACTCCACTACCTGAATCGCGTTACAATGTCAAGGCCATCAAAGCAGAAAAAAGAATATCTGGGCCGGGGAATGACATGGCTAGCGTAACTTTCGTAGTGGGTGACCAGGGTGATTACAACGGAAGAAAACTATTCGATAATTTAGTTTTCACCGACAATGCCCTGTGGAAGATTCTTTCCTTATTTGAGGCTGCTGGTGCTTCAGATCTATTAACAGACGATAGAGAAATAGATGATATTATTCAAGACATTCCCGGATTAACCGCTAATGTCTTTGTAGAAGTAGACGAGGATAGAAACAAGCTGTCTTTATATAAAGCTATTCCAGAAAGCGAAAAAGCAACTTTAGCTTTCGATGGAGATCTAGAATTTCCAGTGGCAGAAGAAACTCCCGCTGAAACGGAGGAAGACGCTGATTTCAGATAATACCAAGAAGGGGGACACCGGTGGGTGTCTCCCTCTTTTTTTCAGTGAATATAAATATTTGAGACCCTTTGCTTATATGCAAGAAGGTATCATTTATGATCATGATTTTAAAATTTTTTTAAATTTAACTAATTTTAATAATATAGAGGGCAGAATACAATCATCTACACCAGTCGAAATAGATAACAAACAAGACACAGTAGTAGGAATTGGTAAAACGCCCCTTGCTGCACTATTAGCAGCTTTTAACTAGGATAGACATGAGTAAATTACCACTAGAGGTTTGGGCTGCCAATTATAAATATAATAATGAATCCTTTAGCAATACCTGGGACAGGGTAGCTTGGGATATGGCGTGGGTAGAACACCCACACCCAGAAGGCGCTAGGCCACTTAAAGACGTCTTTTTAAGCACATTATTCACCGGTAATAAACCTTTCATGCCAGGAGGTAGAATAATTGCAAACGCCGGGACTGATTACAAGAATACAACACTTATAAATTGTACTACAATGCACCCCGGCGACTTAGAAGGCATTGAAGATATTGATAGTATCGAAAACATTTTTAATCAAGTAAAAATGCAAGCACATATCCTAAAGAGCGAGTCAGGGTATGGTACTAACTTTTCTTACTTGAGGCCTCGTGGAACTATTATAGAGGGCGTCAGAGTATCCACCCCAGGACCCGTAGCTTTTATGGAAATATGGAATACTGTTTCAGATGTTATAACAAGAGGCGGCGGTGTCCCCATTCTCGATAAAGATAAAGATCGGAAAGATTTAAAGGATAAGATTCGCAAGGGTGCCATGATGGGCATTATTAGCGTTTGGCACCCAGATATAGAAGATTTTATACACGCTAAACAAAGCAAAGATTATCTTACGAAATTTAACACGTCGGTAGGAGTAACAGCCGGATTCATGGAAGCTGTAAAAGCCGATGCCAATTGGGATTTAGTTTTTCCTGACACCACTTGTAAAGAATACAAAAGTAAATGGAATGGCGATATTGATACTTGGAAAAATTTAGATTTACCAATTATCGTATACAAAACAGTAAAGGCTAGAGATATTTACGAAAATATAATGAACGCATCTTACACTCGTAATGAACCCGGCATAATATTTTTAGATCTAGTCAACAAAAACAACCCAGCAGCATATTGTGAAACAGTGCACCAAACTAACCCCTGCGGCGAAGTACCAATGCCTACAGGAGTGTGCGATTTAGGATCTATAAATCTACCATATTTTTGGAGTAACTCTAAAAAAGGCTTTGATTTCGAAGGATTAGAAAAAACCATACCACATATGGTGCGCTTTCTGGACAATGTATTAGATGCAACTAATTATCCACTTAAAGAATTAGAAATAGAGTCAAAAAAGTTTAGACGTATAGGCCTCGGTATAATGGGCTTAGGTTCTATTGGCTTTATGATGGGCGAACGCTATGGCTCTAAGAAGTTTTTAGAATTCGTAGATAAATTATACAAAACAATAACTTATGCTGTTTATAAAGCCTCTATAGAATTAGCAAAAGAAAAGGGAGCTTTCTCGCTATTCGATGCTGATAAACACTTAAATACTCCATATTGGAAAAATTTGCCACTTCCAGTAATATGGAAAACTGAACTAGAAGAAGGTATACGTAAGCATGGTTTACGCAATTCTCATCTTACAATGATTGCACCAACCGGCAATACTGGTGTACTAGCCAATATTACATCCGGAGGAGCAGAACCCGTATTCAGTAAAGAATACACGCGTTGGATCATAGTAAATGACGGCGAAAAGTCTAACTTAGAATACAATGGAATGAGGTTTCCTGATCCTAAAAAGGGTGAATGGTTTGAAACAAAAGAATTTACCTTTAAAGCCAGGGGGGACGAAGAAGTATTAGAAGGTACATTTGATGGAATGCGTTATGAGATAGATAAAAATCGTGGCATGGTTAAAGCCGAGCTAGTACAAGATTATGGCTGGCGCTGGGTGCTAGACGAAATAGAACCAAGAGTTCGAGAAAAATTAAATTCAGAAGGTGTCTATGCCGGAGCAGCTGAACTTAGCGTAGAAGAACACTTAGCACCCTTGATTGTTATCTATAGATACTTACATTTAGGTATATCCAAAACTATAAACATTCCTAGTGATTATAGTTATGAACAGTTTAAAGAGGTATACGAAACTGCCTACTCTAATAATATTAAGGGGTTAACTACCTATAGAGCAGGCACAATGACCGCTGTTTTGGAAACAACGGAAGAAGAACACGATGAGTTAGAAATACGACACAACGTTAAATTCCCTGAAAAGTTTCCTGCACGTGGTCACTTAATTAAGTCTGAAAATAAAAAGTGGTATGTCATACTAGCTTTTGAAAGTGATAGAAAGGTAAAACCGATAGCTGTGTTTACTTATACTAATTCGGTTGAAAAGACAGTAATTACAAACGAAACATTAGAATTATTGAAAGGATTCTCAAAAAAATACGAATTTCTTCAAAAGTATATAGATGACCTTGAAGGTAAAAGTTATCATCAAACTAATATAGAAAAGATCTGCAGAATGCTTGGGCTTTTGCTACGACACAATATACCTTTAACCGAGATAAGCGAAGCAATTGATGATGCAGGCTTGCCAGCAGGATCATTTATATTTTTATTAAACAAACTTTTAAAATCTTACATTCCCAACGGAACAAAAATTAAACAGACATGCGAGTCCTGCGGCGAGCAGATGTTACTACAAGAAGGATGCGCTGTTTGCCCACATTGTGGACTTTCGCTATGTTAAAGGAGTTTACAAATGGAATTAGAACAAGTTGTGATCGATGAGTTAAAAGAAAATTATCCGGACAATCTCAATAACATGCGAATGTTATCCGATTTCGAACCAACGCTTTTAGCCGCGTTAGTTAAGGATTTTATTGACGACAACGTCCCCACTCTTGCTGATTTCGATGAGGAAATTGATTGGAACGATATAGCAGAAAAACTACTAATATTTGACAATTCTCAAATAATAGGTTAACGAATATAAGTAGCCGGGGTATCCCCGGCTATCTTTTTTATGGGTAAATATATAGAATACGACGCTAGCGAAGAGGAAGACTTTAATATAGAAGAAGGTGATCCTATATTAGAATTTATGATTAAAGCTAAAGATGATTTAGAAGTCATAAAAGATGAATTCGACTTTTTTGAGTCTAAATTCATAATACCCACGGTAGAGTTGCTAGGTAATCCCTACTAAATATCTCCTCAATTATGGTATAAGATACATAGTTTAAAGTCTAAATACATTTATTGCTCGGTTGATTCCGGGCTTTTTTTATAACAGGGAGAACGCACGTGAAAACAACTAAGTTCGTATGCCCAGAATGCTGCGCTATTATGGATATGATCAATGTATGCGGGAGCAATATTTGTAGTACATGCGGAGCTATTATTCAAAGCGGTACCGAGGTTAACAGGGTTAAAATAAAAAATTTTACTGACCCTGTTCCAAACTACTCATTAAAACCGTCACGTAGAAAGAACAACAGGCAGGAGAAAAGATGATTGTTGCAGTTATGATAATAAGGCTAGTAATAGTAATTGCAGCCTTATTACTTCTTTACTGGGTGTTTAACCGTAAAACAACCACACGAAAAACCAAAGATAAAATAGTAAAGGATAAACGAAAGGATCTGATAGATAAAGAACAGCACCTTAAAGATGCTGAAGAAGAACTTGATCTGACAGAAAAAATTATCAACACCGACAAACAAACGGAAAAGGTAGAAAAACAAACGGAAAAATTGGAGGAAAAAAATGTCAAGCACAAGTAAACCTTTGTGGAAAAAGGTTTTAACTGGTCTTGTAGCTGTGGTACTATTGTTGGCCATTTGGGCCCTGGTAAAGGGTGCTAACAGCGTAGAATCTGGCACCTATCATGTTACTCAGCAGATGTACACTGGTAATATGAAAGTATATGACCAACCTGGATTTTATGTGAATTTCCTGGAAATACAGGATAAGTGGCCTAAAAACTACACTCATAACTTCATTCAGGAAGGACGGCAGAAACCTGTTGCCCGCTTCAACGATGCTACCACTGCCGATTTGTTAGGAAATCTTCGTATTATCCTGCCTACAAATAATCTGCAGCGGTTACAACTGCGAACAGAGCATAATTTTACCGGCATTGAAGATCTATCGCAAAACATGATCCACCCGCGTCTTATTAATGCTATCAAGAAAACAGGTCCGGTCTTTGAAGCTCGCGAAACCTGGCAAGGCGATGGTCGCCAACGGTTCTACGAATTATGTATCGATCAGTTGCTATACGGTGACTATCAATATGAAACCAACGAACGTGTTGTGGTGGATTCTACCATGTCTCCGCCTAAAACCCAGAAACGTACTGTAGCTCGTATTTTATACGCAGACGACGGCATAACCCCGCTGAGATCAACTACTGGTATTTTTGATACCTATGGTATAATGGCAGACATGTTCAACATTGAACAGTTTAAATATGACGCCCGCGTCGAGGCCCAACAGGATAGACAGAAACAGATTAATTCTGAAATCCAAACAGCCCGGGCGCAATCTGAGCTTGCCAAGTCTGAAGCTGAACGTGCCGAGTTCCAGGGCCGCAAAGCGGTTACGGAAGCTCGGTATGCTAAGCTACAAGAACTTGCACCGGTGATTGAACAGGCCCGTGTTGATTCACTCACTGCTACTATTGAAGCTGCACGTAAACGCTCGGTTGCTGAAATCCGTGTTGAAGAAGCTCGCAACTACAAGAAAGCACGCGACATGGAAGCAGCCGCCGATGCTAATTATCGTCGTTCTGTATTCTATGCTGATGGCGGATTCGAGCTTAAGATGAAAACGCTGGAAACAGTAGGCCTGGCAAATGCCGAGGCGGTTCGTTATCGTCCCGTACCTACCTACTTCTTTGCAGGAGGAACTGCTACTGACGACGGTTCCGGTGGCGTAGCTCCGTACGATGCTTCTATCCAGGGATTACTTGATCTCAAGATGGCAGAAGTAATGGGAGCTTTTGAAGTTGATACTCGTCCATCTTCCCGTGAAACCGGTATTAAACCTTAAATATTAGGTTTATTGCCGAGATGATATGATCGAAAGCCCGTCAATACGGCGGGCTTTTTTTTATTCTAGGAGCATAAAAATGAAATTATATAAAATAAGAAACCCAGAGGGTAAATTTTCTAACGGGGGAAGTTACCCACGCTTTACCAAGGGTGGCAAAACTTGGAGATTCGGACCATTAAAGAAGTCACCTTTCTATGTTAAGAAAATATTTAGGTCCTAATAATCGTAGAAGACGTATATATGAATCTTGTGAGATCGTTGAATATGAATTGAAGGAAACCCATGTATTCAATTTAAATGAGGAGCTCAGAGACAATATAGGAGAGTAAAATGCATTGGTTATTAGCACACTTTATTGGCGATTGGCTGTTTCAAGGCGATGGCACCGCTTTAGCAAAAAAAGAAAGTACCTTGATATGTTTGCGCCATGTGTGCATATATATGGTTTTATTCTTACTAGTTCCCGGAATGGTATGGTGGAAATTTTTGCTAATAGCAGTACAACACTACGCAATAGACAGAACACAATTCGTATCCTGGTGGTTACGAACTTTTAATAGAAAAAACTTCCTGAAGGAAGATCACCCAATGTTCCCACTAGGGTACATAGTAACAGATCAGTTATTACATATAGTATGGATAGCTTTGGTTATGGCTTTATAAGGAAAATTTAAATGAAATTAATAACAGCACCTGACTCTATAAAAGACAGGTATGAATTTAGTATACCGGTTGTATTTTTAGCCGGCGGAATAACAAACTGCCCGACATGGCAAGATGAAGTTGTAGAAAAATTAAAAGACGAAGATATGCTTTTGCTCAATCCAAGGAGAAAAAATTTTCCTATAGATGATCCATCAGCCGCTAGAGAACAGGTAGAATGGGAATTTCAGGCAATAAATAGCTGTGATATCTTCAGCATGTGGTTTGTTAACAGCGCGTCTGTTCAACCTATATGCATGTACGAACTAGGACGAAACCTAGCAATTGCGGGTCTATATAATTCTTGGGTACCAGATATTGTCACCATTGGCATAGAACCTGGCTACCTTAGGGAACAAGACGTTAGAATACAAGTTGATCTCGTCAATAAAAAAACTGCAGCGAATATAGCAACTACTTTAGACGAACACGTTGAAAATATAAAAAGGATAGCAGAGGGTTATTTATAAATGAGGTAATCATGCACATAGCTTTCGACATGCACGGGGTGTTAACAGAATATCCCAACATTTTCCAGCCAATAATGGCACTTTTAAAAGACAACGGGATAGATATATCTATCATGTCGGGACCGCCCAGACCCGACGTTGTTCGCAAGTTGGAAAAATATGGGTACAAGAGAGGAATACATTTTGATCATGTAATTTCCATCGTAGACTATTTGCACTATAAAAATGCCGTAATGAAACTAGATGAGAAAGGGACCTGGTGGACAGACGATGAAACCTGGTGGAAGTCTAAAGGGGAGCTATGCAAAGAATTCAAGGTAGGTATATTGATAGATAACTCCCCCGAATACGCTCCTTTTATAGATAGTCAAGAAACAATATTCCTGTTACTAAATGGAGGTAAAAATGGAAAATAAATCCATACAAGAAGCTGATGTAGGAGTGATTGTAGGTCGATTCCAAGTACATGAGTTGACCAGAGTCCACAAAGATTTAATACAGACAGTATTGGATCGCCATGATAAGGTCATCATATTTCTAGGCATAGGCCATCAGCCAACAACCTCCAGAAATCCACTAGATTACATGAGTAGGCAACAAATGATTGCCAGCAGCTTCCCAGAAGACTTTTCAAAAATGGCTATTTGTCCTATTTCTGATTGTCTCAGCGATGAAACCTGGTCTATATCGCTAGACGCGGGGATACATCATTTGCTAGGGCCAAGACAAACTGCTTTACTGTACGGCGGTACAGACTCTTTCATAGCGCACTATTCCGGCAAATACCCAACACAAGAACTGGTACCCCGGGAATATGTTAAAGAGTACCGAGGTACCGAGCTGAGGAATAGACTTGGTAATAGAGTAATCGATACTCCAGAATTTAGAGCCGGAGTAGTCTGGGCAACTCGTAATAAATTTCCTGCTGTAATTTCCACAGTTGACATAGCCATACTGAATCGGAATAAGGAAGAAGTGCTGCTTGGCAGAAAAGAGGGGGAAAAAGGTTGGCGTTTTATAGGCGGCCATGTAGATCCAGGAGAATCTTTCGAAGAAGCTGCCAGACGTGAAGCCAGGGAAGAAACTGCCTATGACATGGAATTCGGACCCCCTTCTTATATAGGTAGCTATTTCATAGATGATTGGCGATATAAAAACGAAGACGATAAAGTTACAACAGCTTTCTTTGCCGTAGATTATTTATATGGTGCTGCTAAATTTGCTGACGATATCGTTGAAGTAAAATGGATCCCCTTCAAACATCTTACAGATAACCATGTGGGATTGCAAATGGTTCCTGCACATACCGTGTTAAAAGCCGCTTTGGTAGATTATCTCAAACTGGAGGAAGAAAACAATGCTGAACAATCTTCTGATGCTGACTGACAGCTATAAAATGACTCACTGGCCCCAGTATCCGCCATGTACCGAGCAGGTGTATTCTTACTTCGAATCGCGCGGAGGAGAATTCCCTGCAACAATCTTTTTTGGTCTTCAATACATAATCAAAAGGTTTTTTGAAGGCATAGCATTTACCCCGAGTGATGTACTGGAAGCAGAGACTATCGCTGGCCACCATTTCGGCAACAAAGAGTTGTTTAATCTGGCGGGCTGGGGACATCTATATGAAAAGCATGGTGGTATTTTGCCTATCCGTATTAAAGCTGTTCCAGAGGGCACTAAGATCCCTATAAGGAATGTTTTGATGACAGTTGAAAATACCGACCCGGAATTCTATTGGTTAACAAATTATTTGGAGACGTTGCTAGTACAAACATGGTATCCAACCACAATAGCAACAAACTCTTACGAATGCAAGAAAATCATTCTTGAATTCCTGGAAGCCACGGGCACCCCAGAAACAATCGGCTTCAAATTACATGATTTCGGTTGTCGCGGGGTAACCTGCATGGAACAAGCCGGTATAGGCGGTATGGCACATTTGACCAGCTTCTTGGGGACAGACACCCTACCAGCGCTTCATTTTGCCAACGAGTATTATGACGGCAAGTACAAAGAAATCGGGTTCTCTATTCCTGCCTCAGAACATAGTACTATGACAGCTTGGCTCAAAGACGGCGAAGTAGAGGCCTTCCGCAACATGCTGGTAAAGTACCCAACCGGCCTGGTAGCCTGTGTTTCGGATCAATACGATATCTACAATGCCTGTCGTAATCTTTGGGGAACAGCATTGAAAGAAGAAGTTCTTTCACGCGAGGGCACTCTTGTGATACGTCCGGATAGCGGTGATCCTCCTACAGTGGTACTCAATGTACTACGTATTCTTTGGGAGCGTTTCGGGGGAACTACCAACGATAAGGGTTATCGTGTTTTGGATCCACACGTGCGTATTATCCAAGGCGATGGAATTGACCGCGAAATGATCAGGACAATCCTATCAGCTATGAAAGCTGAAAAATTCTCAGCTGATAATATAGCTTTTGGTTCCGGCGGCGGTTTACTGCAAAAGTTTGATCGCGATACCTGCCAGTTTGCTTTCAAATGCTGCGATGCTGTCGTTGATGGTGAACACCGCGATATCTACAAAGAGCCAAAGACAATGGCTTCTAAGAATTCCAAACGAGGTCGTCTGAAACTCATGCTAACCGGCGATAGTACATACACAACCGAACCTGAAGATTCTTTTCCAGCGGCACCGGATCTTTTACAGACAGTATTCGAGAACGGTAAAGTAGTTAATCCCACTACTTTCGAAGAAGTACGCGCTAGAATAAATAGTTAATCAATATGCGGGGTGGGCAACTGCCCCGCTTATTTAATTGGAGATCAAAATGGTTACAACAGCTGCAACTATAATAATAGATAAAAAAACCAACAGGATATTGCTATGCCATGTAACCGAACATGATTTCTGGTCTCTGCCGAAAGGTGTTCAAGAAGATGGCGAACTTCTAATAAGTACTGCGCTTAGAGAAGTGGAAGAAGAAACCGGACTGGTTTTTGATGACGACGGGGTAGCCGCGTCTGCTATAACCTACCACGATACTTACTCATATATAAAAAATAAAAATATGGCTGTATTTTCTATACAAGTACACGAAATAGATTTATCTAAACTTAAATGTGCCTCTACTTTTGTTTCAGATATAGATAGAAAAACAAAACCAGAGGTAGACGATTATCTCTTGGTTGATGGAACCATGTTATTATTTATGGTAAACGAAGCGCAGAAGAAAGTGCTTAAACCAATATTGGAGGAACTATGCTTAATAGAATCTTGACAATGGAGGACGAATTCGCCATTGACGAAATGATCCTTGAGGGATATATAAGAAAACAAGTACATCCTGACAACCCCGCTTTAGTTATTTATAACTATGCTCATAAGGCCATGTTCAATTGGCGCTGGAACGACGTTATCTGCCAGTGTAGAGGTCTTATCGTAGATACATCTACTAATGAGTTTAAAATAATTTCTCGTCCTATTCCTAAGTTCTTTAATTATAATGAATTGAAAGACCAGGGAATCGTACTACCAGACGATGACTATGTAATACAAGATAAGCTAGATGGTTATGCCGGCATTATGTATTTCATGGGCGATAAGCCTTATATTGCTACCAGAGGATCATTTGACTCCCGGCAAGCTATAAGAGCTAATGAAATATTAAATAAAAAATATAGCCACTTGCTGAATCAGCTTAACCCCAACTACACATATCAATTCGAAATTATCTACCCAGAAGATAGAGCCGAAGATAGGCTTGTACTTGATTACGGAGATGAAGAAGCTCTTTATCTTATAACGGTTATCAACACAGCTACCGGGGAAGAGCTAGATTACTATAACCCGGGATTTCCTATGCCGGTAGAATATACTCCAAGCCATACAGTTTATGAAAGTGATTTTGATCAGCTTGTAAAACGGGGCACAGAGGATATCTTCCAAAATAAGGAAGGTGTAGTTGTACACTATCGTCCAAGCAACCTTCGCGTTAAGGTTAAATTCGAAGAATACAAGGAGTTACAACGCATGCGTGTATCCCTAACTCCAAAGAAAGTATTCGAGTATCTTGTAAACGACGAAATAGATAAGCTCAAAGAAGGTGTTCTTGAGGAACACTGGGAGTGGGTGGATAAACTTGTCAAGGAATTCAAGGAGAGTTATGCTAAGTATTCTTGGGATGCTTTAAACTTCATTATTGATACAAGATTAAGAGATGAAGACGAACGTAAATACGTGGCCAAAACTTTCCAACGATATAAAGACCCAGGACTACTCTTTGCCATGTGGGATAAGAAAGAGAAAATGGTAATGAAGCTCGTCTGGAAAGCGGTTTGGTGGGATTTTGAACATAAGGAGAATAAATGAGAAAAGTACATTTCCTAAGAGGGTTGCCCGCTTCCGGGAAATCCACTTGGGCTAAAGAGATGGTTGCTGCTCATCCTGGGAGGTATAAGCGGATAAACAAGGATGATCTTCGTGCTATGCTTGATGTAAGTCATTGGTCCAGAGACAATGAGAAATTTGTCAAACAGGTCAGAAACGATTTAATGCTCAAAGCATTGTCTGATGGCAAAAGTGTTATCATTGATGATACTAACTTTCACCCATCACACCTGACTACTATACAAAGCTTAGTTAAGACCTTTAACCAGGTCCAAGGTACCAACATTATAGTTGAGGTAAAAGATTTTGATCTTCCACTTGATGAATGTATTAAGCGTGATCTTGGCCGACCCAATTCAGTAGGCGAAAAGGTTATTCGTGATATGCATGACCAGTATGTAAAGACACCTGAAGCTTCTTTTGCTGCTAAGCAGGATAACTCTTTGCCTGCAGCTATACTTGTTGATCTGGATGGAACACTTGCATTGTTTGCTGGTCAACGTGGACCTTTTGATTGGGATAAAGTTGGCGACGATAAAGTCAATGAACCTGTGGCCTCATTAGTAGCGCAGGCAGCCTTTTTCGAAGGTTATAAAATTAGCATAATAATCTTGTCAGGTCGGGACGGAGTAGCTAAAGATGCAAGCATAGAATGGCTTGATAAAAATGCAATAGTATATGATAAGGTTTTTATGAGAGCTGCGGGAGATACGCGAAAAGACTCGATTGTTAAACGTGAGCTTTACGAGAAGCATATTAAGGATAAATACTTTGTTGAATTCGTCCTTGATGATAGAGATCAAGTAGTTGATCTTTGGCGTAAAGATCTTGGGCTCCCTTGCTTTCAGGTGAATTATGGAAATTTTTAAAATTTTGTGGTATAAGAAATACGCAGATGGTGTTTAACTTTTCATGTTAAGCTCCTATTTAATTAGACTTGATTCCTGACCCTATACAGGTACAGGTGGAGTCAGCCAGATAAGGTCTTGGTAGACTGGTACGGGAAAGTCCGTTTATATATAGACAATGCCAGTAGAGATTGACCTAAAGGTAACGAAGTGTAGCTGGGAGACCGGAGCATGGATTTTTAGGTGACAGGTTGGCGAAAGAGGCATCCAAAAGAGCAGCCTCCATGCCCTGGACTTGCTGCAGGGCTATTTGACATTTCATACAATTTTTAGTATAATAACTCTATCATGGAAGATACAATGAAAAAACATCTCGTCTTTAGCGCTATAATTCCGTCTACCAAGGCGGTATTATACCAAGGGAGAAATACATCTTAAAAATTTTTCATGGTCGAGTTGACTATTAAAAGGCGGCCATAGGTCGCCTTTTTTATTGTTCCTTTTTTATATAAGCGAAAGTAGCTCAGTGAATAGTATCCGCAAGAGCTGCGGAAGGTCACGTGGTTCGACTCCCGTCTTTCGCATTGATAATCCGGACGCCTCTGAAAAGTACCCGTCATTATGGGCGGCGAAATTCATGCGTAACATTCCGACCTGAATGTGTACAGGTATCGTCTATGGGCGCCTTTATTTAAGGAATACATAGGAATGGAAGGCATTATGCCAAGCGCTCATATAGCTGAGCAATTTTTGCGCTGTGGCGAAGTTGGTAACGCACGGGACAAAGCTGGCCAGCTTACTAAGAGCCCGCAAATGGTGGTTCGAGTCCATCCAGCGCAATTTATGGGGACGAATTGGTTTCGACGTCGTTATTTGAGATCGAAGTGCAGCATAAGCCTAGTCATAGGCTTACCAAAATTTAAATGATAAATCTTACGCTTTGGCAGCCTGAGGGCTACCCGCTACTACAGACCTGTTAGTTGGTACTGATAGTGGCGTAAAAATAACTGACTAGCCATAGGGATTTAATGGCGATACAAATTTAAATCCACTCTGTGACAACCGAGGAGACCAACTCGGAGTAGACGATAATGAGCGTTGTTTAGTGAAGCGTTACTAGCGTCTTTAAATAAAGTGTAAAAAACTAACTAAGCTGTGAATGACTTTGGTTAAAGGTTTTGATGGACGCGGGTTCAATTCCCGCCGTCTCCACTAGTTTTAGATTATTTTACTGACTAGAAGTTGAGCCTTGAATAAGGGTTTCTAGTTGGGTAGGACGTAGCGTCCTGCCGAAGCAGTCAATGCTTCGCATTGTGAGCTCGCGCGCCCGGAGCCGGCATGTCCCCGCGGAACTGCAGCGGCACGCGGGCAGCCTCCGTGCCTGGACGGAAGCCAGGGAAATCTCACACTAGCTATTCAGGGCCCTCAACGGGCACGGACCGCACCAGACACTTCGTGTACCGGTGGGACGGATGCCCGAAGACCCAAGAAATAGCTAAAGTAAAACTACATATGCAGAGTGGAGCAGTTGGTTTAGCTCGAGAGGTTCATAACCTCTAGGTCACGGGTTCGAGTCCCGTCTCTGCTATTTTATTAATGTTTTATTGAGTAACATTAACAAGGTCTTTGATATATAACAACTCAAATCAGTGTAAGTCTTAACAAAGAAGGAGTATATTTACGTGGGTAAATTACATGAATTGCTAGCCGTGGAAGGTTCGTTGAGATCTTCTGCAACAAATGCTTTGGGTGAGGGCATCACAACGTTCACCAAACGTTCCGAACATTTCGACGGGGTTCTGAAAACTTATAGCCCTATGGATGAAGACGGGGAACAGATCCCCAAAGACGAAAAAGCGATTGTCACAACTGTTGACGATAAACTCGCTTTTGTAGCCAAGCAAGTATCCAAAAGCGTGGATGCTATCGTTTCCAAAGAGATGACTAATAGTTCTGGCTCGGCTAAGTCGGCTGTCAAAATCGGTAACGATGAAGTGGAGCTTTCTGCTACCTCGTTGCTGGCCCTGGAAACCCAGCTCATGGAAATTCGTGCCATGTACAAAGCGATTCCTACACTGGATCCCGCTCGAGTCTGGAAAAAAGACACCGGTGCCGGTTCTGGCTTCATGAAAACTGATCCTGAAGTACGTTTTCGTGTAGTTAAGAAACAAGTTCCGATTGAATTAGCTCCCGCAACTAAGGAGCATCCTGCACAGGTACAACTTGTTGTAAAGGAAGAACAAGTCGGTTCTTACGAAACGATTTACAATTCTGCCAGACTTACTCCTGGAGAAAAATCTGAACGTCTAGGACGTATTGACTCTCTTATCAGAGCCGTCAAGAAAGCACGAGTAAAGGCCAACCAAGTCATCGCTCAAGACGTTAAAATCGGTTCCAAGATTTTCAATTTCATCAATAAAGGATGATCGCATTATATAGAATATAAAAGCGATCGCCTTAATATACGGTAGCCTCAGCTTTAGAATCACAACCATACGACCGGACGTTAAAGAAGGTAGTGTATGGGTCAGCTTAATGATTAGTGTTTCGCCGTATAGTTTAACGGTCATGAAACTGTTTCATGCGAGTACATGATATTCGTAAAACCCCTTCGCGCATGGGTTCGATCCCCATATTCGCCTCCAAAGGCATTATAGCGCAACCTAAACTGCGTACACCCAGCTCATAACTGGGCAGCAATGGCAAACCTATAGTGCCACTGATGGCGAATTAGCTCAGTGGCAGAGCAGAAGTATTAGACTAAAACGAATAGGCATGGAAAGCGATAGTGGAAGACTACATCTTTAGCACGCATAGTGCAACAGACTTATAATCTGTACAATTTACATAATTGAATAAAGATAAAAAATGTTCTGGGCGGCGGCACAAGGATAGGTGCCCCGCCCTTATTTTAAAAATTACGAAAAAGGGTTTGTAGTAGTTTGCTCCAAACCAGAAACCCCGAAAGACACAGGTAGCAATGCCTCTCACGACACTGCTATGCTCGCTGTTAGGGAGCATATAGGCCATTCTAACTCAATTGGCAGAGTGCCTGACTGTTAATCAGGTGGTTCTAGGTTCAATTCCTAGGGATGGCGTTGTTTATTTTTTTAGTTTAAAGGAGATGTCATGTTTAGAAAATACGAAAAAACTTTTCGAATACCTACAAATAAATACAATGTTTCAGGTAAAAGAAAGCTAAGCAAGAAAGAAGTTAAACAACTTCTTAACGGTTACTTAACGGTAGAAGAAAAAATAGATGGTGCTAACGTTGGCATTATCGCTACCAAAGACGGTTTTCGTTTACAAAAACGCGGCTCACTTGTAGACGAGGGAGAACATCCACAATTTGGTCGATTGAAAGCGTGGGCTAATGAGCGGTGGGGAGCCCTGACGTATTACATGCCAAAGAATACAATTATCTATGGCGAATTTATGTGGGCTACTCATCATATATACTATGATAATCTTCCTGACTGGTTTATCTGTATAGATATTTTCCAAGAGGGCAAATTTGTAAACAGGGACGATAAACAACTAATCTGTTTTGAACTGGGAATTAAACTGGTGCCTTTGCTTTATGAGGGCTATGTTGATTCTATTACCGAGATAGAAGACCTGGTAGAAGGGCCATCTGCTTACAGCACAGATCACGAGCGCGAAGGGATAGTTGTCAAGAACTATCGTAAACAAATGAAGGGCAAAATAGTTCGCCCAGAGTTTGTAAAAGAGATAAATGAAGATGGGGTTCACTGGATGACCAAGTGGGACCCAAGAAAAATAAATAAGTTAGGAGTATAAATGCAAATATCAAGAGAGCTGTTAGAAGAGATGGAAAGATTTTTACTAATAGAGGAAGTATCAATCACCTATGATGATAGAAGACCAGAAAAATTTTGTAAGCATTGTTTTGCAACAGCATTTGATGCAGACGAGGTGAAACATAAAAATGATTGCATATACTTACAATTATTAACAAAGATACAAAATAACCTTATGATATAGGAACCTATGAGTTTAAAATTATTAAAAACATGTCTAGATGAATTAAATACAACTAATTCGATGACCGAAAAGAAGAAAATATTAGCTAAGTATCCAGATACAAAAACATACTTTGAGTACGCGCATAATCCAGACAAACAGTTTGGTATAACTTCAGCAAATTTGCTAAAGCTTAACATAAAAGACACCCCAGAAAATAGCTATGTTAGTCTAACAGCAATGTTGGATGATTTAGCAAGTGGCAGATTAAGTGGTCATGAAGCTCATCGCACTATAAATGATTATTGTGCAAGCTGCAACGGATATGGCGATATAGTCCACATGATATTAGATAAAAATCTAAAGGTTAGATTAGGTATTAAGCAAATTAACCAGGTATGGCCAAATACTATTAAAGAGTTTAAAGTAACTCTTGCTAAAGTATATGAGGAACATAAGAAAAAGGTAGATTACAAAAATGGGTGGTATGCTTCCCGCAAACTGGACGGAGTACGGTGTATAGCTAAAATAGACGCTGGAGGAAACACTTTGTTCTATTCTCGTACTGGTAAACCTTTTACAACTCTTGGTAAACTTGCTGAAGAGATAAAAGAGCTTGGGCTTAAAAACTGTGTTTTAGATGGAGAACTTTGCATGGTTGACGAAAATGGAGATGAAGATTTTTCTTCCATTGTAAAACTGGTTCGTAAAAAAGATTACACTATCCCTAATCCAGAATTCCTGGTATTCGATATGTTAAGTACAGAGGATTTTGATAACGCGGCATCTACAGATACTCTTGTTCAACGGCACGATAAGTTGGTAAAAGTATTAAATAATAAAAAAATAAAAATAGTTAATCACGAGCTTATCAAAGATGAAAATCATCTTAAAGAGCTTACGGATAAAGCCGAAGAGTCTGGCTGGGAAGGCATCATGATCAGAAAAAATGTTGCCTATAAAGGTAAGAGAACAGATGAACTTCTTAAACTAAAGAAATTTAAAGATGATGAATTTAAAGTCGTTAGTGTAGAAACAGGGCCATTCCGTATTATAAGCCAGCAATCTGGGCTCGAAGAAGAAATTCTTTGTATGACAAAGGCTATTATTATGTACAAAGAAAACGAAGTAGGGGTAGGGTCCGGTTGGTCTCATGACCAACGTGTACAATACTATTATCACCCAGAGCAGCTTATTGGAAAACAAATAACGGTTAAATATTTTGAAGAATGTAAAGATGCGAAAACAGGTAAACCCTCATTAAGATTCCCAACACTAAAACGCGTTCACGAAGAAGGCGAAAGGACGGATTAATGGAATATCGTTCGGTGCATTTAATTAAGCCAGGTGACTTGAATAGTCACGAAACACTATTCGGCGGTCGGTTATTAAGCTGGCTTGACGAGGAAGCGGCTGTGTGGGTAATGTCAAAAACAGGCATTAACTCTATTGTCACTAAGTACATATCTGAAGTAGACTTTGTGTCACCCGCAAGTAAGGGCGATCTTATCGAAATTGGATGTGATCTCGTCGAGGTGGGTAATAGCTCGATTACCATCGAATGTATGGTTCGTAACATGACCACTAAAAAAGAAATATGTAAAATAAATAAAATAGTATTCGTCGTGGTCGATCCTGTGACACACCAGCGTTCATATCATAATCTCACCTATGAAGAGCTTAAAGCAAAAATTGTGGAATAAGTAAAAATAGTCTTAACCGTTTAGGTTAGGGGTATTTTCCGGCTGTAGCCTAGTCAGGTTAGGGCGCCTGGTTTGGGACCAGGAAATTTCGGAGGTTCGATTCCTTCCAGCCGGATTCAAAGCTTGACAATCACTCATTAATGTGCTATATTAATGTATGATTAAAAAAGAAAAAACCTGCAAAAAATGTAAGCAGAAAAAACCCAGTGCATCCTTCTATTCTCAACAACAACGCGGTAAAAATGGACAAATATGGAAATATTTAGATTCTTATTGTAAAACATGTCGTTTAGAGTATGGGAGCAAAAGACGAAAACTTATAAAAACACAGGCAGTTGAATATCTTGGCGGTAAATGTCAAGACTGCGGCACCCGAGATAAAAATAAAGCAATATATGATTTTCATCATATAAAAGGAGATAAGGATTTTACTATAAGTAAAACTTCTAAAAGCCTAGAATCTATCAAAAAAGAATTAGATAAATGTATTCTTCTTTGTGCTAACTGCCACAGAAAACGTCATTATTAAATCAACCAGGATGTTGGCTTAGAAGCAGCCACATTTAAAGAGTGACGACACACATATGCATAGCAACTCTGTGATGTAGCGGTATGTTAAAAGCAGCCTCCTAGGAAAAAGACGTAGTGAGGTCCGCGGGTAAGGAGCGTCTTCCTACCGTCTTTGGCGTAAAAGCACACTGGTTGATGAATTGTAGCTGCGTGCTACAATTCGCAGGGATGTAGTTTAATTGGTAAAACACCGGAGGGTAGGACTCTGCTGACCATGGGCGGGCCCGTCTATAGTATGAGTACCGCTTTCTGGAGAATGTGGGTTCGAGTCCTTCTGTCCCTTTTATGGCAAACGTAACTTAAATTGGCAGAGTGAATAGAATAAGCTATGCGTTCGCAGAAAGCTTATAGGTGGCAAGTCTTAGCTGAAGGAAAGCGGTTAAGGAATTTAAGTCCCATATGCGGGTCCCTGCGGGTAACAGACCGCTTAAAAAGTGCGAGTTCGAATCTCGTCGTTTGCCCTTTTGCCCGTATAGTTCAATTGGTAGAACAGGGGAGTCTTATTAACGTACACAACCCATGCATCGCAGCCGGAGGTGTATACTCCCTAGGTTGCGAGTTCGAGTCTCGCTGCGGGCTCTTAATTAGTTTATAATATATAAGGAGTAATATGCCAACATATACATTTAAATGTAGTAAGTGCGAACACAAATTCGATGTATTCCAAGGAATGGACATGTCGCCTCCGGATAGATGTCCAGAGTGTAACGCTGGAAGGCCTGAACGGATTATGAAAGCTGGTGGAAGCCCTATTCTTAAAGGTTCTGGCTTCTACGCAACAGACTACAAAAATAAAGATAAACCACCTAAAGAATGTACTTCCGGTGGTTGAAAAATTGAGTAAATAATCAGTTGATTATTTTGTTAGCAGATGTATCTTAACTGGAAAAAGCATGCCATAGACAAATACCGTCTAAAAAAGAAAGAGGAATCAACGGGGGATTAATTTAAGTGGTCAAAATAGTTGGCTTGCACCCAGCAGACGGGGTTTCGACTACCTCATCCTCCACTATTCTAAATAAAAGGAGATAAAATGAGTAGAGTAAAAGAAGAAATGAAAGAGACACTTGAAGGTGTTGAGAATGTGTTAGGTAATAAAATATATAAAACCACAATCACTTTAGATGGTTATGTGTTATTACCTGATGAGTTAATACAAAAACTTGGGTGGAAAGAAGGTGACGAGCTTAGATTTGAATTCAGTGATGTGTGCGAAGACACCTTCGAACACGATGGAATAGTAGTATCTAACCTTACTAAACACAAGGAGAAGTTCGATGACGAAGATAAAGACAATAGCGATTGAAGACCTAATGCCGTTTATGGATGAAACTCCTATAACGGAACAAACATTTATTGATTTTGAGTTTGTACGGGTTGATATCCCAAGAGAAAAAAACGAACCGAAGCTCCATTACTATGAGTATGATTTTGGAAATGGTCACTATTTATTCTCAGAGGAGGATAGTTTTGATGGAGTACAACTTGGGGAAGGTAAAACCTGGAAAACGGTAGGAGAACTAAAACTACTATTTATGTTATTTTTAGAAGATAAATAAAAAATAACATATTAGCGTCCATAACTCAGCTAGGTAGAGTAGCGGACTTTTAATCCGTCGGTCGGAGGTTCGATTCCTCCTGGGCGCATTCGTTTAACAAAAAGGAATAAAATGAATTCAGCAGAAATACACATGCTTACTATAAAAGCAAATGTGGACAATAAGAAAATATCCGATAAAGATTTCAGAGATATAGTTAGGACTATAACCGATCTTTTTGAGGAAAAAACTGCAGAGTATAAGCCGGCAAAAAAGTCTTCTTTGGACTTTGGACCTTATGGGTACGGCGTAAGTCAAGACGATAGATAAACACGGGAAGGTAGCACAAGCGGTAAATGCACGGTCCTTATAAGGCTGAGACAATGAGTTCAATTCTCATCCTTCCTACTTTGTGGGCTATCCTAATGGTAAGGAACCTGGTTGCTAACCAGACTACGGTGTAAAAGCTCTGGAGGTTCGAGTCAAGAAGGTGCAGAGACTTGACAGCCACTATCTAAGGCAAACGCTAAGATAAAGAGAAAGTCCACGGAGTTGGGAAACCAACACAAACGTGAAGCCGTAGGTTCCAGGTTCGAGCCCTGGCGGGAGTATTTTATTATATGCAAAGTTGTCGGGGAGCATGCCCCCGAACCAGCAGTCGGTTCATAGCTGATGGGCGAGTGGTCGTGCAAGATCGACTTTGCATATATTTTTAGGCGCGTCGTCCAATTGGTCCGGACACCGGGTTTTGGTCCCGGCAATGAGGGTTCAAGTCCTTCCGCGTCTGTTTGGTAAAACAAAATAAGTGGAGATTATTATGGATGAAACAGCATACACTTTAAGACAGCATCTTGACAGCACACTTGAAGAATACGTAAGTTTCCAAAGGCAAAAATTTATAGAACGTGTAGAAAAGGGGACACACCTTCCTAAATTTCTTGTAAAACTACTTGCCGGACGTAGCATAAATAAAGCAGCAGATGAAATGATTCCTGAGTTTGAACTCACTTGGAAAATGAATCAAAAAGCACGTGATATGGGGATAATAATATGAAACTACTAATGTTCCGAGGCGAGATGTTAAATGAGCCAGAGGTCATTTGCACTATAGACGAAAATACTACCGATGAGCAGCTTGAAGAAATAATCAAGAAGCTCAAAGATGATGAAGTCGAAGATGGCAGAATTCGTGGCACATGGTGGACAGAAGAGATTGACGATATGCCTAAAGTAAGTAGGTTAAAAAGTGAATATAAGATACAGCCAGGACCAGGCGGACCAGGCGGTCCTATTGAAAGACCATAACAAGGAGAAGTAATAGCGTAACTGGATGACCGCACCGGCCTTGAAAGCCGTTCTCTTCGGGGATGAGGGTTCGAGTCCTTCCTTCTCCGCTCGCTGCAGAGTCCGGATGACACGCCCAATAGGCGAAGAGGAGTTCAACTCTCTTAAGGATAAATGCTAGTTCGAATCCACCCAGGAGTACTAAAGAAAGGAGGTTTTTATTATGTGTATGTGTATGTATACAATAGGTGATTTACACAGCAACTACTGCGGTGAGATGTCCTATTTAAATTCCACATATTTTCCCGAAGGTAAAGACCTCAACAAAAACGACATAGTTTGCGTGTTGGGGGATTTTGGTTTTATTTTCCAACAAACACAAAGCAAACACGAAGCATACTGGCTTAATTGGCTGCATGAAAAGCCATGGACAACCGTGTTCATAGACGGTAACCATGAGAATTTTCAACGGCTTGCTAAATTAAAAACCGTTATAATGTTCGGTGGCCCGGTTGGTAAAGTAAATGATTCTGTATTCCATCTTCGCAGGGGTGAAGTTTATACCTTTGGGGATAAAAAAGTATTTGTAATGGGCGGCGCTACTTCCATAGATAAGCTTGATAGAACACCAGGCATTTCATGGTGGAGAGAAGAAACCCCGTCTTACAAAGAAATTGATAATGGGTTCGCTAATTTAGAAAAGGTAAACTATAAAGTTGATTTTATATTTACCCATACTTTACCAACTTGGTATGCAATGCAGGTTCCAGGAATAGGCGGCAAATTAAATGACCCGGTATGCAAGATTCTTGACGAAATAGAACTTCGTACAGAATTTAAATTCTGGTACAGCGGCCATTTTCATAAAGACCTCGAATGGGAATCAGCCCAAGGTCAAAAAATATATACCCAATATAATGGTATAAGAAGAGTGTTCTAGGTTTAAATTTTAGCTGGGGTGGCGCAACTGGCAGACGCACCGTTAGGAGCGGGGCTTTCAGGCGCATTCGCACGCATTTGGAGGTTCAAATCCTCCCCCCGGCACCAGCCCAAGTAGTCAAGTGGCCGAAGACGCTGGGTTTTCAGCCCAGTATTCGCAGGTTCGAATCCTGTCTTGGGTACTGATAAGTAATAAGTTAAAGGTAAATTGGAAGGTTGAATAAGGCTAGCTAAAACCAGCTTTCCTTAAAAGCCAGACACTAATTACTTTCAATTCTAGATTCAAATAATAGTCAGGCGCATCGCCTGAATCTGTAAGGTGGAACAAGCGCATTGCGTTCCGCTATTTTTATTAATTATATTATTAAATATTTAATTACCTAAAACCCGTAGCACGAAACTAAATCTTTAGAAAAGTCCAATTGGATATAGTATTTACCAATTTTTAAACACATTTATTCTATAAAAAATGATTTTTATAAAATAATTGATATATAAAAATTTCAAATACCATACAATTAGACATTTCTCACAGATAGTTACTCACGAGCTACCTCTTTACCCAATTAAATATTAATTAATATAATTAATAAAATCCACTCGCTCTCACGCCATCCCAAGAGGATGACCAAAGTAGAATTGAATAAGTTATAAACATAGAGGATATATGAAGGACTATAAAGAATTCCTAGAGCACCCACTATTGGAAGCTTTTAAAGCGGCCGCTCCTGGAACAGTAAAGCACAGCGAACAAACCGCTGGTCTTGCTGAGGCAATCGCAGCTGAATTGCCCGGCACAGATAAAGAGTTGTTAAAGCTTGCTGCACTATTCCACGATGTAGGTAAGATGAAACATCCTTTGCATTTTACCGAAAATCAGGATGAACACAATATACATGATGATTTAAAACCAGCAATGTCATACCAATTAGTTAGCCGCCATGCAAGCGACACCGCAGAAATCTTGTTGCAAAATGATTTTCCTTCAGAAGTCATTAAAGTCGCAATGCAGCATCATGGTACTACTATTATTATGCCATTTTTTGAAAAATCAGACAAGAAAAATCCTGAAGCATTCCGTTACAAGACTACAAAACCAGAAACAACAGAAGCTTGTATCTTAATGATCTGTGACGGCATAGATGCTGCCGCTAGAAGTTTATTCCTAGCGGGAAAACTCAATAAACCTAAGGAAAGGGTTGATTTAATTGAATCCAAGATCAATCAACTCGCGGATGATGAACAGCTAGATGAACTCAAAGTAAAAGAGCTAAGGGTTATAAAGGCTGTTCTTAAAAAAGAACTCGACTCTCAGTATCATAATAGAGTCGATTACAACCCGGAAAAAGAAGAAGCAAATAAGGATAAGTAATGCATACTGACCTAGTTAAGGAAAAATTCGAAAAAATCGGCGCACGGGCAAAGGTTCGAGTTAACGATCTTTGGCGTCGTAATGTAACAGTAGATATCCGCCGAGATGGGCAAGGAGAATTTTTCGATATCATCCTCAACAACAAAGATATCGAGATGCATGTTCTTGATGCGCAGCCGGTTGATCGTCATCTGTTATTGATGATCCGTGACCCGGATAACCCTAAAGCACGTTTTCTGTGTGGGCACGATGAACGTAATTGGTTTACTGCCGCAATACCAGAAACCGCTGGAGCCTCCAACGTGCGTGAAGCCAAACAGGCCCTTAAACCGAAAGAGCTTGTAGAAATTGAAGCACAAGCAGGGGTTAAAGGAAAAGATCTGCACAAGCGTAGGCGTAAAATGAAAGATGGTCGGAAAATTATCCGACAAGGAGAATTCTGTTTCGTACCGAAGCCGTACTTCGATCCTGATAGTGGCTCTACTATTATCCACGAAAAAGAACCACTGGCGCAGGGCGGCAATCCTCATACCGCTGATTACCTCATGCGTTTTGGTGGAACCGTTACTTATACTGGGCGCAGCCATAAATATGGCGGACCTTCCTTCTCTAATCTATCTGAAGAGCAATACCAGAAGCTCATTAGAGAAAACAAAGATGCTCGTCGTATAGTTTTTGAAAGACGAGTACGGGATCCCAAAGTATACGTAAAAGGACGTATAACCCACGACGAACACGCGACTGTAGACCTTGGAAATATTTGGCATCTTGTCATAGTTAACACCGAAGGCAGGGCGGCCGCAGCACGGAACGTAATATTCCTAGACTAATAAATCACGAATGAAAACAGGCGTACGACTGGGCCTCGATGAAGTGAGCTAGGCCCAGCATGCTTTAGGGTGATCTGGCAGCGGAGAGGCTTTCATTCGTTTCAATGAAAAGGTTAATAATGTGGAAAATCAAAAATATAATAAAACAAAACCAGTACAATTATTGTTCTACTATCCCAACACACCCGAAAGCCACTAAGAAGGGTTATGTGTATTTGCATCGTGTTCTTATAGAAAATGAGTTGGGCAGGCAGCTCACAGAAGATGAAATAGTTCATCATATAGATAATAATGGGCACAATAACGTTTTAAACAATTTAGAACTGATGACAAGGAAAGCGCATACCAAATACCATAGCGCGGGTAGAGGTGTTTCCATGGTAAAGTTAAAATGCCCAAATTGCGGTACGGTTTTTATCAAGGCCAAAAGAAGATTAAAAAATAGCCTTGCTTGCTGTTCTAGAAGATGTGGTACAATTATATCTTATAAATTCAGAAAGAAGGGAGAACCTGTACCAAGAGAAAAACTTTTGGAATCAGCTATTATGCATGAGTTTAATTCCAAGCACCCATAGCTCAATTGGATAGAGCCACTGATTACGGATCAGAAGGTTGGGAGTTCGAATCTTCCTGGGTGTATTTACGCCGGTGTCCCATAGCGGTCGATTGGAGCTGCCTTGTAAGCAGCCGGGCAACCCGCAGGGGTTCGAATCCCTTCACCGGCTTTCATGCGGGCGTGGTATAGTAGGAGTACTCCTTTCTGCGTACGGGTCGTGTTCTGATCAGGCACGGATAAACGGGTAGACGATCTCTACTCCTGTGACCAAGGAACGCTGGTTCAAATCCAGTCGCCCGCAATATATTTCTAGAATTCAATAATTAGGGCGCAACGCCCTGACTGACTTATTACCTTCATCCAGTATGTTTTACTGAAGGGGTGGCCCATAGCGCCACCACGGTACTCTGGGTGGCCGATGCCACCACCTCGTCTACCGAACATCCGACACCGGAAAGGTGCAAGTAGAAATATAAAAATAAAAAAAAATAAAAATATTGTGGTATAAGTAAAGTAGTTTATACATGGCGTATAGATTTTTACTATAAAGCAAAAAAGGTAGTATTATATGATAAAACTGATGTCCGGGGGCGCTATCGGGGCTGATACATGTTGGGCAAAAGCAGGAAAAAGACACAATTGTTTCACATACGGTTTAACCTTTCCTGGCCATAAAGTGTTAAAACCAGCAGCCCCAAGATTAGTACTTAAGGGAGAGCTATTCTTAGCTGATAACGAATTAAAACGCGTATCTCACATACTAAACAGGTCTTTTCCTTGCAAAAGTAAATTTTCTACTAACCTGTTAAGGCGTAATTTTTACCAGATTGCGCCCGAACAACTAAAGAACTTTTTCGGTGTATCGCAGGCAGTTTACGCAGTGGGGTATATAGATAAAAAAGGCAACGTTGCCGGAGGTACCGCTTGGGCAATAGAATTTGCTAAAGACAAGATGAAATTAGCTAAGAACAAAACTAGCAATCTGTACTCATCCATAAGCAAAAGACACTGGATAAACGTATTCAGCCCAAAAATTGGTAGATTGGAAGACGATTTAATTTATCCAATACTTTTATTCGACCAAAACGCTGGCCAATGGAAACGCTGGTTTGACGGTCCAAGTTATAGACCTAATTGGAGAGTAGTAGATATAAATAAATTTAAATTAAATGAAAAATGCCCTTATTCCCTGATAACCGCAATAGGATCAAGAGAATTAACAAGCGAAGGTAAAAACGCCATAGAGGAGATATTTAAAGATGATTAGCCCAATGATATTGAAAGCAGTAAACATAGTGTGCGAAGCCTTTGAAGTGGAAACAGATAAATCAGATAAACCAATGGTAGCACATTCTCTGAGGGTATTTGTTAGGATGCAAAGATACCCAGAAGCTTTTTTAATAGTAGCGCTTCTTCACGACGTTGTGGAAGACACCGATTGGACTTTGGATGATCTAAAAAAAGAAGGGTTTTCTGAGACAGTTATAGAGGCGGTGGATGCTATTACACGTAGGGAGTATACTATGGGTAAAGAAGATTACCCGCAGTATCTAGAGAGAGTAAAAGCGAATCTTATAGCAAGAACTATAAAGCTTGCAGCTGATCTGCCGGACAACATGTCTCCGGAACGACACGAAAAGCTTTCTATAGATGAAAGTGTTAGGTTAATGAAAAAATATAAAAAAGCCATGGAGTTCTTGAAATATGAAGACGACTGATACGCATATATATTTTTCAGGCGGGCCACTAAGTAATTTCTATCCAGCAAACTTTACACTCGAGGGTGAAAAGTTTAATAGAAGTGAACAAGCCTATATGTGGCACAAAGCGTTAGCTTTTAATGCACCACAAAAGGCGAAGTATATTTTAGAAGAACAAGATCCACATAAACAAAAAGCTCTGGGGCGTAGCGTTTCCGACTACGTTGAAAAAACCTGGGCCGAACTACGAGAAGAAGTTATGTTCCAGGCCTGTTATGCTAAGTTCTCACAGAATCCAGAACTTAAAAAGCTTTTATTGGAGACAGGAGATAGAGTCTTAGTAGAGGCAAGAGAAGACCCAGTTTGGGGCATTGGTATCCCGTTGCACAGTAATCGTATACATAACGAAACACAATGGGAAGGTGAAAATCTTCTTGGTAAAACGTTAATGAAAGTAAGAGATAAGTTAAGAAACCAGGAACAGTAACTCAGTTGGTTAGAGTACCCGTCTGATACGCGGGCGGTCGGAAGTTCAAGTCTTCCCTGTTCCATTGGAAGGAAATTATGTTACGAAGAAAAATGACTGACAAAGAATTAGAAAGAGCCAAAGCTTTTCTTGACGCAATGGGAGTAGATTATTCTGGTGACATTATTTATCTCACGGATGGCGGTAATTCTTGTGTCGTAAACATGGAAACAGAATGGCAGGAGTTTATAAGCTTCTCGATCAACTCTGTAGCAGAAGGTGTCGCAGAAATGTTAGGTAAACCCACCAAACGAATTTCTGACAAGCGCTTGTAATGCGGGATCGTAGTGTAACTGGCTAACACGTCGCCCTGTCACGGCGGAGTCTGGGGTTCAAATCCCCCGGTCCCGGTTAATTAAAAGGAGAAAACATGAGTAGAATAACAATCATATGTATGGTAAGGCAGGCGGATGATGCCTTCAAAGAAAAGTTGGAAGCTTACACAAAAAGGCTTGAATCTCTTGGCCATACGGTTCATTTGCCGCATCGTGATACAAATCAAAATAATCCAGGGCTTCAAATATGTAAAGATAACTTTGATGCAATAGACGGATCACACCAGGTACATATTTTTTATAATTCTAAATCAACTGGTGTTCATTTTGACATGGGGATGGCTTTTGCTATATATAATCTTTTTAAAGATATAAAAATAAAAGTAATCGAAAACGAACCTTTTAACGAACAAAAATCATTTGCAAAATTATTGCATGAGTGGGAAGAAGAACAAAATGGAAATAAAAACTGACCGCAGACAAATATCAACGGAAGTATTAGCTAAGACAATACTTCTAGTAGACGAAGTTTTAAAAGCTCGCATGAAACAAAAAGGCGAACATGCTTTCGTTTCTATCCATGAAATTCTAGGCATAGTCGATGAAGAGCATGATGAACTTAAAGATGCTGTGCGTGAGAATAACCCTGGCAAAGTACAAGCAGAGTTAATAGACATAGCCGTAGGCGCGATCTGGGGCATAGCAAGTATAGAGGAGGATGTCCTTGACTGGTAATATGTTTTTTACAGCTGACCAGCATTTTGGCCATGCTAATATAATTAAATATACTAATCGTCCCTTCGACAGTGTTGAGGAGATGGATGAAATTCTTATCCAAAACTGGAACGAGGTGGTAAAACCAAACGATACGGTTTGGTTTCTTGGCGACTTTGCCTTTAAAGCCGACGCAGGTGTTTATTTAGATAGATTAAATGGTAATATAAACATAGTATGGGGAAATCATGATAAATCAGCTAAAGCAAATCATTCTAGGTTTGCAGCCCATACAAACCTAATAGATACTAGAATAGAAGATATTTATATAACTATGTGTCACTACGCTATGCGTGTATGGTATAAATCACATTTCAATGCCTGGCAATTATATGGGCACTCGCACGGAGGGTTACCCCCAAGAGGTAAACAACATGATGTAGGTGTAGACAACAATAATTTCTACCCGATCTCTTTTGACGACCTGAAGGTCATCATGAGTAAACGACCCAACAACGTTAATTACTTAGGTGATAAAAATGATAAAAATACTAGTTCTTGAAGATAATGTAGAACGTATAGGCGAGTTTGGTAAAAATTACGGGGGCAAAGACCGCTTTATAGTATACGTAACCACGGTTAAAGAATGCATAGAAGTCTTAGAGTCAAGCGAAAAGTTTGATATTATATTTTTAGACCATGATCTTGGTGGTAAGCACATGGTAGAATCCGGGCCAGATACTGGCTATGAAGTTGCTGAATGGCTAAGGGATCACCCAGAGAAGCTTCCTCAGATAGTTGTAGTCCATTCGTTAAATCCTGCCGGACGCGCAAATATTTATCACTGCTTAAAAGACTTGGTAAAGACATATGAATACCCGTTTGCATGGGAAAAAGATATTATAGGTTATAAATAAGGAACTATACGTTATGAAGCGCAGACCTTTTTCTGGACTAAAAGAACGGATAAGGGAATTAGAGTATAGACCAAAACACCGGTTTGAGCTACAGGATCTGATATGGGAAAAACGTTGGAATAAGCGTGTGCGCTGGAACACGCGTTGCTGGAAAAAGTTTCGTAAATACCAGTGCAAATATATAAAGACAGAGATAAAAGATAAATACAAACTGCCCGATTAGCACAGTTGGTTAGCGCACATGCTTTACGCGCATGGAGTCACTGGTTCGAGTCCAGTATCGGGTTTGTCCCATTAGCTCAGGTGGTTAAGAGCGCTGCACTGTGGCTGCAGTTACGAGGATTCGACTTCCTCATGGGACCTTAAACACCGAAAGGTAGCCAAGCGGTAAGGCGGGTGCCTGCAAAGCACCAGATCGTGGGTTCAATTCCCACCCTTTCGTTTTTTAGTTAAGGCTATTGACGATTAAGAAAAATGTACGATAATTAAATAGTAAATTAAATAAAATATAGATAGGAAAAATTAGTAATGTTAAATAATGAACAAATGATGGAGATGTTGAGTAACATGGGGATTGATATACGCATGTTACAAATACAAGTTGGCATCTTGCTGGATCTTTTGGCGGAAGGGTTTGGGTGGGAAGAGGATAAGAAAGAAGAAGTAGGCGAACGCATGAAAAAGGCGTTCGATGACTTTTTAGAGCAGGTAGAAAAAATAAGCAATGCTAAAACCATTACTTTGCCTGACGGTAGTCAAAAGCCCGTAATATTTGGTGATTAATAAGGGATGTTATGGAATTACAAAAAGTAATAAATGTCAAGAGGGACGCGGAAGAATTAGTAAAAAAGGCTGACATTTTAATAAACAAATGTAGAGCGCACAATGAAAGACAAACAGGCCAAGAGCCCTTGGCTTTTAAAGATTTCAGGCAGGCTGCAGAAAAAGTTAAAAATAATATAGGTCGTAATGTAAAACGGCCACAGCCTAAAAACCTGCACATGCCTGGGAGTTATTAATGGAAGTTATACTCCGCAGATGTGATGGAATAGAATTAGTAGAAGAAGCGGCACGTACTACGATGGGAACAGAAAATCTTCTCAGCGCGGAGGTTGGTGAAGTCGATTATGAATATATAGAAAAAATAATCAAGCACAAAAACCACACAAGTATCGGGGAACAGTTGGTTATTACATATCGTATTAACCAATTCCCCCGAAACGTACTACAGGAAATATCTAGACACCGAATAGGGGTTTCTCCTGCTATTCGTACAACCCGGCATCGTGTCGGGTTTTTTGCTTTTGAGGGTAAACCTTGGTTTGAATTGCATGAATTCGTACTCGAAAACATGTATGAATGTGTATATAAAAAAATGATCGCCAGAGCCTTTACCAATATAGTATTTAGAATAATAAATGATCACGGGTTAAATAAAAAACAAAAAACTGAGGAGATAAAGCATGCGTTACCGGAAAGCTGGCTCGCTTCGGGGTTATACACTTTCAACTTTACCAGTTTACAAGCTTACCTTGATCTTAGACTGGTGCCTACTATATTTACTCCCCACTATTTACTGGCTAGAGCAATGTACGAAGCTCTACCTATAGAGGTACAAAAACTGACGAGGCAATACGATGAAACACCGAATCAAGGTAACATATAAAAATAAAAACCAAGAGTACGACGAAAAAGACTTTTCGACATGGATGCCAACCTACGCTTACGAACAGTATGGGGGATTAAGAGAGGTACAAGATACCGCCCCAAGAACTATATGGATGGGTAAGGCGGAATTTAACTTGGAGTCGGTCGAAATAATTGACAAAAACGGGAAAGATGATTAAACTTAGTTTATGAAAGAGTTCAAAATACAATGGGGCGGCGGACTGGGAGATATGTTCAATAACATGTACAAGGGCGGCCAATATGCTGCCCTTGATTACATACCTCCCGACTTTTTAGTACATATAATATTATTTTGTCACAACCCCTCCGTAACCGAAATATTTGATCACCACCCCAAAAAGAACCAACTAAAAGTGGTGAATCACGGTTTTCAAAAAGTAGAAGATATACAAAAGATGTCGCAGGATGGTATTATACCAATGCATTTACCACCTTTGCCTGGGTTGCCTAATAAAGCTGTAAACTGGTACAAGCCTACTAATTACTATTACCCTAATAAATTAAGAGATTTAAAGTACATAGTGTTGAGCACAACAGGAAGCGACCCAGCCAAAAACATACCGGAACCACTTGTAGAAAAAATTGTCAGCAAACTAATAGAATTAAATTATTACGTAGTCCCAGTAGGTAAAAATTATGTATCTGTCGATAGTCATCAAAGTAATAGAACAGAGCATGAATTTCCAAAAAATAAAAAAATAATAAACTTAGTGGATAAACTTACGGTGCCAGAAACAGCACAGGTATTACAAACTGCCCAAGGCTGTGTATGTTGCCACAGCGCAATTAATATTTTAGCATGGTACCTAAAGATACCACAAATTTTACTATATAATAAAGCTTGGGATAAAAAGCACGGATTTAGCGATCCTGAATTTATTGATCAGTGGTCGTTTGGCAAAAATTATGATAACACTATTCACGGGTTGTTTGATGATTATACTGAAGATATGTTAGAAAAATTTATAGAGAAAATTAGATGATTGAAATAGTAATTGGTGTCATACTGATAGCGGCGTTGTGTGTGTTTGTATTACATATATACTCTCTTAAGCGCGCAGCAACTTCTGCAGAATTTGTGGCAAAGTATCTCAAGATGCATAAAAATGCTCCACCACATTTCAAAGACATAAATGAAAAAATGGTTACACCACAAGACATATATAAAATGGCACAGTATATAAAGGAAAAAAAGGAGCGAGAGTGACAATACATAGCAACTATGAAAAAGCCTGCGCAAAAACAACAGATATAAATCAACTACTCCCAATTATATTTAAATATTCGAAAGAATGTGACCATATTACAGAGATGGGGGTAAGAGATCTTAATTCAACTTGGGCGCTTTTAGCTGGATCTCCTAAAAAAATGAACACTGGTTTGTGAAGGAAGAATTCAAACATAATAATGGATTGACAATTTTGGAAAGAAAAGAATGAGTTTTGAACAAATACTGATAACCAGATTTAACATACCGCACAGACCTAACAATACGCACATATACGCTGGCGGCAAAAATTCCTGGATGGCGCATCGTGCACGCATTTTTGAAAAGTATTGCCTGCCCTCCGTATTGGGGCAAACAGTAAAAGACTTTAAATGGTTCATATTAATAGACGCCGAAACCCCTATTGGCTGGATGGATAAATTTCATGAGTACAAATCCTTATTTCCTGACATAATTTATGTTAATAGATATCATGGGGAAGATGATACTCCCTGGATAGAAAGAGTAACCAGTCATTTAGACGGTAAAGAATATCTCATAAGCTCACGTTTAGACAACGACGACGTAATCTGCAAAGATTACATGGAAACGGTAAGATCCTTCTATCCGGAAAGCCCGCTATTAGTGAGGTTTCCTAAAGGGTATACTCTTTGGGAAGGAAAAAACATGTTAGCAGACTATGATGACTATGCCTGGGGATCTTTTGTTAATATGATAGAAAAAGTAGATGGCTTGCCTAAAACTGCTGGATTTACAGAACACGGAAAGATAGACGAAGAATTTGGAGCACCTATTAAATACGTTGACCAAAAAGGTTGGATTCAAATTATCCACGGAAGAAATTTAGGTAATCGCATGATCACTAAACCCTCGGTGCCATTAGAAGACGAACGAGAAAGATTTTCACTATGAAAAAACCCTTATATGTAACCACTTATAATAGAGATGAAATAACATTAAGAAGCTTACAAAGCTTAGCAAAGTCTGCATTACCGGATGATGTAGAAGTAATAATTATAGATGATGGATCAGAAGAACTTCTATTAACCAAAGTAAGATCCTTGTGCAAGCGATACAGCTGGACACTGCTAGAAGAAAAACATATCGGTATCCCATTTTGTAAGGTTATGCGTATCAATATGATACTAAGAAAAGGTAAGATATTAGAAGAATGCCCGTACTTTTTAATATCAGATTCTGATATGTTGTACTCAAAAAACTGGGCACAAGCATTAGATAAAATATTTAATATGCATGGATACCCAGTAATAACAGGCTTTGATACTCGCACTAATCAGCACGATGTATTGGAAGAGTGCAACTATGTGGGAGTAAAGGCATCCATCGGCGGGGCTAATCTGTTAATAGGAACAGATTTTTATAAAAGCGTCGGGGGTTTGCGCAATGCTCGCGAATGGGATTGGTCACTTACAACAGACGTAAAAAAGTATGGTGATCCCTTAATCTGCACTTTACCCTCAATCGTAGACCATATAGGCGAAGAAGGAGTATGGGCAAGACAGAACTATCATGATCGTGCAAAAGATTTTATAGGAGAAAACTCAAACGCAATGGGGATATTCAATGCCGAATAGTTTAATAGTTGCCGGCCAGGGGGTTGGTAATATAATAATGGCAACTCCATTAGTACGAGCGCTAAAAGCCGCTGGACACGATACACACTTTTATTTCAAATGCAATTTTCCTGGATGGGATAACGTATTCAATCACCCAGATTATGTAAATAAAATAAATGGCGAACTAGAAGATAGCTATGACTACATCTTTAACACCTGGTGGGGAGAAAATGTATGGATAACAGATATAAAATTTGGTAACCTATACGACAGAAGAATGCATTCTCACGAGTTGTTATCAAATTTGTATCTAGCAAAAAATATAGGTATAGAGGAAGAAGAGCTTAATAAGCACAAACATCCTTTCATTGCCCCGATCTATGGGGCTGGACCTTGGTTTGAAAATCGTGGCGTAGTAGGTATACACGCTGGGTGCAACCCCGGCCCTTTGTGGGAAGGTAAAAAATGGAAAAATTACCAAGCACTAGCCACAAAACTAAAGTTACAAAACAAACTAACAGCTGGTTTTGGTTCAATATATGACCAACACGTACTAAACGTATACTATGATTTTTGGAATCTGCTAAAACCGGAAGAATTGGTATCTGCTATTGCACAGTGCGATCTATTCATAAGTAACGATACTGGACCTATGCACATCGCAGCAGCACAGGGTGTACCGCAAATTGCGTTGGTTGGGGGCGAGGGTTTCAACCGCTGGGAAAAAAATGATATAAGCATATATGCAGAGAATGCTACTATATTTGCAGCAGAAAATCTAAATGAAATATCACTTGATATGGTTATGAAAGAATTAAAATGAAAGTACTAGTTATAGGGGTATTTACAGAATTCTCCACCAGTGTCCCCATTGCAAACGGGTTTGATAACGCAGATTGTGAAACAATACGTTATAGTTATAGGGAGCGTGCAGGCAAAGTAGGAGCAGGTAAACGGGATGAAGAAATAATAGAATTAACTAAAAAAGAAAAACCGGACCTCGTTCTTTTTTGTAAATGTAACACAGTATCTGCACGGGTAGTAATAGAATGTAATAAGATCTCAAAAACATGTATATGGTATATGGATCCTATGCATAATTGGGATAGCGATCTTGAACTAAAGGTTCGTTATGCCACTTTTGCTTGTCATGGGTTAACCGTTCCTTACGAAAAATCATTAACAGTGAATAAGAATTCATTTTATCTAGATCAAGGATTTGATCCTCTCATAGATAAGCCATATGATTTAGCACAAGACATAGATGTGTCCTTTATAGGTGCTCTGTACGGAGACAGACAACAGTGGCATAAAGATATTGGATTTACAAACATAACAGGAACGTACGGCACAGAACATGCTAAAACTGTTAGTCGTAGTAAAATAAATCTTAACTTTATTGTTAAACACGAGGGCACATCAACAAGGATTTATAAGCTAATGGCCTCCAGTGGCTTCGTAATGACCAATGATTGGCCTTTACGAGAAACAGCTTTCGAGGATGGCAAAGATCTAGTTATTTTTAACAGCTCAAAAGATTTAAAAAACAAAATAGATTATTACCTTGAGCACGAAGATAAAAGAAAAGCCATAGCAGCACAAGGTTTAAAAACTGTACAAAAATTTAGTTGGAATCATTTTGCAAAGAAAGTATTGGGTATACATGCAGATATTGGCTATTAGTTCCGATGGTTATAATGAATTAATACCATCATTTTTAATATTACTAAAAAAATATTGGCCAGGTCATGGGCCTCTTAATATACTTGGCTACGGGGATACCCCAAAATTTTTAGATACAAATATCAATTATATTTCCGCCGATAAAAAGTCAACGCGGTACAATTATTCAACCTCTGTAAAAAAAGCACTAAGCCGCATAGACGATGATATTATATTGATGCTTTTAGTAAAACATTTTATAACAAAAGATGTTAAAAAAGACCTCTTAAACGAAGCTTTAGATTTAATAAATAAGCCTGATACTGGAAAAGTGTGGTTGGGTTTTAATATAGACAAAAAGGGCTTGGAAGGTGTCAACGATTTTTGGCTATGGAATAAAAGCTGTAATCACGGAACTTGTCTGATACCAGGATCTAACCAACCCTCTTTATGGAAAAAGGATTTTTATTTCGATATAATAAAGGACGGTTGGGATTATCTAGAACAAGAACAATCTGGAACACTAGCCGCCAGTAAGCAGAAAAAATGGAAAATATTTTTCCATAAAACTGAAGAAATTATACCTATGGCAGATGCCACTACTGCAGGAAAGGCCATAGATAAACACGTTCATAAAGCTGCAATAGAAGTTAGAAATTTATTCCCAGAAAAAGGCTGGATTCCAGGTAACAGGTTTATAGGAAAAAAATTATGAAAATATACGTAACTACCTCAGATAATCATATAGACGCGATAAAACCATTTTACTACCTATTCAATAGATTTTGGCCGGAAACCCCAATTCCCGAAGTAACCATATTAGGCTTTAGTTCGCCAAATTTCTACTTACCAGATAACTTTAAGTTTGTATCACTCGGCAAACAAACAGGTGTACAAAATTGGGGAAACGATCTATATAATTACCTTGATTCGATAGATGATGAACATTTTATTATGTTTATGGAAGACCTATGGGTATACCCCCCAACAAATAACCATATACTTAATGTCTTGAAAAGTAAGATACAAACTGATAACAAAATTGGTAGAATAGTGTTGGGAATAGATGCAGAAAATACTGATGGTCATACAATCGTTGAAGAGTATAAGGATTTTGATATAATAGAGCTTGGGCCGAGCTGTTTACATCGTATTTCTTTGCAGGGTTCTATATGGAATAGAGAATATATGATGAAATATATGAAAGGACGAAATCCTTGGAAATTCGAACATGAGGGCACCGAGACCTCAAGAAACGATGGATTCAAAATATTAGGAACAAAAAGAAATCATGCTATTAAATCCGGAAACGGGATAGGAGGTCGTAATGCAAACCCCCACTCTTATAGCTATAAGTATTGTGGGTTTCATTGGATTCCTACCAAAGCACATGGTTATCTGGATGAGTCCATAAAAAACGATATGAGAAAAGAAAATTTAATCCCCTAGAAAGAGGTTGTATGGAACTTATAAAACTGCATCTGTGCTGTGGAGAAGTTTATCTTAAAAATTACCATAATCTTGATTTAAATATACCGGGCTATTCGTTCCTAGCAGAAGAGCGCCCCGATATAAAAAATATTAACCAAACCACTGTAGAAAAATATTACCAATACCCATTGGGACAAAACCCAATAAAAAAATGCATAGCAGATAAATTTGTTGATGTAAGAAATCTTTCAGAACATTACCAAGAAAATAGCGCGGATTACGCTTTAATGCTATCGTCTTTCGAGCATTTTACTAAAAAAGAAGCTGAAAGCATTTTAAATCAACTTAAAATCATCCTAAAGCCGAAATGCAAATTTCATTTTAATTTTCCTGACCTTGAGAAATCATTGGCATTAATTGATACCGAAAGAACTATATCTTCCGCTGATTGGGCTATCAGGCTTATTTATGGCTCTTATAAAAATGAATATAATACACATAAGTGGGGGTATACCATCGAAACTATTAAACACTTTATAAAGCCGTATTTTAACAATATTATAGAAGAAGAAATAGTAAAAACTGATTATCCCGTAATTGGTGTGACAGTTTGGAACGATTAAATATGGATAAAAAAAGTAAAATTTATATAGCAGGTTGCTCCGGTATGGTGGGATCTTCTATAGTACGCGCCCTAAAACGGAACGGATATGAAAATTTAGTTACACCAAAAAGAACTGATTATGACCTTACCTGTTTAAAACAAGTAAGGAATTTATTTGAAACAGAACTGCCAGAATATGTTTTTCTAGCGGCCGCTAAAGTTGGAGGAATACTAGCTAATTCTACATTTCCTGTAGAATTTTTGGAACAAAACCTACTGATTCAAATTAATGTTATGCGGGCGGCCCACGATACAAATGTTAAAAAATTACTATTTTTAGGTAGTTCCTGTATTTATCCACGGCTAGCTAAACAACCTATACAAGAAGAAGCTTTAATGACAGGCCCGCTAGAAGAAACTAATCGTAGTTATGCTTTAGCTAAAATCGCTGGTATACAGGGGGTTCAGGCTTACCGCGAACAGTATAATAAAAACTTCATCGCCGCTATGCCGACCAACCTTTACGGTCCCGGCGACAACTTCGACCTTGAAAGTTCACACGTGCTGCCGGCGATGCTGCACAGGTTTTACCTGGCCGTGGAAGCCGGCCAGCAGCCGGTCACCCTCTGGGGCAGCGGTTCTCCCTACCGGGAATTCCTGCACGTGGACGATCTGGCAGATGCCTGTCTCTTCCTGATGGAAAACTACTCCGACAGCCTGCCGCTTAATGTCGGCACCGGCAGCGATATCACCATTCGTGAACTGGCTGAGCTGATCCAGCGCATCGCCGGTCACACGGGTGAAATTGTCTGGGACGACTCCAAACCGGACGGTACTCCCAGAAAACATTTAGACGTTAGTAGGTTAACATCGCTAGGTTGGAAAGCATCTATTTCATTGGAAGATGGGATAAAGATGGCTTGGGTAGCTTTTTTAAAAAGCAGGGGGGAGGGTATAATTAAATGAAAAAAGCATTTATAACTGGTATTGCTGGACAAGACGGGAGCTACCTTTCTGAATTTTTATTGGATAAGGGATATGAGGTTTATGGAACACTTAGGAGAAATTCCACGCCGGAACATCAGAAAACACGCATCTCGCATCTAAATGGTAAAATTAACACGGACTATTGCGACCTTTTAGACGAATCGGCATTAAATCGATTAATAAAGACCATACAACCAAGTGAAATATATAACCTTGCCGCACAAAGCCACGTAAGAATAAGTTTTGAAATACCACAATTTACGGTAAAAACAGACGCATTGGGTACTTTAAATATACTGGAAGCCTACCGCAACCATTCACCTAGAGCGAAATTTTACCAAGCATCATCATCAGAAATGTTTGGTAACAATATTAATCCAAACGGATTTCAAAATGAAAATACACCCATGAGCCCGACAAGCCCTTATGGCTGTGCCAAACTTTTTTCTTATAGTTTAGTAAAGCACTATAGAAATGCGTACAAACTATTTGCATGCAATGGTATACTATTTAATCACGAATCTCCGAGAAGGGGTTCAAACTTTGTTACAAATAAAATCGTGAAGGCAGCAGTTAGAATACGAAAAGGGTTACAAGATAAATTAGAATTGGGCAATTTAGACTCTTGCAGAGATTGGGGACATGCAAAAGATTATGTAAAAGCCATGAATTTAATAATGTTACATAGTATTCCAGATGACTTTGTAGTGGCCACCGGGCAAGCTTTCTCTATTAGAGATCTCTGTGAGTACGTATTTACAAAAGTAGGATTAAATTATGAGGACTATGTAATACAAGACCCCAAACACATTAGACCGGAAGAACTTAAATATTTAAAAGGCGATTCAACAAAATTTAATAAAACTTTTAATTGGGTGCCTGAATATACGTTCGAAACCTTATTAGATGAAATGATAGATTTTTGGAAAAATCATTATGAAACCACTAAATAAATTCGAAGCGGCTGACGGCACTTTAGTGCCCGTAAATTTATTAACTTTACCATTTATACCTAAAAGACTTTTCTATATTTACAACGTGCCACAGGGCCAGGAAAGAGGAAACCACGCGCATTATAACACCCAACAAGTGTTAATATGCGTCCAAGGTGTTATAGAAGTTATAGCCTTCGATGGCATAAATACTGTTTCCAAATTCCTAAAATCCGGGGATAGCTTCTTTTTAGATAAATTAATATGGGATTCCCAAATTTTTCATACCGGCAATGATGTACTCTTATCCATATGCTCGACTGAGTATGATATAAATGATTATATCCTAAATAAAGATGAATTCATAAGGATAAAAAATGCTAATAGATAATGAATTATTACAAGAGGCTGCTAAATTTTTAAAGATACCAGAAGATGATCTAGAAAAATGCTTTAAAAAAATAGACAACTATTATAAAGGTTATACTAAATGGCAGCATTTGACTGAAAAAGAATGGCTAGACACTGTATCCACTTCCGATTTAAAATCAATATATAATTTTTATAGCACCACTGAAAACTATATACCAGAATGTATAGAATATCATTCGGGCGAAAAGAAAAAACGTCTAGTCCAAAGTTGTGTGAACCTGCTGATAGAAAATAACTGTAAAACCGTATTAGATTTTGGGTGTGGTATAGGGCAAGACAGCATCAAACAAAACGAAGCGGGCCTAACTGCCTGTGCTTGTGATATACCAGGACTAACTTTTGATTTCGCAAAATGGCGGTTTACAAATAGAAATTTAGACATACATACTATTGATATAGAATTTGGGGAATCACCTAAACTAGAACAATATGACGCCATCACCTGCTTTGAGGTGCTGCAGCATGTTCCTAATTTAATATCTACAATTAATCTTTTATTTGATGCTTTAAACAACGATGGGATATTGCTACTAACCGCTAGATTCATCAATAACTATAAATTAGCCTTGGATACCAATGCTAAGTATCATGATAATCTATGCATCGTTTTACAAGAACTCGGGCTAACACTAGTCGACAAGATACCCCAATGGGGGTCAGGTGATACGATAAAATATTTAGAAATTTACAGAAAATGATAAAGCTATTTCATATAGAAAATCATATAATAGACACTAGCTCGTTTTCGCACATGCTTCACGATCCGAGAGTAGGGTTAGTTGAAACCCTGTTGGCACGATACGTGGGGGCTAAATATGCTTGCGCTGTAAACAGTGCTACGAGCGCTATTTTCTTAGCCTTGGTAAGAAATAAAGATTTAGTTATAAATGCCCCGTCCTTACTGCCGCCGGTAGTAGCCAACGCCATAATAACTTCCGGTAACAAAGTCAATTTTATAGATGATATAAATTGGGTAGGAGGATCCTACACACTTCACAATTTCGGAGACTATAAAATAATAGACTCTGCTCAAAAGCTAGAACACAATCAATTTGCCCAGGAAGCTAACGCACACGACCTAATGATCTTTAGCTTTTACCCGACTAAGCCGCTTGCCGGTATAGACGGAGGACTCGTGGTTAGCAATGATAAAGAAAAAATTAACTGGTTTAGAGAGGCTGTTTTCAACGGCATGGGTACTGGTCATAATTCGTGGAACAGGGATATAAAATTCCCCGGCTGGAAAATGTACATGAATAGTGTCCAGGCCGTTGTTATACTCAATAATTTTAGAACCTATGAATTAAAATTAAAAAAGTTAAAAGATATTAGAATACATTATAATTATAATTTCGGTTGTAATAATACTAGTAACCATTTATACAGAATTAATGTAGTAAATAATGAAACAATCAGCAAAAACCTGCACAGCAGAGATATCGCTACCGGTCTTCATTATAAATGCTTACACAAACACCCAGTTTACGCCCAGAACACCGTTCTGGAGAAATCAGAAATAGCAGAAAAACAAACACTAAGCATTCCGTTCAACGAGAAGCTAAGTGACGACGAGATAACTCATATTATAAATAATGTAAAACCTCACCTAGTATGAAGCTATTGGTAACTACTCAAGCAGATGAATTTATAAAGCCTATTACGGATATAACGCATCCGTTATTCAAAAAATTTGCAGCTTTGTGGAACGCAGATTTTGAAGTGATATCGAACCCGTCGGAATGTTGTAAAAGACACGGGGCAGGCTACGCCAACACAGACCATTATAGGATATTAAACATATATGATCTGTATGAACATTACGATAGGGTACTTTATCTAGACTCGGATATGATTATAACAAATAAATGTCCTAACCCGTTCGACTTTGTACCAGTAGATAAAATAGGCGTAATTTACGAAGATGTTGGCAGTAGAAAAGAAGATAGAAAACGACGTATTACCGATATTCAAAACAAATTTGGGTCAGTAAATTGGCACGATGGCTACCCAAACGTTGGGACTTTTTTGACCTCAAAAATGCATAGAAATATCTTTAAGCCAATAAATGGGGAATGGTGGCTTAACACTGGTTATGACTGTTCCCTACTGGGCTATCAAATACACAATCAGGGATTCAGAATCAAAGAGTTGTCCTATATGTGGAATCATATGACCATGTTTTCTGAGTCCTGGAATAATAAAGAAGATAGGTTTTCTTCATACATAATTCATTACGCAGGTAAAGGTGTATTTGATAAAGATATTAATAATAGATACGAACAAATGAAAATAGATTATAAAAAAATATGGGGTGATACAGATGCAAGTATTCATGTCTAAAGCACAGGTAAACGGAATAGAAAATTACTTAACCCCTGAAGACATTATGCTAGAATACGGATCTGGTGGAAGCACCTTACAATTTTCAAACTGGTCAAAACAGTATTATTCAATAGAGCACGAAAAAGAATGGTACAATAAATTAGTACCTGAAACAAGCAAACGCCAAAATATACATTATTACTTCGTATCGCCTAACTATGGCGGAGAGGCGTACAGCAAAGAAATAGACCCGGGTAATAAATTAGAAGAAATATTTGATGAAAAGGTACATGGAATTTGGACAATACCAAAAAAAAGAATATAATGATATACTGAATCAATACCCATACGCCAAAGAGGGACCATATTCATCAATTTGTAGATATTGGCAATATAGAGATTATGTCAACAAAATTAACGATTTAGGAGTAAAGATATTCGACAAGATATTAATAGACGGGCGCGCACGTACTTTCTGTGCTTATAAGGTACACGAATTTATGAACGATAGTGGTATCTTATTTATAGACGATTTTTTCAGAAAATCATACGGAAATAAAACAAGAGGTGAAGTTGATTTTGGGGAATCTATCTTCTCACTGTATACACAGATAGATAGACTCGACACTATGATTGTACTAAAGAAAAGAGAGATAGATGACTAATATATGGGGAGGAGGAGGTCTTGGAGACGCGGCTATGATGGTAGCAAAATTATACTCTAAAAATTCTCCGGTCAAAAAGAAAGACGTTTTGTTGACGCACACAATGCGCCCTTTAAAACTGCTGCCCGCTATAAATGCTTTTTACCTGTATCACGAAATAAATCACTTAGTTGTTCCAGTTACTACTGATGCAGACATAGAAAATTATACAAATATAGCTGATTACCAGATAGGCCCGGGGTGGCGAGCAGAAAGCGAAGGCGACCCCATATCTTGGGAAACAGACCCTTTTGTTGATAGCATAGTAAATGTGAAAAACAATGATAAGGGATTAACAGATATTGACATAATAATTTCTCCATACGCAGGCAGAAATAGTACTCGAAGATTCAGCGTAAACTCTATTAAGAATTTTATAAACAAACATAACAAAGAGTACAAAATAGGACTAGTTGGAACATGCGAGCCCGGAGATTTGCCTGCGTTTAATATAGAGAATTGCTTTAATTACATGAACACTACTTCAATACCACAGGCTATGTCTCTAATTCATAATGCCAAAATAATTATTGGACATCCAGGATTTATAGTATACGTAGCGGGGCTGTCGCGCAAAAAAATATACTCTACAAAAGAACCTAACTGGGAAAAAAGATATCACCCAGATTGGTATGTTGACTTTATAACTGATTTAGATGAGATAAAGCTATGAAACACATACACTTTTATGCCTCTAAAATGGGGGATGCATATTCAATTAAAAACCTATTGGGCGAAGCGAGTAGATATAAAATAACCTGGCACGATGTCAGGACAAAAGAAAAGCAAGGGTCAGGAGAAGGCGCAGATCTTATAATAACCTCACATCTAACTCCTGGTCCCTACCCAGTAAATAAAGTACTCCATGTAGGCCATGGTTTTGGCGGAATCGGTTGGCTAAAAAATCAAGATCAAAAAGCCCAGGTACAAAATGAAAAGAAATGCCAAAGATACCTATTGGTATACGGCGAGTATATGAAGAAAGAATATGCTAAAATAGGTTATAATGATGTAATAGTAATTGGCATGCCTCTATCCATAGATTTGCTAAAGCATGAAGATGTGTCACTTAAAAATCAATTCTTAAGTGATCGGGGGCTAGCCCCAGACAAAAAGACTATTCTGTACGCGCCTACGTGGAACCAAGAGCAAGAAAGAGGTCTGTTTGTAGATTGGTGGGAAGACGGAAAAGAAAAGGAACGTGTAGAAATCCTTTGTAATCACGTAGTAAATAAACACGACGCTAATTTTGTAATACGTTTACACGAGTCGCATAGATACACAAAAAACTGGGTATCTGTGTACAAGGATATCTTTAAGGCTTACAATGTATACGCACATCATGTAAACGATGACCGCTATGGGTTTCCATATTTTAGATATTCAGACATGTTAATAGGCGATTTATCCAGCGTTAATAGCTATTTCTATCTTATGGATAAACCTGTAATTCATCTAGGACTTGCCCCCTTTAAAACTAAAACGCTTCCTGCAAGGGGAGTAGCCTGGGAACTAGAAGACCGTGCAGGTAAAATTATAAGCGAATTTCAAGATTTGTTACCCGCCATTGACAAGGCAAGTACTGATGACGGTTATAGAGAAGAAAGAAAAAGAGTTACTACTAAATATATAGATTATACTGGAAGAGCTTGCGCTAGCCGCATATTAGCCGTTATAGATAACTTATTAGAACACGACTTAAATTATGTAGATTAATATGAAAACTGTATACATTGGGATGTGTGCGGATATAATACACCACGGACACCTAAATATTATTAAAGTAGCCAGGCAGCATGGCAGTGTTACCATAGGATTACTAACCGACGCAGCTATTGCTAGCTACAAAAGACTACCCGTGCTGAACTATGAGCAGCGCAAAACAGTAGTAGAAAATATTAAAGGCATAGATAAGGTAGTGCCGCAAACTACCCTGGATTATATACCAAATTTAGAACTATTAAAACCAGATTATGTCGTACACGGAGATGATTGGAAAAAAGGAGTACAAAAACAAACCAGACAAGCTGTTATAGACAAACTAAGCGAATGGGGCGGCCAGGTTATAGATGTACCATATACCTCAGATATATCATCTACAAAATTACAAAACTATGAAAAGGACCTCGGCATAACTCCCAATGTCAGAATAAAAACTCTTAAAAGACTAATCGAAGCAAAGCCTATTGTTAAAATATTAGAAGTACATAACGGGTTAACTGGCCTAATAGTCGAAAAGGTACAGCATGAACGAAGTGAATTTGACGGAATGTGGCTAAGCAGCTTAACTCATTCTACGTCAAAAGGTAAACCAGATATCCAATATGTAGATATAACTACCATCAATCAAACCCTAAATGAAATCTTTAACGTAACTACAAAGCCTATGATAGTAGATGCAGACAACGGAGGTCTTGTAGAACATTTTAAATTTACTGTTAGGCACTTAGAAAGGCTAGGAGTTTCCGCAGTTATAATAGAAGATAAAATAGGTAATAAACGAAATTCTCTACATGCCGACACGTCTTCGCAGAAACAAGATACCATAAAAGAGTTTAGCTATAAAATACTAGAAGGTAAAAAGTCATTAATCACAAAAGATTTTATGATAATAGCTCGAATAGAAAGTTTTATATTGGGCAAAGGACTAAAAGACGCCGTAAAAAGAGCTAAAGCTTATATCAAGGCCGGAGCCGATGGTATTATGATACACAGCAAGAGCCCCAAACCCGATGAAATCCAAGCATTTTGTAACGAGTACAAGAAGCTTAAAATAAAAGTACCCTTAGTAGTAGTCCCTTCTACCTATAACACTATTACTGAAGAAGAGCTAATTAGCATGGGCGTAGATATAGTTATATATGCTAATCATTTATTGCGTAGCTCATACCCCGCTATGCTAACTACAGCAACTTCTATACTAAAACATAAAAGATCTTGGGAAGCTAATAATCTTTGCTTACCAATTAAAGAAATATTAAAGTTAATACCTCATGATTAAATTACAACATTTACTTGACAGGGGCTATAATTTCTTTGTAGGTGTTCCGGACAGCGGGCTAAAGCCTCTTATAGACGAAATAATAGACAGCGAAATAAAACACATAATAGCCGCTAATGAAGGACAAGCCATAGGCATTGCTTTTGGGGCTGAGTTGGCTGGGAAGAAAAGCTGCGTATACCTGCAAAATTCCGGCTTGGGCAACACAATAAACCCGCTAACAAGCTTATGTATACCTCATAATATAAAACCATTACTAATAATCGGACATCGACATTCTCTCCCCCAGCATGCGGTTATGGGCAAAGTAGATGAGTCCTTACTTACACTAATTAATTACGATAATTACATTATTGTGAAAGGTAGTAATAATGCTAAGTAGAGATCGAGCATTAACTCATATTTATTCTACACACGGGGATAAAGCTATTTACATCACTAGCACGGGCTATATATCAAGGGCGATGTACGATAAGTACCCGCACAACAAAAACATATTCTACATGCAGGGCAGTATGGGACTGGCTCCTTGTATAGGTTTGGGTATGGCCCTCAACACAAACAAGCCCGTAGTAGTAATAAGCGGAGATGCCGCCCTGCTTATGCATTTAGGAATAACCCACACGATACGAGACGAGGCTCCGGATAATTTGTTTGTATATATTCTAGATAACGGGTGCCATGAATCTGTAGGTGGCTACGCATGTGCTCCTTTAGAAGGAACCTATCCTGGGATTACTTCCATAATAAAAATAAACAAAGAAGGCAAAAAAGCCCGTGTACTTCTTGAAGGCGCCACAAATGCTGTAATAATAAAAAGGGAATTAAATGAATAATACATTACTCGTATGTTCTAAATCTACCAGAGATTTACTACCTGAATACGACCGCGCACGAATAGTAACAGAAGCTCCAGATATTTCTCTTTTGGCAGAGATTGACAGCGAAGAAGACGTAGTTGCTGTCGGGGGTGGGGCAGTTATAGATACCGCCAAAATATTGGCAAAGAATCCCATCACTTGTTACCCTACTACCGGAGCAGGCGCAAGTTCTACTTCCTGGGCGGTGTACTGGGATAAACATAGAAAACATAGCATAAAAAGACACAGACCAAAAACAGTAGAAATAATTGAAAACTATTTAAAAACTGTACCATATCAGGTATGGGCGGATACAAAATTTGATATAATAGCCCATTGTATAGATAGCTTACTTTCTAAAAATATCACTAATCATAGCGCTATACAAGCGACCGATGCAATGAGTCTTCTTACCGGTTACCCTACTAATATACTTATTGTAGGCGCTGGAATTTTAGCAGGCGGGGCCATAGAGATAACAGGTACCAATCTATTACACGCGCTATCCTACCCAATAACAGGTTTTTATGGAATTAGCCACGGAGCTGCTTTAGGCTTTTTAATCTCGAAACTAAAGCCCATAACCCAGATAACAACCAATCACCTGTTTGAACAAGACGATATCAAAGATTTAAAAAATATTATAGACATCGAAAAAGTGATAGAAGAAGCTTTCACCTATGATAAAATTAATAACGTGTATTTCAATTTAAATAAAGAAAAAATAAAAAAATTACTAATAAATGAATAAAATAATTGGTATAATGACCGCCTGGGGCTGTGAACATTGGATCGAAGTGGCTCTTAAACAAGCCATTAGCATGTGCGATGAAGTGTTAGTATCTGTGGGAGCGCATAGCATCTCTTTGGAAAAATTCGAAGACGGTACATTGGACTTATGCAAAAACTACCCGGTGTCTTTAGTGGATGTAGTATTTAAAAATAACCATAGTACCACAAAAGCAGCTACTATGAATTCTATGCTGCAATATAGTGAGTTATATGAAGAAGGAAATTGGATATGGTTACTAGACGCAGACGAATTCTATTTTGATGATGAAATTTTAAGAATAAAGAAAATCATCGAATCAGGAAAATATAACGCAATTGAAACTAACGAAAAGTTCTTTTTCGTTAATATGACTCGCTATCTAAAAAGCAATAGAATGAGATTATGGAGAATAGAAAACACCGCTCATAAATTTACTCCTACTAATAATTGGCCAGGTCGAAACCCTTACCACATCGATGGTCATGGTATGTTTCATTATAGCATGCTGCAGAACCCGTACATGAAAAGGGATTTCTGGAGCACAGAATATAATTCACCACAAAAAAACAAAATAAAGTGGCTCGATTCTTATTTAGAAGACAACTATAACTTCGATATGTTCATTAAGGGCGGAATGAAAACGGACAATGGAGATCTATTTGTGTACACAAATAATCACCCAAAACTCATAGAAGAATCTCCACTAATTAAAATAAGAGATTTTAGGAAATTTTATAAAAATGGCTAAAAAAACCCCCAAAGGTAAAACGCTTGAAAAAGCAGTACAAAAGTGCAACCGTGAATACCGGAAGAAACGATTAGCACAGATCCAGAAGATAGAAACACCCATTGTACCAACCAAAGCTGGTTTGATTCCGCAGTTGAGCACAGTGGATTTTATAGGTGTTTTATCCGGGGGTAAAGCCATTGCCTTTGACGCCAAAGAATGCAAATCTGAAACGTCTCTTCCGCTTAGTTACTTTAAGCAACACCAGGTCGAATTTTTGCGCCTGTGGGACGCTCTAGGAGGCGATGGGTTTTTTCTAGTACACTTTTACAGTTTATATGAAAGACACGCTCACAGGGCTCCTATGAGCCTTATATGCGATTACTGGGACAAAGCCTACGATGATGAAGGAAGAAAAAGCATTCCAATACACGAATTCAACGATGACTGGTTAGTTTCGTTAGAAGATTACTTAGGATTATTATAATGATTTATATGTTTTCAAAGGATACCCCTGTGTCAATTTACACAGATTATGGTATAAGTTATATAGGTTTAATGGGAGAAATTTACAATGACGAGCAGGGGTTATCCAGGTTCATCAATATCTTTCCTTTACCTACAAAAAAACTAGAATATGCTCAGAGTGGTTTCGTATCACCAGGAGAAAAGTTAATAGTCTACGCAGAAACGCTGATAGACATAAAAAGTATAAAAAGCACAAATAAATTAATAACAGATAAGGAAATGGATGAAAGAAACGAAGCAATCGACAAATATGACGAGCAAAGGGATAAGTCTAAAACCACTCAAGGTTAAAGTTTTAAAAAATAATCCCAGGGCACAGCTACCCCTGCAAGCAACCCCAACCGCCGTAGGCTTCGACGTATTTTCCACAACTAGTTTTAGAATACCAGGATATAGTAAAAAGAAAGCTCCTCTTGGTATATCGCTAGAAATACCACATGATTATTACGTTCAAATATCTGAACGAAGCGGGTTAGCAGTTCGAGAAAATATTTTTATAAAAGCTGGGGTTATAGACCCAGACTATAGAGGAGAAGTCAGCGTAGTTTTAGCAAACCACGGGGCAACCCCCATAGACATAGACCTTGGAGAAAAAATAGCACAATTTGTGCTGCACCATAGAATAGATGCAAAATTCGAATGGACAGAAAAATTAACAGAAACAGAACGCGGTGCAGGCGGCTTCGGCAGCACAGATAATAAAAATTAAGGAGACATACATGGGAATACTAGATACTGAAATTGGTTCTCCAAAGAAAGACCTAGAAATAATTGCAGTTGATACAAAAATAGTACAAACCGCCGGCAGTAGTAAAAACGCAACAAAAGTAGTTTTAACTTGCTCTGATGTTGGCGGTATTGATTACCAGATAGACGAAGCATGGGTAATAGACTATAAAACACAAGAGCCGACTCACAAAGGATTATGGATATCCAGAGACCCAGAAGGGAAGCTAGACTCGCGAAGTACGCTAGTTCAGCTATTAAATTTTGTAAGTGTAAGTACGCCTGCTAAATTAGTGGGCACGAAAATATCAACCTGGCCCAAAGATAATGGATACAAAGTAGCCATTGCCTGCAAGCACGATAATTTTAAAAGGTAAGTAATGTACAATGATAAAAGCCGTTTAAACGAGACACAATTAAGAACTATGGCCAGTCTTTATGAATTCAATCACAAAAGACGCATTACCTCTTTATATAAAGAAGTAGAAGTTATACAAGCTTATATAAAAAAAATACAACCTTTATTCGAAGATAATTATGTTGTAACTATTACTAAGGACTATCAACTCAATGATTCCCCATTAGTAGTAGGCTGTTCTTACGTAACTGAAGATGAAGTAGAAGTTAATATAAACAACTATAGACCCCACCAAATAAAAAATACTTTTAAGGTAACCTTGTCTCCGCACGGAAAAGGTGAAGAAAAGAAAGACAAATGGGGCAACGACTTAAGCATTAATCATTATTATTCTATTGGGTGGTCTACAAAAGTTCTAAACGCAGAACAAGACACAAAAGATCTACAGGTATTAAAAAACTTATTATCATATTGCAGTGTAAATGATAATTATCATAATAATAATGGAATACAAAAACTGACTGCAGGGATGAACCAACGAGTATCTATAGATCTTAGGCTGAATAACACGAAGGAAATTCTCACTGATAAAGGATTTTTATATTCAGAGATAGAAGAATTAACTGACGACCAACTTAACATCTTATATCGGTTAAATGATTGTGGAGATTATGTTTCTTCGCCTCATATAATAATCAGAATAGCAGAAAAAGACGATATAAGAAGAGCGTTGGTAGCATCAATATCGAGCGCCGCCTATAATTATAGATATCGTAAATTAGAAGTTGGGTCGGAAGAGTTCTATGCAAATCTCAGAAAACACCTGGCATTAAAAAATTTAGAGTTTAAAGCAAACACTGTTGATTACAATTATATTGATCTAGGAAGACTTTATCTGCACCAGGATGACTATGATAATAGGCATCACAATACGTTATATTTAGACTTTAATGATTTTGATATAGACACAATGTTAAAGTGCAAAAAAGCTGTAAATTGGAATCAACAAATAGACGCCTACATTAATCATGTAGGAGCAGCTAACTCCATTTTGATAAAAACCTCCGAATTAGAAGAAGCACTGTTTCCAGTATTAATAGCTCAAGAAAAACAGAAAAAAGAAGAAGAGCTGAATACTTCTATAAAAAAGAACCTAAAAACAAGGTTGAAGGACAAATCAAAACTAGTGTTCAATGATATGGTTTTCGAAGATAAGATTCTTACTTACGAAAATCAAATCATAAAAGTAGAGAACATGAAACATGGCACAGTAGACGTTGATGAAGATATCATCGGAGCCTGGTTAAGAAATAAAATAAATGGATACAGATCAACTGGGCTAGCAGATGTTAATTTTAATCATGTATTAGAAGCCGTTGCACAATATTTGCAAAGCATGGTAAAAAGTCGTACCGCATCCTTTGACATAACTGTTGGTACCATAACAGCTAAGGTGGCAAAAACAAACAAGACTAGCGATTCCGGAAAAACTATTGGAAGATTAACTATAAACGACATCAGAGTTAACATATCTGAACTAGGCGAAGTTATAGAAACAATGATTTGTTATGATTCGGATGACACTTTCAACGCATTTCTAAAATCTATAACATCCTGTTCTATAGCTATACACAAACTAATAGCTACAGGCATTTCAGTTAACTACTACGATAACTTCTTCAACCAGCACATTAATTATACTTTCCACCTGTACAGAACCAAAGGAAAGAATTACGTTAAAGGCCTCAAAAACGCAAAATATAGAATTAGAAATATAAACAGTTTTAAATCAAAATTACGACAGTCGTACTCACTGCAAGATATGACCTCAGTATTTAGTGATGAAAAAATCGTCGATATCCCAGCAGATAAAATAATAGATCTGATGAAAGAGGGTATCAAAACTTACAAAGAAGCACTTAAACGCTCAGAAAAATTATTACAAAGCACAGTAAAAATGCTAAAAGCCAAAGAAGTGCAAATAAACACAACGTACAATGGAACCATAAATGCGTACGAAGTTAAGGGTAAGAAACAAACTTACTATGTAGATAGAGAAGGAAACCACGAAGTATACGGAGAAGATAAGAGTCATATCTGTATTGTAGACAAAGGGCATAGGGTCGTGGGACAAGATATACTCGTAGCAAGAATGTTAACTGTTGCAAACGATTCAAGAGTTGCGCATAAAGTTACAACACTATAATAATTTAAGGAATAAGTACTAATGGCAAAAGAAACAAAATTAATCCATTTCGCAGTGATGAGCTCACAAGGTGATACCCCATACGATATGCTGCCAGAGGCCGCATTAACAAAAATCAAAGCAATCGCAGACGATGAAGACAAGTGGGTATTTCTGGATGGGGAACTAAAGGATCCGGGACAGATTTCTACCGGAGAATTAGAGAGAGCAGAAAGCATCTTGCTTTCAGCTGCGTTAGAAGGGGGTGCTGAGCAATATGCTGTGGTATTTAACGTCGCAGATGATTTTAAATACACTGGCAATACTGTATTGGCGATAAAATTAGGAACAGAGCCCGATGTTATCGACATCGTAGCCAACGGTAAAAGAGTAAAAGAGATCTTCATGTGGAGATCTGTTTTATACGGTCTTATAGAAACTGGGTTTAATAACCTGGTTTCCGAAGAATATAATTCTGTAATGGAATCTATCGGTGAAGACACTATGTGTACCAGAGACTGGGCCAAAGGGACATCAGTGAATGCAAGTTTTGCAGATGCTATCAAACCCGCCGCCCAGGTTGTAATAGGCTTCGATTCCGCGCATAAGGCTCTCACCTTACGCGTAAGTACAGAAGAACGTTACGATGTATTAAATGCCCGTAAACATATTCTAGCAGCTATCAAGAAACAGCTGGAAGGCACTGTGCAGCAACATGCTCACCAACTGGCCAAGGCTTTACGCATCTAATTGCGGGTACATAAAGTATCGCTACCAGGGAGGGCCAGAAATGGCCCTCCTATTTTTATAAGTATAAGGAAAACACATGTTAGAGACACTAAGTATAAGAAAAGCAAGTATCCCAGAATCTTTAATAAAGCATCTTATCATTTTAGATACTATGTATGGGAGAGAATTTTGTGGATTTTTTACAGGGCGGTACAAAGACGCTGACAGACATAGAATGGCTGTTCAGAATTTTAGTTGGGTGGATAACATCAAACCTCTAGAAACCAATATTATTGATTATCAAATGCATCCTCAGCAAATGATGAACGTATTGTTCACCACCTCTGCCATGAATCCCAAATCAAATATGCATCCAATAGCAGTGCATAACCACCCGCGCAGTTTAGGGATTCCATCAGAAATAGATAAGAATGCATTTAGACTCGGCAAAGGTTTAGATATGCCATACTGTATTCTTGGAGGAGCTGATGGTGTGCCACATTTATGGAAATGGGATAGAGGGCTTGATGATTTTATCGAAGTAGAGGTAGAAATAGTATGAAAAAAGTATTAGTAGTAGGGGCGGGCGGTATTGGTAGCCGGTTCCTGTTTGAAATTGTGGAATTAATAATTGCCGAACAAATTCCAGATGAATATATTTTTACAATGGTGGATAACGATTCGGTTGAAAAAAAGAATATAAAATATCAAAAATTCACCAAAGATGATATCGGTAAGCATAAAGTAGAAGCTTTAAAGGATAGGTGGAAAGATCATCTGCAAATATTCAAAGCAGAGGTTAAGAAAGTAGAAAACCTACAAGAATATCTAGATAAAGGCTATGATTATGTTATCTGCTGCGTGGACAACACAAAATTCAGAAAGCATATGTTCGAGCTATGGGATAAACATAAATTTAAGTTTATTGATATGAGATCTGAAGGCACAGCTATTGCGGTATTTACATCACATGAACGAACAACAACAGAATCGCTAATGGCGACCGTAAAAACAGATAAAGAAGATATGAGTTGCCAACGACAATTTGAATTAGACCAGGGAATCATACAACAAGGAAACAAAATAGTCGCAACTATAGGCACTCAAATTTTTCTGCACATGATACGAGGTGACCAATATTTTAGTAAATTTGTTCACAACTTTGGGTAGCATGATATGGGGTACTGCGTGTACCCCTTTTTTTAATAGGAGGATAAGTGGCCAAGAAATTTAGACGAACAAAAGAAGAAATAAAACTAGGATTATCAGCCGAGGAGGCTCTTGAACGAAGAGAGGCCGCCAAGAAGAAACCAGCTAAAACTGCCAAGAAAAAATCACCAGTTAAAGGTACTGCTAAATCCCCAAAAAAGGTTAAAGAAGAGCCAGAAACTGATGAAATAAAAATGACTGAGGCTTCTTCTAATCGTTTAATAAAAAAATTAGCTGGTACTCACGAAATAAAACCACGAGAGCTAAAAAAGAATATTGAAGCAACTATAGAGCAAAAACTTACCGAATTTCTTGGTGTTCTTATGAATGGGGTAGAGTATAGAGCGGTAAATCATAGGGATCACGATCTTAAAAATTTACTAGAAAAGCTAGAGAAAGAAAAATGGATCTTTGCTTTTAATATGCTAGATGGGAGTCTAACAAACTATCACGTATATATGAGAATTAAACAATGAGTGAATTAGTAGAATTTTATATAAATAAAAAGATCAGAGAATTAAACAAAGGCGTTGAATACGCAATGGTATCAACCGAAGGTATTGGTCAGAAGGATTTTAGACAAGAGGTAACAGAGCTGGAAAATACTAGATGGTCATTTTGCTTTATGGGTAACGAACAAGCTTTTGGAAGCCTATTTAAAGTATTCAAACGTAATAGAACATGAATGAATACGGAAATTATATAAATGAATATACTGAAGGCAGCCCACTAAACTTTAATTGTGAGGTGCTAACCTGGAAAGGGGAAACTACTACTTACAGAAAAATGCGAGAGTTGCTTGCCAAGGACTTAAAAAACGCGCATGATAACGACCTAACAATCCACACAAACAGTTGCATAGGAGCTATGGAGAAAGAATTTCAAGCAAAATTTAACATGGACATTTGGGAAATAGATGAGTGAAAACGAATACGGAAATTATTTAGAGCGCTTCATAGAAGGAGAAGATTTCCTTGAGTTAAGCGAAGATAAACAAATATTAAGTGAGCTGTTACTGATGGGGGCAGCTAGTGTAGGCTTATCACTCAGTGAGGGTTTCGTAATATCGTTAGCTGAGGTAGATAAAGATGATCCCAACAAAGATAAAATAAATGAATTAATAAAAAAATTAAATGAAATAGTACCACCAGTCTCGGTAACAGATATTGCATTTGGCTACTCTGGCATGATTACCACTCAACCTGCAGCTGGGGCAATATGGACATCCTACAGCTCCAACGCAATAGATGGTAGTATAACATACACTTGGAATACTAACGCTGGACCAGCTGTAACCTATACAGATGCGGAGTCCTAAACCATGAGTAACGAATACGGAGACTACACAGAAAAGTTTGTGGAGGGAGAATCGCCATTTTTTTTCTGATAATGAGTTAAAGGCCATAGAAGGAAGAGCTTATTATGTATTAAATAGAATGAAAGAAGACCTGAAGAGTTGGGCATTGGAGCAGATAGATATGGGCCAGAATATCAAAATAGAGCAATATGATGTGCCCGGTATGGAGTCACAAGAAAGACGATTCGTTCGAGTAACCGTTAGCGCAAAAATTGGTAAAGAAGAAATTTCTGTGCAACAAGTAATAGAGGTTGATAGTTTACCAGCTTTAAAACCAGTTATTGGGCAAAGTAATCATGAATGAGTATGGAAATTATATAGAAAACTTTGTCGAAGGCAAAGAAGCCCCAGAACCGGCTTATGCTTTCACAATGTCTGGTATAAGCGCAGGCACTCCTCAATTTAGTTTTTCCGAAGCAACGATGTCTGGCTCCACCTTAAATATTACCATGACTTGTAAATTGCCTGCCCCGGTATCCTACCTAAATGTAACTACTAGATTAGCAAGTGATAACAATGAATGAATACGGCGATTATACAAAAGATTATATAGAAGGGGCAGAGTATCCAGATATCCCAGATTGGGCTAAAGCTCTTTGTGAATTATTATTAATGGATGTTTTAGAGCTTGCAGGGGCGCGGGAGGGAATAGAATTAACGATGCCTTTAGTAGACGACAAAGCTAAGATAATTAATGAATTAATGGAAATAATTAAAAAAGCTTCCCCCGAGGTAATAACAAATAACGAACTAGAAGAGATGTTTAAAAAATTAGGACATGATCCTGGTATGAAAACCTGGGATCCGCCTGATTCGCCCCCTGAAATTTATGGCGGTGGGGGTACTACCTCAAGAACATTTGAATTTGGTGACCAGGCAATAGACGCAGTTAGGGAAGCAAACGACGCTTTCGAAAAAAGCATAATGAATACAAGAATAAGCGATTTGCTTAATAAACCAACATATAAGAAAAACAAAGACGAAGACGATGTTTAAGTCCTAGTGTAAGTTTAAGTGTTTAATACACTTAACTACAAGGACAACAATGATAACTAATACATATATTAATAAAATGAACAGTTTAGCTAAATGTGGAACTGTTATAGATAAATTTAAAGCATCTTCCCCGGAGAAAATATCTAAGACTAAAGGATGCGCTTTCTCGCTTCCCGCGAGTGCGCAGTATTCCTGTCCTGGCGAAACAAAAGCCTGTGAAGGTTGTTATGCCATGAAAGGAAGACATGTGTTCTATAACGTACAGTCTCTCTTTCTAATGAATTGGAATTTGTTGGTGCAGTTTGAAGCCTTGGGTAAAAAAGGTATCAAACCTTGCGCTGATTCTTTGGGTAAAATGATACCTAAAAAAGCAAAGATATTCCGTATACACGAATCCGGAGATTTCCACAGTCAATTTTCAATATCCGTTTGGATAGAAGTTATTAAGTCTCGCCCTGATGTTACATTCTGGGCTTATACAAGATCGTTTAATTTAGGGTATAAGAATATAGTAAAGTTACCCAACTTTAGTTTACTTGTATCAATAGATGATTATAATATAGTAGAGGCAAAGAAATTTGCCACAAAGTATAAGCTTAAATTAGCTTACGGCCCTTGGGACAAGGATAAAGACCTGCCCAAGAGATCATTTGTATGTCCAGCCACCAACGGCAAAGCCGAAATGGCTGGGGCATGTGAAAAATGTAAGTTATGCTTTAGCGGAAAGACCGTTAAAGATGTAGTATTTATAAAGCACTAGGAGACTCATGGCAAAAGAAAATATTAACGAAGACTTTACAGACCAGGGCGATGTAACAGACGAAGATGTGATAGCAATACAAATATATTTAACGCCCGACAGAAATATTAAAGTTGAAGTGAATGAACAATTAGTAACCGATGAAGAAACAGGCGAAATGCTATCAGAAAAAGAAGCGCTGTCAGCAACATTAGCTATCTTGCGCCCCGCTCTGTTTACTCTCACAAAAGAATATATTGACGAATATGGTATAGAATTAGATGACGACACTGATCCCTCTTTCTTTGAGGAAAAAGCTAATTAATGATATTTATAGTGGGCAACGCAAAGTTTTCAATGTCTGATAAGAAATCTTCAGATAGACTTGTAGAAAACTGGAACAAAGCTGTCGGCAGGGGAGATATGGTGATACATATAGGGGAATTTGCAAAAGATAATATTGAATACTTTCAGAGCGTTTTAAATGGTCTAACTGTATATATTACAAACAGTTCAAATTCAGACCTAAAAGGAACTAAATTTAAAAACTTGTTTCTTTATGATGATCTTACTTTTTCCCAACGCAAAAACCCGGATAAAAAAGTTCTATGTGTCTTAAATACCTCTGCTGAAAACTTAACTGACTCTAACAAACCTGAAGTAGTTGGTGAAGCAGATAGCGATTGGACCCATAAATATGCAGGACAGCGAATAGTAGGCCATGATTACATGTACCTTCTTAAAAAGACGGTTATAAATGTAGATCAAAGCCTATGGAAAAACACGCCTGTGCCCTTCACAGAAATATTAAGAGGGATCACTAATGGATAATAATATAAAAATATACCTACGTCAAATATCTGGTTACCCGCTACTAACCCCTGAAAAGGAATTAGAATTAGCACTGAAGTATAACGAAGACCAGGATCCGCCATCTAAAGAACGCCTAATCGTATGCAATTTACGCTATGTTATTACACTAGCGAAGAAATACGAAGGACCAAAACTAGACCTAGACGATCTTATACAAGCTGGAAACGAGGGACTAATAGTAGCCGTAGAGCGCTTCGACCCCTTCCGCGGATTCAGATTAATAACGTATGCCACTTGGTGGATACGACAATCTATCTTGAAATTTATAGCTGATCAAAGCCGCCTTATTAGGTTACCAGCTAATAAAAATATAGATATAAGTAAATATAAAAATAAACTAGAAGCACTATCTAAAAACTTGGGGAGAACTCCAACTGCCACAGAGATTCAAGATGAGCTTGGCAAATCTGTCGATACCTTTGAATTATTACACGGAAGTTTAACTCCTATAAGTTTATATGATCCAAACCAGGATGGTGTTGAATTAAAAGATACTATACAGTCAGAAGAACCCGGACCAGAATATTTTCTCCAACAGGACGAAAAACTTAACCAGGTAGAGCGCGTTATACGCGAGTTAGAGCCTAGAGAAAAGGATATTTTAAGACTATACTATGGTATAGCTGATATACACCCCCTTACTCTAGAAGAGATAGGTAATTTATTCGGAATTACCAGAGAACGGGTAAGACAAATAAAGAAAGCCGTTCTAGAAAAGCTGGCTGAAGATCAAGACAACCAATTAAAAGAATTTATAGATGAAATATGAAGTACGTAATGGAAAAGAGCTACAAGCCGCACTAGACTGGCTGGATAAATATCCAGCACTAGGGCTAGACACAGAAACTACAGGACTTGATGCATTAACAGATAAAATACTTTTAGTACAAGCCGGCACCGTCGAACACCAATACGTATTCGATGTTGCTCGGCTTAGTGCTTTAGAATATATTAAACTTGGCGAATTCTTAGCCCACCCAAAAATAAGATGGATAGGACAGAATATAAAATTTGATTATAAAATGATCAAAACAAACTTTGGCGTAGAGCTAAAGCATATGAGAGATACCTTTATAATTGAACATATTCTCAATAAGGGTAGGAGGCAAAAAGGCTTCGGTTTAGCAGATCTAGTAGAAAGGTGGTTACCTGAAAATAGACCAATGTCCAAAGAAGAGAGATCATCTTTTCAGGATATGTCTTATGGTGATACATTTACTGATGAACAAATAGAATATGCCGCTTACGATGTAGAAGTACTTATCCCCTTATTTAAAAGACAGTTAGGATTCGCAAGAGAACTAAGAGATCCGAAAGTATTAAGATTACTTGAAATAGAATGCCAAGCTATAGCAGTTACCGGTGATATGGAACTTAATGGTATTAAGCTAGATAAAGTTAAATGGCAAGCGCTGGAAACCATAGCTAAGGAAGAAGAAGAAAAAATACGCATAGAGCTAGATAAGTTGGTAGAGCCGTTAGTAGATAAACCAGCACAAGGAGAGCTGGATTTCGGGGATGCTTTTAAAAAAGTGATAAATTACGGCTCACCGTTGCAGGTAAAACCGGTTTTAGAAAAGGCTGTAGGACATGCCTTACCCGGTACCGGGGATGAGGTACTAAAAAGATATTCAAGTAACGAAATAGTATCTGGAGTATTAGCTTGGAGAAAAGCTGCTAAAAAAATAAGTACATACGGCACAGTATTCTACGATAAACATGTAAGAGCCGATACCGGGCGCGTACATGCCAACTTCAACCAGGTAAGAGCCGTTACAGGAAGATATTCCAGCAGCGATCCTAACATGCAAAACATACCAAGAGCAAGTGAATACCGAGCAGCCTTTGTTGCCCCTGATGGTTATAAAATAATAGCTGCCGACTATGCAGGATGCGAACTTCGTGAAATTGCTGAACTATCACAAGAAGCAGGTTGGATGGAAGCACTTGAAAAAGGTTATGACTTGCATAGTTATGTCGCTTCGGTTATTTTCGAGATAGAGTATAAAGAATTGACTGAAAATAATGTAATTAAGAAAAAATATAAAGAACTTAGGCAACAAGCCAAGTCAATTAATTTCGGGGTTGCTTATGGTATGGGCGCGCACCGCCTAGCTAAGGAATTAGATATTGAGCAAAGAAAAGCACAGAAACTGTTAAATCAATTCTGGGAAAAATTCCCGGCTATTAAAGAGTTACTAGACAAACTAGTAAAAGATGCTGAGAAAAATGGGTACGCCTATAGCCCGTTAGATGGAAGAAGACGTTACTTAACACACACTGACTGGGGAGTACCATCAGAAAAAGCACATGCTTCAAATGAAGCAAAGAACCTACCATTCCAAGGGGGCAATGCAACGATAACAAAAATAGCATTGTATAGGGTAAAGAGTAAACTAGAAGAGAATGATTTTGATGCAAAAATTATAAATGTAGTTCACGATGAAATTTTAGTTGAAGTACATGCATCGCAAGTAGACGAAGTTTGCGCCCTCATAGAAAATGAGATGGTACAAGCAGCGTACGAATTAATCAAAACAGTCCCAATGGTTGCGGAATCAAATGTTGGAGACTGTTGGATTCATTGAGTTTAAAAACAATTATAAGAAAGAAAATTATCATGTTCAATCTTCAAAAACAAATCGAGAAGATGAGAGACTTTGTAACATTTACAAAAGTTGAAACTCGTAAAAAAGGCGACTATAGAAGAATAAGTGTTGGTTCTCGCAAGAATAAAGGCGAGTCCATGAAAACAATTCTTAATAGGGCAGCAGAGAGCCCGGAGACTCATGGAAGAATAAATGGAGCTCCAATTACCATCACATACGTAAGCGCGTGTATAGAATATCTAAGAGGCTGTAGGAAGAGCAATCACGGGCCGGTACCTGACATGACGGATTTCAGCTTTAAAAGCTACACAAACCTATTCCAATACCTTATAGCTGGCGGAGTATGGGCTAAAGTTAATAATATGTTAAACGAGTATTGTCTATTAACTGGTATGGATAAACGGCTGTGGGATGAGATCGTATATTGGATACAAGACCGAGCAAATGGTGCACCTATAAAATGTGGTTGCACAACTAACCCCAAAAATCGGTGGCCACAGTATGCGTATCATAGCTTAAAAGATGTAAAAGATAACAATGATACTTATAAAATAGTAGCTATAAGTATAGGTGGATTCTTACAAGAAAAAGAATTCATAACAAAGTACGCAACATTTCGCGGGTCGTTCTTTAAATCTACTAAAGAAACGCGCAACAAAATGTCAGAAATAGGTATAAAGATCTATGGTTTTTCAACAACAAAGGGCAAGAAGAGATACAACGAAGAAGAGGGTATCATGCGAGATTCTATAACAGCGATAGGGGGTGATCGTTGCTGGGATTGTGATGAATTTATGGATTTGTATGCTAGATACGACCCAGAAATAAAAGATAAAAAATAAAAAAAGGCGGGGATTAACCCGCCTTTCTTTTTTATCTTAAGTACCCGAAGGCACCGCAGTGCTGAATCCAATCAACTTAGTTGCCCTAATAGCAACGTTTTCTGCAATGACAACTTGCCTGCTACTGAATGCTAAAACATGGCTTTGTACATAACAGCCTTCGAGACCAAAGCCTCCAACGAAGTTATTATTGTTATCACACATGAAAAAACCAAGAGTAGTAGGTGAATTAAAGAACGTAGAAGCTAAATTCACATAAAACCCAACTTGCCTATCGTCGTGCAGACTTAACTGAGCTCCGGGAGCTGGGTTTATGCCAGTAGCGCTACGATCACCATATAAAACTCTTAATAGAGATTCACCATTAAACATAACTCTGTTTAATGACATAGAAATCATAGTATGACCTGGTACGAAATAAGGCAAGGCAGACCCCAACTCGAAAAGTTGTTGAATCTGTTTATCCTGTCTAAGTTGTCCAGTTTCTAACAAACCAATAGCAATATATTCAGCCGGACTTTGTGGATTACCGTCATCTTGTAAAGCAGCAACAACGATAGATTCACCGGAAATAAATTCCCCGTCCTCTACATCCGAATCCACATGTCTAGAAGTAAATGTCTGCGTCCAATCACTTACTGCTGGATAATCATTATCTAATGGCATTTATATTACTCCTTTATTTAAAATGTTAAAGTTACACGGATGTAATTAGCAGGATAAAGTGGTTTTACGTTTATGGTAACTCTTAGAACGTCTTTTTGATTAGCGTCCTGTTCTACCTTCTCAACCACAAAGTCGTCTACTGTTCCGTTATTCTTTAAATATTCTCCGATTGCGTTCATATGAGAGAATACTATTGAAATTAAATTATCGTTTATGTTCCATCTTCCCACGAACGGTAACAATGAGGTTCTAACAAACTTAGATACATAATCAATTGTCTTAGTTATGCTAAGTTCTTTTGTTTCAGTACTCATTGTATTTGTAGAAAGTTGATGTCTACACACTACTCTAGTGTACTCATTAGCTTGCCAGAACAAGTAATTACCGCCGCCAGCAATTGTGTTCAATTGTGATTCTGAGAAATGGTCAGCAACGTATTTTAGCTTGCTAATGCCGAGAACGGGTAAGTTAGTTAAACTTTGCTCCGGGTTCTCTCCAGCAATTTGGCCTGCTACAATAGCTGCCCCATACCAACCAGGTACTGGTACATCTACTGTTAAGAATGGGTATTCAGCGAATAGGCCGCTCCAATTAGCAGCTGTAATTGCTTCACCCTTATAATACTTTGTGCCATCTGCTAGGGTTAAATTACCGGTTAACAGCGCGTTAGTATACTGCATTGTTGTGCTAGGAGTAGTTTCAGGAACCGGCTGCATGTACGAAGAAATATAAGAAGGCTTGTATTGAGCACTAAATAATCTCTCTCGTATGTACATGACAGTAGGCCATACGTGAATAGAACGTTTATTCATGACTGAGCCTGCATAAGAAGCTATAGCCGTAGCCCACGTACTAGCTGTACCAGTATCTGTTAGCTCATGACTATAAATCATAATACGTTCTTTTTTATTCGCGGCAGTTGACATGCTTGTGCAATGAGATTCTACTTCAGTAGTTTGGGTAGCCGCCTGGGTAAGGGGCACCATACTATACGCTTCCACATTTTCATATTTTCCACTACCTACGCCAACTCCTCCTGTCCAATAACCCGCTGTAAGTCCACTAATAGCAAAGCCATACACCGAAGAACCGGCAGCTTGCATAGCTAAATAAGCAGCTTTTGCCAATGGGTTAAATACTGATATAGCTCCTAATTTATATTCAATCTTATCAGCACTATCAAACTCTATTACATCTCCTGCCTGGTCGTTACGCAAAGAACGGAATCCTATATAAACTAAACCAGAAGTAACCCCCGCTAATCCGGAAATCACAAAATGCTCTTCGTCAGAATCATACTCAAAAGTATCGCAAGTTGTTCCAGAAATAACCGGTATCATAGTTTGTGCGTAAGAACTGCCAGCAGCGGCATTGGTTACGTATACTCCAGCATAAATTGCATCTGGCGCTGTTAATCCAGATGGCATATCAGTTAAACCACTTGTTCGGATAGCCTCTAAATCAATAGTATGCCTACCCGTACCAGCCACAGTTATACCATTATGCATAAATGCAGATTCAGGATTTTCAACGACATGGCTTATATAATAACCGGGACCAATCAACCCTACAGGTAAAGCAGGTGCCTGCAGATTTGGAGAGACAGTTTTTTGAACCTGGGTAATTTCAACACCTGGTTTTGTATAAGACATTATAAGTCTCCTATTTTAATCAATTACTAATAACTCCTACTATACCACTCACATAAGTATAAGTAGAAAGTGTTTCATCTGAGTCATATCCCCAACTACCCGCGTAATAATCACCATAAATACCAGAACCGGCATAATCTACTGTACCCGATCTTAATAGTATATATCGTTGTACGTGAGTATCAGCATCTAAATAATAATTTACTTTAAATACATCATAAATATTATCAGCGGTTACACCGCTTGGCAAGCCAACTACATACCCACTGGCTAATTTAATATTTGTTATTTCGGTAGCATCTGATGGATTTTCTATAGTGGTTATATAATTTCCACTAATTAAATATTCTATATGATCCACGGCAGAAGAATTAGAAGCCCTAACTTCAACTCCAGAGCTTGCAAAAGCTGGAAACGTTAATGGTAGATAATAACCTACTCCTGATGGAGCTAACGTTTCTGTATGCTCTGAAAGATCCACATTATCTAAATAATTTATAGAATATGTTTCTTCACCTTCCACGCCAGACGCTGTATAAAAAACAATAGTTTGGCCAACTATATCATAGTCAACTTTTTCTGTCTCTGGCAAAGTTTCACCAGAAGCTGTTACCGTAGAGCAGAAAAAATCCTCGTAAGAAGATACTTTCCTAGCCATAGAAACAACTACACTAACAGGTACCCTAGTTAAATCAATTTCCGAAGTAACCTGTACAGCCTCTTCTTGGCCAACCTCAATGGCATTGATTTGGTGTATTCCAACTTCCTTTAGGACGTCTTTATACCCAACTAAAATATCAAATAAAGTACCAGCTATATTTTCTAGCGCTATTCCATTTTTACCTAATACATTTAAGGTAAAGGACACCCTCACCAAGTCTTTAAAGACCTTATCGTGAGTAGTTATACTAGAAGAATCTCGCTGATCTAGCGTAAGCTTAGCCCAACGAGTTTGGCCACGAGCCATTATAATCGCAGGTTTCTTTTGAATAGACTCTAAATCTACTGCAAATTTATCTGCAATTACAATCTTACTTTGAGAATATGTCGAAGACCACGGATAGGCACTACTCTTATTCGCGAAGTAAGTCTGTAAAAATGACAAGATTTTATGTTTTACATCTATTACCACGCTCACAGTATGCACCTCTACTTGTTAAGTATACGAATTTACTAGACTTTGTCAAGTTTTTTAGATATAGCTACGCCATTCTTTAAACACCGGAGCACGCACTTTTCCGGATGGCAGCTCATCTTGAATCTCTATTTTTGCTAATCGCCCAACGTATTTTGTGCGGTTGTTCCACATATGTATCCGTTCAGCATCTGTAAAGCCGCTGCCAACTCTTATAGTAGCCGCGCCTCCGTGCGTACGAGACGCCAAAAACCCACCAGCCGCGTTGCCTGAATACTTACCAGAACCTGAAAATACACTAACTACAAATACATCTATATCTTTTTTTATTTTAGCTTTAATTGGCGTTGATTTATTTAAATCAATTTCAATTATGCCCTCACGGCTTAAAGGATTAGTACCTGCTTTTATGTTCTTTAAAAGATGTTCCTTCTGTGCAGGAGTAGATACCATAGGTGCCAATTTAATAGCAGGCATTTCCTTTTGCACCTCTTTAAGCATTAAAAGTTTCTGGCTATAAGGGGCATCGCTTACATCTTTGCCACGATACTTGTCTATATCGAATACAACGTGCTCTACCCGGAAATTTCCGGATAGCTTTCCGGATCGGGCTTTCCAAACATTTGAGTTAAGTATTCCGGCAGTTTCCGCGCTGGTCTTTACTTTGCCTCTTTCGTCTGTGGCATATAGTTCACCCCGGAGAATTGTTTCCCCGAGCGAATCTGGAACCCTTTGCTTATAAAGATCAGTTTTATAAGTATGCTCTATGAGCTTATTCTTATCCCTTCTCGATACTCTGTACGAGAAGACTTCGGGTCGACGACCTTTTTTTAAGTAAAAGAGATTATGAGCACCGTCTATTTTAGGAGACCATATCGTGTCAGGTTTATTTGGGTCTAAATCCTCTATTTTTATTTCTTTATAAGACCTCTTCTTGTCTGGTATTTTGACACGATCTCTCGTATTAGTCGTATTGTAGAAAAGCCAATTCTTACCATTCGTTCTTAGCAACACATAACGTTGTGTGTCCGCCCCTTTATAAATATTAAAAACAATTTTACCAGAGCTGGATTCCAATACTTCCATTTTTCCAGCTTCTATTACGTCTACACGTCCTTTTCCATAACCGCCCTTTAGGTTACCTGAAAATTTCATATATTCAACAGTGTGGTCTGGCTGCTCTACAGCAAGCACTTTTTGCCCGGGAACGGGCAAATTACGAGTTGCCCAAGAATGAGCTACGCCAGCAGGGCTAGCAATACGCAAATCATAGTGTAGCCCAGCCTTGTCGGCCTGATGTTTCTGTATAGTATAATCCCATGTTTTATAAGTAGATAACGGAACAGGTGTGGTTATCTTGGAGTTAGGAAGTCCTGGAGCGTATTCTTTCATTCCAAAGCTTTCAATATATTGGCCGATTCTTCTTTTTTACGCTGACTTAATTCATGTAAATATTGGTCTGCAGATTTTCTAGGTTTACCAAATCCCATCCTGTTTAACCTTGATTTAGGAAACGTAGATAAATAATGCTTAACATTTACTGTTCTATTAGGATCGTCTCCTCTACGAACTCCACGAGAAGCCGCCTGATATACACGAGCATTGTTCCAGTGTGGTTCTGTTATTTGAACCATAGTGGTTTTAGGTAAATTAATACCCTCTGAACCAGCGCCACTAAATACAAATACGTTCGTTTTATTCTTATCTGTGTATTTCTTTACCTGTGCAGCACGTTCTTTTTTGCTTAGTGCTCCATGCACTTCGCTATAACTTATGCCCTTAGCATCTAATCTGGATTTGATCCTGCTGGTTCCAGAACCCAAGAAATTAGAATAAGTAATCACCTTACCTTTTTTATTAACTTCTGCCTGTATATCGTCTATAATTTTATCCATTTTAGAGCTAACGGGCTTTACATCGCCTTTAACAAAATTGGCTGTGGTATTCGAGGTCTGCCGTAAACCAGACATATAAGCATTTAAATTCTTGGCTTCAGTCTTTGAGGGTGGTAAGCCTTTTTTAATTTTATAGCGTATATGATACGGCAGTTTGCCTTCTACATACTTATATAATTTAATTTGTTCTGAAGACATTGGCACGTGAACTTTTTCATGCTTTGTCTTAGGCATATACTTTTCAAACTCTTTCTTAGGAGCAATATCCACCAAATGAGCCGCATCTGATCTTACTTTATCGGCGCTTCTTAACTTCCGGACAGTACCAGATTTAACTCCCAGTAATCTGCCCCAAATACCCGGTTTTACACGAACATCCTTATAATACTTATTATAAAACTCTTTTCTTATTTTTGGCATTACCTCACGGTTTGCTACCAAATTAACTTGTGAAGCTAAGTCATAGGGCTCATTAACTATTGGAGTAGCTGTTAAAAGAAGCGCCTTATTATACTTGCTTCTTTGTTCTTTTAAGTTTTTAGCAGTACTAGTTTGAGGATTCCTTATATAATGAGATTCATCTAGTATTAAATTATCACCACCAGCCAGCTCTTTTCCTCTAGCTACGCTAGAATAAGTTGTAACTTTTCTAGGCGTCTCTTTTTTGAATACCTTTAGTTCTTCGTTAGTAAAATTCTTAGTCAAAGAAGCTGTGCCTACGACAGTGTTCTTGGGCGCTTCGCGGGTAGCTTTAAGGGCAAGCCTGGTCTTACCAGACCCAGTAGGTCTTACAACTAGTAAGCCCTGTCTAGATTTTTTATAGCGTTCTACAACTTCGTTTGACATTATTTATTTCCTAAGCAGCTCGTAAAGCTTTCCTAACAAGCCAGGATATTTACCTTCGTGCTCCACATACTTATACAAAGCATTCTGATAAGATTGTGTGCCTGCTCCTATATTATAACCACGCTTGCGTAATCTGTCCAATTTTTTATAAAAATCTTTTACGTCTTTTGCCTCGTGTAAAATTCTATCCATATTACCAGACCTAATTGCTGCTGCAAGTTGGTCTATTTGTAGCTCAGAATTACCAGCCGCTATACTAGCAATAGGTGAAGCAATTTCTAGTGCCTTCTCGCGAGTTATGGCATTTGCACGCAAGGGCTTAGCTACCCATTTGTTATTCAATACGTCGTATAATCGACGTAGATGCACCATGTTCCATTCATCTGGCATTATATCTACAAAATAGTTAATTGGATGACTTTTAATAAATGCTTTACCACTAGCCAATTTGGATAATTTATGATACTGCGGTTTAAGTTCGGCATATTCCTGTTTAAGCAATACATTAACATCTATATCAGAGGTGGCCGACCATTTATAATCTATAACAGAACCACGAAGGAAAATGCCACCTATATGCTCTTGCGCCACTATAGTTAAAGCTCCCTGCATCAATACTTTGCGTACATACGTGTTTAATTTGTCTTGTTTATTAAACACATCCGGGCAAAGTGTAGATTTTATTGGCGTAAATAAACCCATAATTAATTCCTAAATTCAAAAGCTCCTATATCCCAATTATCAGTTCCGGGGTCACGACCATAAAAGTCTGTTGAACGAATTCCAGACACTGTGGCAGTTGCTGAACCTACGCAACAAGATAAAGGATTAAGTGTATAAATATTTAAATCTGCATCTACAAAACCTGGATCACGCTCACCTGTATCCCCTGATGTTATATTGCTGGAATCATATGTAAACGGCAATCCACCGCCTATGAAGTTATAAGTAATAGTTGCAGACGCCGGCGGTGTAACAGAGGCAGGTAAATTAAGAATAGGCGTAGCCCAGGCGCCTTCTAAATCTGCTACAATATTATTTATAATTTCTAAGTTATGGGAATAAGAATCATGTATATAAATAACTGGGGTACCCACAGTAGTATGATTTATAGTATTATTATAAAATTTAATATCATATTGATCATGATCCCCAAAGTATATACCCTGATAACAATCATACATTACATTGTTATATATGTGTGTACCGCTAGCTCCCGCCATTCCTAATGCATAATCCCCCGTATCCCAAATAACGTTATTTCGTATTATTGTATTTTGTATTAATGGCTCTGTACCATCGTTGTTAAAACGAATTGCACTACCACTAAAAGTATAAAATGTACAATTTTCTATAATACCGCTAGTAAATGTTCCTGAAGAATCACTACCTAAGTATAAACCATTATCGTTTCCAGAGCAAATTATACAATCCTGGAAATGATTATCAGTTGCAAAAGAAGCAACCACGGGACATTCAGTAAAAGCTTCTATATCTCCTATAAAAGTACATCCGGAAAAAATTATATTATGAGCACCGCCACTAATCACTGCCGCTACTCCATAATCTCCTGCGTATAAAGCATTTAACGTTAAATCTTCAAATCTTAAGTAATTTATACCCGAACCAACATTAATTACATAAAATGGGTTATCGCTACTCTCTATTCCGTACCCCCAAGCAGTTGGCTTTAGTTCTGCGGTCTCCCCAGGGTACGATGCCAAAGTTAGCCCACTTTCCCAGCAAGTTGCACCAGATGGGAAAATATCTTTTAGCTGCGCATCAAACGTTCCTTCTCTTATATATACTGTGCCTATGTAATCTTTACCAGGTACTGTCGCTAACGCAATACCTGTAGCTATAGTCTTAACTGCCCCACCAGCCCAAGTACCATCGTTACCATCGTCACCATTCATTGCAACCAATATAAAGTCATCCCACTGGGGTCTAACTAATCCCATACCAGAAACTATGTTTGTAAATGTACTACTATAAGTAATACCATTAATTTCATAATCGACTGTGAGATCCGACGTATACGAGTAAGTATGATATGGGCTAAATTCTACGGGTATTACTATTTCGCCACTAGCCGCCAAATCAGTAGGAACCGCTCCGTAAGAAAATGCGTTAGAATTTGAAAGAGTGTAAGTAATATTACTTAAAGGCTGATTCGTAATATTAGATAAATATAAAACTTTTGCTGGGCTTGTGCTTGTTTTGTATTGGTCTTCAAATACAATAGAACTTTCTTCCTCTAAATAACTAAATGTAACAGAAGAATAATGGTGATATACTAATAAGCCTTCCGGTATTACACTTTCTATTAACCCACTAATAGCGTTTGCTTCGCTTAATGTTCCGCTAATAATATCTGGGATAGTAATAACTGTAGTACTATACCTATCAACCTCCCCACTGGCATAGGTGCAGATTAACCCAGAATCAGAAATATAATCATTGTACTCAAAGCCAGATACAAGTAGTTGAAAAGAGCTAATTTCGTCTGCTTCAGAAACAGCTATAAAATTATCAAGCGGCTCATCAAGTGAATAAACTATTTCACCTATTTCACCGGATATAGTTATAGTATGCCCCATGCCCAATGCTGAAATATCGGTTACTAGGCCAGATTCATAAGCAAAGGGGAATCCGTATACTATACCTAATAAGTTTTCAATAGTATCAAAAGTATAAGCTTTTTTACGAAGATATATTAAAGACCATATAAAATATTTATAAAAAGTTAAATCTTTTTGAATTTGAGTATACTCTATACCATTTACAGTAGTTACATAATTGTTATATGTAGAATCTAGATATAAATCAATATCCACATTTGCTATTCGCCCCCAATAATTAAATAAAAACGGGTTTACAATTGACACGCCTGACATATACAGTAAACCATAGTTCACATTAGACTGGTTCGCCGTGGCAGTAAAAGGATCAGTATCAGGGTAATCAACGAAGGTTATATATTCTTTATTAGCACTAATAGTATAATTGGTATTTTCAACTAATTCTTCTTCGGCAAAGGGAACAGATTCACTTTCATAATAAATATTTATTAAATTTCCTATATCGGCTATAGCGCCTATCTGTGGATTGTATTCCCCACTAACGTTAATGTTTAATAGCCCCGATAAATTGGGTATAGTATCCCCATAGTATACAGGCAAATAAAAATCTAAACCACTTATTATGGGTGATAAATATTTAATACTTTTGCTATAATGTGTCCAGTAACTTTTTTTATATAAATCTGAAACCAAAGAATTAAACGATTCCCACCAATTCTCAATCGTATCTTTATCTTCAAATTTACCCCAGAAATCTCCAAGATGATTCCATATCTGAGATAGCTGGGTATTCCTAATTTTCATTATTAAGCCTCATCCAAGAAACTTGCGTTGTTAACATCTGTGCTTGTAAATGTTATAGTTCCAGATACAGTATTCCCTGTCCCTACAAAGTCCCCTTCGTTTTCATTGTCCAGGTAATAGAACAAACCAGAAACCGTAGGCATTGAGGGGTATGTCGTTAAATCTTTTGGATCTGTTCTCACCCTGTCATATTGCGGAATTGCTGTATAAGTTCCTGTACCAGTATAAGTTAAATATGCGCTCGTACCAAACTGATACCTATCAGGATACGGAGTTGGTCCTCTAAACCAATACACGTTACCACTAGCTAACGCCAAAAACTCATCATAAGGTTCACCTACAGTAAAAGTATAAGCATGTACTCCACCGCCATAATTACTTGCATAACCATCAAATGGAGGATACCATGTACCAGAAATTTGAGTATAATAATAACCAGATGGTCTATATTCAATCCAGGTAGAATAATTACCACTCATTCCATAAGTTACATTATCTGTAAATGTAGAACCACTATTAATCGGATAAGGCCTATCTTTGTTAGCTAATTGATCAAGTGGTTGTAACGCTGCTGCCCCGCATTCCCAAATTAGTTCGTCATAATAAGGAAAATCACCAAATACACCAGATACGCTGCTACTAAATGAACTATCATAAGCTTTAACATCGAACAATACAGGTAGATGAGTTAATCCGCTGTTTTCTACATTTGATGTTCTCGGATACAACGACCAATCAGTTCCATAGTAGTTAAGAGCCTGCCCTGACCATTCGGGGCAATCGGCTGGTTGATAGATAAACTTATTATTACTTATTTGTAACTGATCGTGAGCATACCCACTAAGCATATTATAAGGATCGCCAGCATGGCCTTTTACACCAAAATACGCCCCGGCTAATACATCATTAGGACTGATATCAGGCCTGTCATCATACTCTACAAACCCGCTATTACCTGTTCTAGTTAAATGCACCCAAGGCCGTAAATTAAAACCAAGATAATACCAACTCATATTATAGAATGTGTTATTCTCAATTATACCAGGTCCTATTCCGCCAAAGTACCTGGCGCCACTATAAGGGGTAAAATTAATAGCTCCAAGACCATAGGCGAATTTATTATCTTGTATCTTAAATTCAGACACACCATCAAAAAGCGCAATTGTAGGAAATAGTGATTTTGTATTATCATAAGCATCCCAGGCTATAGGGTCACCGCCTACAATTACATTACCACTCATTGTAAATCCGTGGGTATCAGATACCCATAGAGGTGGATTTCCGGTATCTACTTTACCCGTGTAATCATGTTCGCTTGGACTACTTGTGCCTTTACCTGTTATGACAGATTCTACATTCCATTGTTTTCCTCTTATGAAATTATTAATAAAAGTAACACCACTATTATCTATTATTACTCCATCTGGGTAATTGCTAGCAGGACTACCTTCAAATAATACATCTCCTATACAATCTAAGAAATTACAACTATCGATTATACGATTAGTATTTATTCTCCAACTAGTCTGGTCAGATCCCCAATGATCGCCAGGAAAACCTGGACCGCCAATTTGAAAAACAAGAGGTTGTACTGATTCTGGCAAGGTGTCGTGAAGAGTACAGCCACTCATTACCATATCGACGCCACCCATTTGAAACGCAACATCCTCAAAATAAGAATCAAGTATATGCACGCCGGAGCAGCGCATTGCTTGAAAACCTCCCTGAAATCCCCATTGGCTGGTTATAGGTGCCCAAGAGCTGAGCATGCCACTAAAGGTTAGGCCATCTAAAACACCCCCAGAAAAGTCGGATATTCTACACCCATGAATACCGATATTAAAGAAATTACAATTAGTCATATTTAAATTTCTTAACATATCATGATTGTATTCCCACTCTTCCCCTACCGGATCGTAACTACCGTAGGTAACAGGGCCTGTATTACCAATTCTAAGACCATAGTTTACTACACCACTGAAATTACAATCATTTATTGTAAGATCAGTAGCCCAGCCAACTAATCCTACATATGTACCAGCAATAGACACATCGCTAAAAGTAATTCCTGAAGGAATAGCTATACTATCAAGGGTGTTTCCTGATTCTGTACGCGCTGGCTCCATTCTTATAATACCGTGAGAATCCCCAGTTCCCCCTCCGGGGTAGTTATGATAATCATCATCCGCATTAAATCCGTATATATTGCCCCAATCGTTTATCTTGCCTAACGAAAGAAAATTAGCGGATAACGGTCCATAAAAATCTATATTACGTATTGTTAAATTTTGAGCATTACCAGAAATAATCCAAGCGTCTCTATACGCGGCATACTTTTCTTCATCGGAGCCAGGTGCATCATAGCCGTCCGAGGTTCCATTCCAAGCAAAATCATAATGGTCATCTGGGTCTACTCCGCCTGATATTTTAAGATATTGGCCACGCCAGTAAAGCCATAAAGAGTAGGTATTGATATTACTAAATATACCAGAAGCAGCCACGCTTGTGGACCCAGGATGATAATAAATTAACTTATGAGTTTCTCCACTTCCCAGCGGAGTAAACATCCAAGGAGTAACTTCTTGGTATTCATCATCTTGCCAAAAAGTAGAACAGGGGTGTTGTAATTGTGGGTAGACTAAACCACTATCAACCCGAAGTGACGAATAATAATATTGATCAAAAACTTCGCCTGTGGATTTATTGATTACGACAGGGGACTCCACCTGAGTATAAGCTCGGTGCGACGAATATGAAAAAGCCGGGAAGAATAAAATTGTATACCCGTCAAAAGCTTCCCAAACATGTTCCTCCGCGTCAAAATCCCACCTGTAAGCACCAGAATATTCTACATAGGGCATAAAGCCTATTTCATCAGCAGTTTTATAAGGGTATGGACGAAACCGTTCACCGCTGCCCAAGGGGGAGTAATCATCGGATGTGAACTTACCCCAATCCCAAATAACTCCTGTCGCCATATAATCACGCCACCCGGCATGATTAGTATCAAAGTAATCCTGTATTCCGGACAAAGTTGTCACAGCTGTTAATCTGGTTCTATTCCCAGCCTCTGCGCCTGTACCCTGAATAGTTATGGGGACTGTACCGCCCGAAGGAAGGTGTATTCGATTAAGATTATCTTCGCCGGTAAAGTCTTCTTTTGCGAAAGTTATATTGATAGTTTCATAGCCAGAAGCAACTATGTCGGCGTAGCGTGCATCTATGGATCTAAAAGCACCACTAGCTGTGTGCTCATTGGTATGGCTTATGTCTTGCTCAGCATCAACAGTTAAAACATAAGTAGCTCCTGTTATATAAACTAAATCTGCCTCAAATTCAAAGGCTCCTAAGTCGTAACCATCGCCTTTTGGCACTCTGCCATAATAATCAGGTATACGGACCGTACTTACATTATATCCTGCATCTATGCCAGAGGAGGTAGGATTAAGAGTATAAACATTGCTCTCCTCTTCAGCAACCCCAAGATCTGCTTCTATAATATTGGAAGCATCTACCCCGGATATTACTCCATCTACTCTATAGTCGGTTTGCAGTAAATTATTTTTTATATCTGCGTCTAATGCCCCCGATACATTATATTCGGATATTGATCCGAAGCCATCGTCAGTATAACCAGAGCCTATTATATTATTGTATATAATAGCACCATTAGTGCGGTAATTATCTATATAGATACCTGCCCTCCCGGTAGGGGCAATGGTATTATTATAAACCTCACAATCATAATTTCTACTCCATGTAAAATATACACCGCCATAACAGTTGTTGATAACATTGTTATATGCTTGTGCGCGCCTAGCCCCCGCAAATATGATTGCACTTCCACTTGCGCAATACTCTATTCTGTTATTTCGGAATATATTGTCATTCATCGTAACTGTATGTTCCCAACTCTCGTCAGGATGAGAACCTTCAGCAGGGCGATCTTCATTATTACAATGAATCCCATATTTTCCAACATTGTGAATATAGCAATTATCAATTAACCCGCTAGAAGCGGCATAACCTACTGTTCTAGAACCTGCTAGATAAATAGCATGGCTAGTAGCATTATATAGTTCGCAGTCAATAAGATTCAGGTGGTGAGCATAGCTAGAGAATACCGAGCCGCTCGCCACTAAGCTGCCCTCAAAAATACAACCTGAATAGGTTATATGATGAGCATAACCATTATTAGAGGCCGCTCTTCCGTAATCTTGCATGTTTACTGCGTTAAAATGAATATTATAAAAGTCTATATAAGCACAACCACTATCAACTAATACTGCATAACCAGTAGGCGTTATATCTGGTCTAATTTCCACCGTCTCGCCGGGGTACCCCCATACCGATAAGCCGCTCCCCCAACTGGTGCCACTGTTAGGTAATATATCTCTTATTTCCTCCGCATAGGTACCTTCTCTAATATAAACAGTATCGCCTAAATTAGCATTAAATATACCTGTACAAACAGAAGCATACGGATTGGCCTTTGTACCATCTCCGGTATCATTATCCCCTGTAGTAGCTACAAATACGCCGCTAAGAGTGTCAGCGGAGATGCCGCTGCCAACTGCCACGTCTGTAAATGTATTATAATAATCAACACTACCGGTGGTATACTCTACGGTTAGATCTGTCGTACTTCGTCCCAAAGAAGAGGGAGTAAAGACTACAGGTACTACTATTTCGCCGCTAGCTACTAGACCTGATGGTACAGTTGCTTCACACGAGAAATCTGAATTAGAGAATTCGTACGTTATATCATCTAAAGCATTAGACGATAGATTAGATAAGTACAAAGCTTGTCTAAAGGTAGTTTCCCCGGAATAAGTAGCTCCAAAATCCAGCGCACTTTCTTCCTCTAGGAAACCTTCAAACGCAGTTAATGGGTTATAATAAAATAACTGAACACCTTCACCAATAACGTCTTCCACCACACCGCTTGCTATAGTTTCTTTATACGACAAGCCGCTTAACGCTGATGGTATGGTTAAAACTAATGTACTAAATTTCCTAGCAGTACCACTAGCGTAGGTATCTATCAAAGATAAATCAGAAATATAATCGTCCAAAATAAATCCAGATACCAATAATTGGAATGTATCTACTGCGTCATCTTCTCCCAAGATGATATAATTATCTACTATATTTGGGATGGTATATACAATGTTACCAAGTTCGCCTGAGATTGTAATAGCGGTATCGTCTCCGCTGGCACTTATATCTGTTACTACGCCGCTTTCGAATGCGAACGGCAAGCCATAAGAAATGCCTAATAGGTTTTCAATGGTATCTAAAGTATAGGCTTTTTTACGTAAATGTATTAATGCCCATATAAAGTATTTATAAAAAATTAAATCTTTTTCATTTGTTGTGCAAAGGCGGCTATTTATACTTGTTAAATAGCTATTATAATCTCCGTCTAAATAATTATTTATATCAACGTCTACTAACCTACCCCAATAATTAAATAAGAAAGGATTTATTATAGAAGTTCCAGATGCATAAAGCATGGAATAATTTATGTTGGACTGATTAGCATTGGTGGTTAAATCGGTTTCGTGGTCTTCAAAAGTTATGTATTCTCTATTGGTGCTTAAATTATATTGTGTTCCACTTTCTATAACTTCTTCAGTAAACGGATTCTCTTCGTTCTGGTAATATACATTTACAAGACTATCTATGTTTAATATAGAACCGATACCAGGATTGTATTCACCGCTAACATTAATGTTAAGTAACCCAGACATAGAAGGAATTGTGTCGCCATAATAAACAGGAAAATAATAATCCAAACCACTAATGATTGGATCTAAATATTTAATACTTCTACTGTAGCTTGTCCAGTAACTTTTTTTGTACATGTCAGTTATAGCTGACATGGCGGCTTCCCACCAATTGTCTACAATATCTCTATCTTCAAATTTGCCCCAGAAATCTCCAAGATGATTCCATGTCTGAGATAATTGTGTACTCTTTATTTTCATTTATTCGAACTCATCGTAAACGCGTATAGTAACCGTTTCCCCTTTTCCAGACCAAGTTGACAAGACTATATAAGGTTGTAATTTATATTCACCTTCTACACTAATATTACCAGATAACGTTGTATATTTCAAATAGTTATCGTTATATACTGAGCCGGACCAAGTATATTCAGTAGAGTCCCCAGGTTTAAGCACTATTAAATTAGTAGTAGTAGCACCCGATATATCTTCACCCATATTAACTAATATAACTGTTCCAACATCGCCTACATATATTTTACTCATTTAAATCTCCTCTAAGTCTATCGCAGAAGTCTTTGTAATATAACGTGTATCTGTAGAAGAGCTTTCAGCAGGCTCTCTATCTAAGGTAGAAGATAATATAGATCTTCTGGATAAAGATGAAGTTTTTGAAACCTCATCCATTATTGAACTGGTAATTAATGAAACAGTATATTCTCTTGTAATGGTTTGCCTGGTTTCATCTTTAATAAAAGAAGTATTAATAAAAAAACGTTTTAAAGATGATTGGGCCATAACATCGTCATTATAAATAGCGCTAGTCATTGTATCCACTTTTTTCATTGCACTAGTCAGTGTGTTTGACATTTTTAAAGAAGCAACCTTCACAGTATTACGAGTTAATACAGAAGCTAAGCGTAGAACTTCTCGTATAAACTCACTAGCAGAGCCTCCGTAGCCCTGTGTAATTAGTGTATTTACTCCATAACCCTTGGTAATTATCATTGTGGGGTTCTTCCCGTATACAAGGTAACATCTCCTGTCAAAGTAAATGTTTTTAGCACTGTGACCCCATCCATTCTATAATAAGTTAATGTTCCAGCGCCGGTATCTAGCACCCATTTACCCAGAGCCTCGTCTCTAAGATCTATAACCATACCTTCAATGCCGCTAGTATTGGTAACCATAATTCCTGATAGTGTCGTCTCTAAACTACCATTGTCTATGGTTATTACCCCAGAAAGAGATGTCTCAAGTTCTGATATATCTGTAATAATTTCATCTTTATCAGATGTGGCCTCCGTGCGCGTAGGCGGATCGTATACATTAATAGCATCTGCTACATAGCCAGAAATATTAGCCTCAAGGGCTAATGCAGAAACATCAGCTTTGAAGTTATTTGGGGTGCTTAAAGTGCTTTGAATATCTTCTGTGTCTTCTTGTACTTGTCCTAAAATACCAGATGTAGCTAAAGCTGTCACATCAGCCTTATACTGATCGGGGTTATCCAAGTCTGCTTGAACTGTAATAATATCAGATTCTATGTCGTTTACAGTGCTTTGAATATCTATCGTATCTTCTAAAATTTGACCTACAACACCGGAAGTAGCCAAAGCAGTTACATCCGCTTTAAAACTGTCTGGAGTACTTAGAGTACTTTGTAGATCTTGCGTATCTGTCTCAATATTATCGACAACAGTTTGTATATATTCTGTATCTTCTTGTATAAGCCCTACAACTCCTGAAGTAGCTAGGGCTGTTATATCTGCCTTATACTGACCCGGATTATCCAAATCTGCTTGAATAGCTGTTAGCTCTGAATCGTATTCACTAGCTGGCGCTAAATTAGCATTGTCGATTCCGCTATAAACTACACCTGATATTACAATCACGGCCTCTGGATCTACCCAAACAGCATCTGCTACTTCCCCCGCAGTTGGCGCACTGCCACCGCCTTCATTTGCGGTTACACCAGATAAATAAGTCTTTGTTGTTTCGTGTTCGTATACTATAATACCTGAAATACTAGCCTCTTCTGCTAAAGCAGATACATCGGCTTTGTATTGATCAGGATTATCCAGATCAGCCTGAATTGCTACTAGACTGGCCGGTAGAGTTGTTCCTGTATCTTCCAGGATAGCAGTTACATCTGATTCCAGAGAACTGATATCTATTGCATCAACCATTCCGGAAATACTGATCTGACTATTCTGAATATCCTGAGTATCAGTCTCTATATCAGATAGACTGGCCGGTAGAGTTGTTCCTGTATCTTCCAGGATTTGTCCTACAACTCCTGAAGCAGCTAAAGCAGATACATCGGCTTTGTATTGATCAGGATTATCCAGATCAGCTTGGATAGTAGTCAGGGCTGCAGTGTACTCACCAGATGCAGCTATAAGTGTATTATTTACAGTTTCGTCATTAACCGTTGTACCTATACTTGTATCTGTAACACTTGCTGACACCCCATATAGATTAATAGTTGTTGTACCAGTTCCATCTATAGTTATAGGACCAGTAACACCTACTTGCTGAATAGTTCCTGCAGCACCATCAACATGATAAGTGGCTGACCGAAAAATACCACGAAGTTCTACATTTGCTCCGTTTGTAGTAAATGTCTGACCCCCGCCTGCAAGAGGTTCGTTTGAAATAGTACAGTCGTCGTCTAGTATCCAAGCCGAGCCTCCTGTGTATGCCCTATTATTGATACCAGTAGTACTTCCTAAACCGCTAAAATTAAAGTTAGGTGTTCCACTCCCGGGTACCATTGAAAAGCATTCTACAAACACAAATTGTCCAGCACTAGCTGCTGTAAAGGTTGCTGAATTATATCCAAACCCGCATCTTCCCATACCGCAAGGAGGAACCGTAAGTTCTCCAATTTTACAGTCTATAAATCTTGCGTTATCGCCTGTTGCAACACCGCTGATTAGAGCACCAAAAATATAAGCTCCTGCTATAGACTGCCCACCAAGATCTATAGTAGCCTCTGCTGCATCTATATAATACCCGTCTGAGTTGGCAGTTAAAAGAACAAAAGATTGACTAGCAACATGGAATCTATTGAACCCCAAAGTAGCGTTTAAAGTAAGAGCATCGGGCCAAGTTAAACATGGCTTATCAGCTGTGCCATGAATAAAAGCCGTCGTTCCAGCTGTTCCATTATTAGTATCAACCCAGATGGCACCATCTGCGTAACCTACCGATCTGTTTACAACCGCATAAGATAAAAATAATTGATCAATATAAAGATCTGCTGACACAAGACTAGTAGCCTGCACCTGAACTCTAACTTTTCCTACATTCGCACCCGTGCCTACATGTCGTGTAAATAGTGTATAAGTATGTGTATCATCCGAAGATAAGGATGTACCGTACATAACCCCGCACTGATCCCAGTCAGTATCATCCCAATGATAAGCCTTTATATTAATATCATCATTATTACCGTTTGCTCTTCCCACAAAGGTTACAGAGGTTGGAACCCCATCAACTCCTACATCAAATTCATAGTAGGCTTCTATGTCACCAGACTCATCCTCTATTTGATGATAAGTTCCATCCAATGTTACTGTATCTTCATAAGTACCAGCAATAACTGTTCCAGACGTTAGAGTAAAACTATCAGCAACCGTATTAATAGCTGCACCTGTGTTAGCAATATTTTCTAACTGTTGCTGTTGCGCAGGTGCGTATGAATCAGCGTAGCCTGTTCCGTCATAGGTAGCTTCAAGGTTAGCAGCTGCCGTAGAATCTCCTGAAATAGCTGTTGCATCAGAATTCATTTTACCGGCTATTGTTAGGGCAGCAGGTAATCTGGTTTTTATATTCTGGGTATCCTCAGCTATCATTTCCAAAGAATCAGTCTTAGTACTAAAACCAGCCCAGACCCCATTATTTCCAACCATACTTGCTATAATAGAACCAGTCACAGGAGTATCCCCGTGTGCAGCCGCAATTAAGTGATCAAGGTGTATATCGGTAAGAGCTGTGTCAACCTCTGCATTGATATTAGCAAGAGATATAGTATCAGGGATCTTTGTATCATTTAGCGCGTTGGTATCAACAAGAATAGTGTCTACCACTCCATCAACAACTGATATTAAAGCCGGGATGGTAGTGCCCGTATCTTCGAGAATTTGCCCAACTACACCTGAAGTAGCTAAAGTATTTATTGTATCCGGGTAACCGCCCACAACAAATTTTCCTGGGTATGTTCCTGCGTCACCGGACATTAAGTATAGATACTCTGTCTTTTCGGTGGCTGCGGTTACTATACCTGAACTATCATAGCAATACCAACCCGTAGATTCAAGTTCATCACACCCACTTTGTGTAAGCGCTATAGCGGTTCTTGTAGCTAGATTATATATGGTGATTTCCGGAGAATCGCCTGTACTTAACTCGCCCAGTAAAGTAGTAGATTCGCCTGCGCCTATTGTTTGATATCTCATTTACATCTCTACCTTTAAGCTATTAACTTTTCTCAGCTTAATAGTAACTTCTCTATCTATATCCATAGCGTAAGGTTTTGTTACTGGAATATAGCCATCTTTATATACCGATACATCATGATATGTACTGTTACCACTACTCGACCAAAAATAAGACGACGTAGCACTATAATAATATTCGTGCGTTAGTAATGCGCACTCTATATCATATATATTATCTAATTTACCATTTGCCTTAGTTTTAAATGTCCAGTACTCTCGCCCGTCACTCTGTTCTATTACTACGGTTGCTCCTTCTACTGGCGTACCCAGAGAGTCTTCAACTGTTAAATTCAGAGATTTAACCCAAAGAACAGCCCCGTCATAATTAGCGTTAAGATTAGAGGCGTCGTTCCAGGTATTACCAGACCAAATAATCATACGACCATCATATCTAATTTCAGCCGCAGGAGATGTTGTGTTAGTCCAGGTGCAGTCTACGAAAGCACAAACTGCCCCCCATTCTACATAATTTCCAATACCGGCATCGTCAAAATTGCAACCTTTAAATAATTGAAAATGCTGACCATGCTGCCTGGGCTCCGTGCCGTCAAAATCATTTTGAGTTATCCATGGACTCATACCAGGAGAACTATGATTATAGGTTATCCAACTAGCGGTATTAGTCCAAGTGCAGTCTTCCAGTTTTATAGGAATGCCTGTTAGATTCTGAAAAGCATAATATACATCAGTAAAAGTCAGGCCAGAGAAAACAACATTGTGCCAAAATGGACTAGTATAATTTAAATAAAAATAATGGGTATTGCCTGTTGTATGGCCTATATTTTTATCGCATTCTATGTTCTTAAAACTATGAGCTCTTACCTTACCCATACCATATAATAAACCAAAATAGTTAGTAGACGCACAGCCCGTACCGACCTTCATACCATCTACATCCCAGATATCATCGGTATAAGTGCCTGTATCTGATTGCTCGTAAAAATAAACACGGGAAAAATTTTTCCAAGTAGGCTTATAAGTTTCATTTCCCCTTACAGTTAACCCGCCCCAGAAATAGGCATAATAAGGAGCGGTACCATCTTTAGAAAAATCTATGGTAGTATCACCATACATTTTAAGATGGGCTCCGGCTTGAACATAAAAGCGTCCACGACTAGCTGCACCTATATCATATTCTAATGTTTCGTTAAAGGAATAGTCTTCCCCACTACCTATTATTAGTTCTGCGTTTGGACGAACGTATAGGGATCTATTAGTTGTAGAACAATTAACTGTATACACGCCAGAAGGAGCTGCACTGGTCTCTACCAAAAAATCAGTATCATTTATATCGGCTACAATACCAGAAAGAGTATTTCCAGTACCCTCGACATATATATTATTACCTGATTTTACTGCGCCCATTACGGAATATCAATCGTATAAACTATGTCTTCTCTGTCTATCTCAGAAACTTGTGCAGACTGGTTAATAATCTGTCCATTCTTCTCTACTGTATTAACTTTATTTATTCTCCAGCGCCTGCCCATCTGGTCTTCAAATATATCTCTCGGGTAGATAAACGGATAAGGTCCCATATATAAAACTTTATAAGATTGATCAAATTCACCAAACTGTGTCATCTGTTTTACTCTAGAAGCCGCAGTTATAGTAGCAAGCCCGCTAATAGCAGAATAATAACCAGAAACAAAACCAGTGCCATAACAATCCGGGCAGTCAGGATCATTTACACGTCGTAGTATAGCGTCCCAACAAGATGTGCATCGCGTAGGTTCTAGAGTTCTTTTCCTAAGAACGCAAATAGGCTGTCCCGCATAATCCGCTCTAAGCGCAATAGCTTCTCGCCTGATTATCTCGAGTGCATATTTGTCAGGATCGTACGCAATAGCATCATGATCACATGCATCAAAACCGCTAGGCTGAAGCCTATACCAAATGTCTCTAAACTGGTTAAAATTCACTCCAGATATGCTGGTGTCCGTATAATCTGTACAACTACCACTTATAGTGGCTATAGTGGTCCAATAGAGGCCGCTGGGTGTGTTAATTTCGCTTCGCTGTACATAGAGGTCCCATGCGTCTAAATCTTCCCCATTTACCGCTATAGGAGTAAAAGTTAAATATAAACTGTCAGCACCTATGGCATGAACAGTCAGATCCTCTATTAGTACCACGTTCTTCCATCCCAGCTTTCTTGTTCAAGCTCTGTACCAACACCGCCGTATGCACCTTCTACGTTTATTTTACGTATTGTCTTCTGCATACCAGTAACCCATTTCTGCATAATTTGATTAAAAATAGGCATATAGCGTGCATAGGTATCCAGATCGGATATTTGAATTCCACCAGCATCTCTGTATGTCAGAGTATTTCTGGCAGATAAAATACCTTTACCCATCAGCACTTGTAAAGCTGCTCCATATTTAAGTAAACTATAATTAGGAAAATTACCTATCGTATAGCTAGATTCAAAGCCCCACTCATTGTTTACCTCATCAATGGCGTCTTCTAGAGCTTCATACAAATACTCGTCTGAGCTCTCTTCTACGCCAAGCAACTGATTTAGCGCCGGGGTATCATTTAACCACCTGCGAAATCTATCTACAGTGTTTTGATATTCTGTTGGAACGGACATAAAAAACCCCTTGTAATTGTTATAATTAAATTATAAGGTATACAAGAGGCAAAGTCAATATAAGAAGAAATAGGGTATAAGAATAGTAGTATAAAGGAGGTACTATGACTATCCAAACTGCGTTGCTGTGTCCCGAATGTTTACAGAGAGGATGTGCTAGCTACCTAAAATGTGAGCATGACCATGTTCCAGAGGAGCACAACGGCACTAAGTGCATGTTCACTCCAGTAGTTCGCTGTGAACTCGGACATGAAATAGTTCGAGGTCGAGAGAAAACTAAAAAATATGAATCGGCTTAAGGGCCGATTTTTTTTACCTACAAAAAAGCCCCGCAATCGCGAGGCTCCTTGTAAAAGTCAATTAAGGCTTATTTAATGGTGACCGAATGTGGTCTGTCTTCTGGGACCTTAGGTAGGACTATGTATAAAATCCCGTCGGTTAGTTCTGCTTTTACTTCTTTCCTCGATACGTGAGAAGTAAGGCGAAGTTGGAGGTTAAGGGTATCTTCACTTCCCCATGGGAATTTAACTTCGCCCTTAATTTCAATCGATTCGCCATCGCAATTTACCTTAATGTCCTTTTTTTTGATAGCCGGGTAATTTAACCCATATTTTGAAGGATTCATTTGTTTCGACCAATTCATGAGCGCAGGGATAACTTGCAGTATAGTAATCCGTAGCATTTATAGGTTCCCATTTCCATCCTTCTGTATGATCCGTCCGGGGCTTCATCGGGTTGGTGTCTGGGTAAGTAATTGAACAATAGCCAACTGTTAATAATTCACTCATAATTTCCTTAACTTATTATTTATTCACACTTTACGAAAGTGAAAGAGGGCCCCACCAACGAGACCCTCAAACCGAAAGGAGGCAACCATGAAAACCACAGTACACATATAATATACAAAAATGGGGTACAAAAGTCAAGGTTTTATGGTATAAGAAGTATGTAAAACAGGTTATACATGACGTCTTTTCCATACATATAAGATCCTTTTCTTGTACCTCTTAACCGTTTGCCTCTTCGCTCGTTGATCTGCTGGTTTCTGATTGTGGATTCGTTGCTTTAAGTACTCCTATGAACCGCCTTAACGGGCGGTTCTTTTTTTTGTTGATTAGTTTTTATAAACAATAGGAATAGATTGAGCAGTCGTTGAGCGGAAGAGGGAACGACCCCCGCGAATACTGGCCATATACGACTCTAAGTCCCGGTAAGCCTAGATCGCCTCTAGGCAGAGAACAGCCATATAAAGGCTGGGTTCAATTTATTCTTTTCATATTTCATTGCACAGAGAAACCTTCCTGCATGGAAAGTGCCACTTCCATCTGGCGCTCGACAAGGGCCAAGCTCCATAGTTGGCCCTTTTTTTTGGTATTACCGTAACGAGCCCGGGCATGAGTCCAGCCGTTAGGGGGCTTCGCGCAGGTATAAGAGCACGCTAGTTAGGTGCTCTTTTTTACCCTATTTGTGGTATAAGAAGAATAGAGGATAGTTTAGGCTATTTTCTACCTGCGCTGCTGACAGGTATGAAAACGGTGGTTATGTGGTATTCTAGGAAGGCCTCATAGTTTAACAAAACAATTGGTTTGTATGTACCTAGACTCATGCAAACCCTCCGGTATTAAAAGCTACTGCCGGGGCAAGTAATACGCACGCCAGCATTTGCCGTCTTTGGCGGCACCTAGTCCTGCAGGTTAAGGACACTCCCCGTAAGGCCCTACGGGTAAGCCTCAGTAGCAGAAGGCTTAGGTTGGCGACCAAAAGGAATCCTCGGATTCCATTTTTACCATAAAAACCCCAGACATATGCCCGGGGTTTTTAAAGGGAGTGAATGTATATAAACCGACGGATCGGGGATTTATTATTATGTTACAGAATATGTTATTCTTGCAACTCCATTAATGTTACCAATACCTACACCAATGAACTCGTAAGCAGCCCAGGTGACTAGATTCTTTTCTTTCTTGATCCAGAATTTAGTATCGCCTAGAATATAAGCGTGCCCTAAGTATTCTTTTGGAGCGAAGAAGTAAAGATCGTTTTCTGGTACTAGTTCTCCCTTAATGGTAGAGATTACTTTTTTACCAAACAGTGTTGGGTAAGTAAAACCATTGATAGTGATCTCGTTAGCAATTGAATCGCCAACCTGAGAACTGTTCCACTCAATAAGTTTATTGTAATCGGATTGATTCATAAGAATCAAATCAGTGTAGTGAGGTGAGGATCCACTTGTTTCTTCTAACAAGTTAAATCCTTGTCTAAATACACTAGGTGGAATAGGATTAAGAGCTGTGCCAGATGCTACAGCAATTGTGTCTTCTTTTCCGCCTGTCCCTGAGCAAATACCAGAAATAGTTTCCATGAATTTGGTGTCTTCAATTTTCTGGATATCTTTTACAGAGTTTCTTTCGATAACGTCTGTAATAGGCATTTCGTATGCAAGTAATTCTTCCTCGGTCTTCTGGAAATCATCCGAGCTGATCATATAGAAAGAAATCTCGTAACGTTCGCCTGTTACATAATTGGCATTTGGTTTACCACGGAAATTCAACGCCTGCGCTGTTGAATTGGGTTCCTTATCCACGATTTTGACCAATTGGTCATGGTTCACGGAACGTTGACAGTCCGCTGCGGTCACATACTCCGGTTGCATGATTTTACGCATGAACGAAAGTTCACGTAATCTCATACGTACGAAGGCACCAGCCTCTGCAGCTGTCTTTTCCATGTCTGTGTCCATCTTAGTTAAGAATAACTCAGTAAGGACTTTAGGATCAACATCATAAGACATATTATGTACCTCCTATTAAAGTGTTTGAATTGTTATGTAACCATCAGCATCTGTAGTCTCTAAGCAATGGGCTACAAGGCCACTAGCTAAGGTTTCTACATCTGAAACAACAGTTAATTTACCACCAGTCGCCCCAACCTGTAAAGGTTGACCAGCTGTTGGTGTTCCCGTAAACATGTTTGTTTTAATACGGAACTTACCACCTAAGAAAGTAAGTTTAGTTGTATTTGTAGCATCTGGGGTAAACCCGATTGACTCGGTTGTTCCATCATAATTACCTTCGGTCCAAATTAAGTATGCCGGATGTTCGCCCTGTTGAGCAAGATCCCACCCCGTTGCGGCAGGAGTAGCCCACATACCTTGATAACCGCTGGTAAGAATGTCATAACCCGAACCTGCTGCAATAACAGTCGCATCAAAACGATCTATTAAATTTAGATCAGTTTGAAGTTTTAACATTTTTTAACCTCCAAAATATTATTTTAGTTTAGTCGCCTAGTAAAAAACTGGTTAGAGGATCATTGCCATCTTTACTGTTTTCATCCGCAACTTCTCCCAGTTTTACCTGAAAGTCGGAGTTTTTAGTAAGTTCGATTGCCTTGCCCAACGTAACCAAATCATCTAAGGTCTCGTCTCTAAGTTCAGCTAATTTTTCAAGAGCTTTACCCGAAGATATTTGACCCTCGTCTATAAGCTTAGAAGTAAGAGAAAGTGCTTTGTCAAAAACATGTTTCTCTGCCTCTAACTGTTCTACTCTACCTGAAAGTCCACGAAGAGTAGCAGCTGCCTGTTTAAGGATTTCACGATTATTCATTACTTTCCCCCGCAGGTAAAAGTGCTTCGCCATCAGCCAGCCTTTCGGCTAGATACTTAAAACGATTAAGATCTGGCTCTCTATCGGCAAAAGGAGGTAAAATTAACCCAGCTTCTTTCAGCATTGTTTTATCATCTTCTGTAAGCTCCGATACATCTAACATATCTTTTAAAACAGCTATTTTAGCCATCTCATCAATGATAGAATCCTCTTCGCCCAAAGCATCCAAAACTTCGGCTAATTTCTCTATCGAATCCTTATCTAAATTCACAGAAGTATCAGCAGACTCCTCTGCAACCTTAACATGGCCATCACCAAAGTCAAGATTGGTTTGAATGTCGGATGCCTCTAATATCTCTTGTAAATTGGCCATCTTATACCTCAGAATTATTCAGCTTTTTCTTATCCCTGTAATTCGGATAGAAAAGCACGCGCCATAATTCTTCCCGCTTCGTCTAATTCGGCCACTTTTTCCATATTGTCTTCTACTTCGAGATCATGGTCAATCATCGCACAGGCAAGCTTAATTACGTCATCCTCTGTGTATTGTTCGCCATTTTCTACCAAAGCATCTTCCGCGAAACTCGCATACTTCTCAATAACCTCAACGCGTTCTTGGTCAGCAACAACTTGCTCTTGAGAAACTTCTGCTTCTTTCGTCATGTTTTCGTAAAGGTCTAATAGTCCAGTCATTATTCTTCACCTCCGAAGTAATTTTCCCAAATGGTACCAACTACACGATCCGCGGCCGTTTTTTCACGTCCAACAGTTCCTATGGCGTCAGCTGCAATCGGATACTGGTCCGGAGCTGCCGGTGCTTGAGGAGTTGCTGCCCCTACCCCACCTACAGACCCTGCGACTAATGAACCTGTTTGTCCAACACCGCTTGCTGCTTGGTTAATCAGTGCCATAACTTGAGCTAATACTTCAGGATTAACATCCGCATTGTTTGCTGGCATTGCTACCGCTGGGTTCATTGGAGCACCAGTTTCTGGTGTCATGCCAACCTTACCAACAGCAACCTTTTCCAGGTCCTCTGCAAAAGCTCTTCCAAATTCACGTCCTAAATTCTCTAACTCAGCAATTTTTTCCAAATCTTGTTCTTGTACCGGCTCTGCTGCAGCTTCATTATCTTCAGCAAGCTTGGCGAAAAAATTATCTTCTGGATTAGTTTTTGACGATAAACTAGATAGAACTTCTTGTAAATCTAAAGCCATTTTAAAAACCTCCTGTTAAATAAACAGTTATTTAATTAACGTTTAACATTAGTAATGTAATATGTATATGTATATTGTCAAGTTCTAAGTACAAGTTTTTTATACAATTCGTCTAATTCGTGTGGTTCTAGCTCTGTCAGATGCGAAGCTGAAGCCACTTTTGTAAGCCTTTTCATAAGAGCTGCTGCTCCCGTTCCGACCATTGCGCCGGTTATTAGTGGATGCTTAGCCACTGTATTTTCTATAGTTCCAACAGGTTGGCCATATCTTTTCTTGGCCCCGACATTGTAAGACGTATAATACGTAGCGGGTAAAGATACTAACAGACCAGTCAAATAATTAGTTGCGGCATATTTTTTCATATTAGCCATCTCACTGAGCCTGGCCTCATGTAATTTTTGGGCACCTATTGCACCGGCGCCGATACCAAAAGCAACTAATGGAAACATCCACGGCTTAGAAAGAAACTTTTTTTCAAGCTTCCCGCGGTTGATAGCTTTCTTAAAATATTTTGAATACCCCAAATACATAGCACCCAAACCTATCAACGGTAGAGCCGGGTTTTTATATATAGGCGTGCGCACATGAGAACCTCTCTCCATCTGTGCAAGCTCATTCTTAGAATACGGTGTAAATACATTTTCCGGCATCTGAGGGCCATATTGCGCATATTTTTTCATTATACGAATAATTATTAATGGCTTGGACAGCGCGCGATCTGGTACATACGGGGCTATATCATTATATAAACTATGGGGTAAAGAATCTCTAGAACACTCGAATGGAGATTCTTCCATATCTGGTAATACAGGAAATACTCTTTTTGCGTTTTCAAGCTGCTCTAGCAAATCAAACATCTTGTTCTTATGTAATACTATGCGCTGAAAATCAACAGGCTTTGGCATTATGTGGAGCTCTGCCAATCCGCGTAATAAATTCTCTGCACCATACTTATCTACAAGAGCAAGTAATTCTTTTTTCGGTATTTCGTCTTGTGATTCATATACCAATTTTTTAGGATCTGTGTCTACGGCAATTGGTTCGCCTTCTATCTCTTTTTCTATTTCCGCTTCTTTAACTCTAGCCCGTTTAAATAGTTCATGAGCAATTTCAACTGAAGGCATAGCTACCTCAGCAGATGCAACCTTCTTCATCATGAAAGCTGTTTTATCGGCTGGGATGGTTACAATAGAAATATCAAAAAATTTAGGTTGTGTATTTATGGCGTACGCTTTACGCCCGTCAGACAATGTGCTATTAAGAACCGGCCTGCGTAAATGCTCACAGTATTCAGACATCTTTCTGGACTTATGACCGCATATAGAACAAATATCAAACGGCACCTTGGCTCCCATGGAAACCTTAATGTCTCCATCTTTGATTTTTTGTTCTATTCTAGGATCTTTGCCCTTGTCTATTTCAAGTATAAGCTCTACACGGTGCATGCTGTCATTGTAATGGCTAAATACAGGTTTACCATAACTTCTAAGAGGATCTTTGTTTTTATGGTGCTTGTATACTCTGGCTAAGGCTTCAAATGTTTTATGATATTGTTTAAGAACTCTTTCCGGAAAGTAATCACCGTTTCTATTACTGCCATAGTATTCACCAGCACCCAGAGCGTTAACTAAAATATATACTTTACCAGAAGTAGGCTTTATAGCAGAAATAGCGGTTTGAAGATCGGTTGACATCTCGGCCGTTTTCTCCAAAGGCGCAATTCCGCCTACGTCGAGAAGCTCAACGCTTACACCTAAGTCATGTAATTCATATTCTGGTTGTTTTAACATTATGAGCCTGATAGACTAACGTTTGGTTGTCCATAATAATCATATTTATCAAAAGGTCCGCTGAATTGCTGTACTTGTGCAAGCGGAAACTGCATTGCTGTATTAAGAGGTCCGGCGTCTTTTGTTTTCCCTGCTTTTTCTTGGGCAGAAATCAAATCTTTATAAGTCATATAAGTAGGACCGCCCACTTCATGTAAGGTAAGTGCATGCTTAATATATGATCTCGCCGCCATGGGGTCATTAGCTATATGAGGTGAAAAATGCCATAAAGAAGAGAAATAATCAACAACAGCTTTCTTATCGTTATCTCTTAGTAACTCTGGAAATTTAGATGTCATATCTTTAAACGCTTTTAATTTGCGTTTGTCATCAAACAACTTCTCGTCAAGCTTCTCTAATCCTTTGGCTCCGGCCGTCATTACACCGCCAGCTAAAGCAGAGATTAAAGCTATGTACCCAAGCTGTTTAGCCGAACCTTTAAACCCTCCCCAACTTTTAGGCATCCTTGAGTCTTCAGCCAGCTTTTCAATTTCGCCCTTAAGAGCAGCCATTTTAATTATGGTGCTTTTAGGTATATTTCCTTGCTTATACTGTTCTATAAAATCGTTAGTTGTCATTCTGGCTACCCCTCAAGTTAACGTATTTTTTTGCTACACTTACAAGCTCTGAAGCTAACAAGACTACGCCGGTTGTCTCTGGCAAAGACGCAACCTTATCTAAACTGTCCGAAGGATTAATGCGTTGTTTAGCCTGATCAATAAGAGAATCAATAATATTACTATCAACATGTGTTTTGATAGCAGCTCCTAATGAATCGGGATCAACACCGTTGAAAGCGGCCTTCTTAACAAAGTCTATAAATTGCTCTGACTTGTCATCAAAATGATAAGTTAACTCATGCATTTGAGTTCTAAGAGCTCGTTTCTTATCAATAGAAACATGATCTATAATCTCTGCGGTTTTTTCTATTTCCTGAGATTCTGGATTACCAAATATAGCTTTTATAGTCTCATCATCGGTAGGTCCGTCTTCCTCTGGCGGAGAATTATAATCCTCGGAAAAACTAGCCACTTTAGAAAATACTATTTTAGGCTCAATAGCTTCTGCTACCTTTTCCGCCTCTGCTACAGGAAACTCAATATACTTATCATCCTCAACAGTATTCTCGAATAACTTGACATATGTAGCTGTGTTGGCCTCCTCTACAAGCCTGTCAATCTCGTGTCTATTTAATTGCAAATCCTCAGCTACCTTCACAAGGGAGTCGTGTAGCGGTACCTGTTCATCAATATAGCTACGAGCAGCCTTTTTACCATACTCTGCATATTCTGCTTGTGTTACCATTGTTTTTCCTCGAATTAAAATATTACAAATAGATTATAATAGTTTTACACCCAATTTGCAAATCTGTCCTTTATCCAAGTCCAGGGGGTTCTTTTTTTAAGCACAACTTCATGTACCGATTTGTATTTGTAGGCACCTAATGTCTTATATAGTACCACTTTATCTGCTAATATAGTATCCATTGGTCGCATACCGCCAGAATTATATCCTGAAGGCGGTGTAGGTGTTTTTACCTTGAACGAAGTTACGTGTGGCGTGATAGGTGATTTTTTATTATTAAAAATATTAAAAAGATCTTTTAGACGTTTGTCCTTATCTTCAATAAAATTAACCATAAATAAATTTTTTCTACCAAGTATCCCAACGCCTTCACTAACCAATGGCATTTTTTGTATTTTGTTTATATCTTCCATTTGGAGTTTAACTTTGTCTACTTGACTGCCAGTTAAGTCCCCCAAAAATTTTATTGTCATGTGTTCTGGTCCACCTGATATGGTGGGGATTGCTATAAAGTACCTACCACGTTTATCGTCGTAAGCTGCTCTCTTCGTCATAAGCTCCCAATATGTTCTAGTACTCATCTGACATTCCTTCCACTAGCTCGAGCGCTAAAGCCCCGTATAACATAGAATGTAGAGCGTCATCTGGTTCTGAGTTTATGTATGCCATTTTGCCCTTATCTTCATCATAATCAATAGATACTGCTAAGATATCTCTGGCAAATGGTTTAAAATCTTCCCATTGGGGAAAAATAATTTTCTTCTTTTTAATTTTGTTAAAGAACTGTGTCATTACTGTATTGCGTGAAAGTGTATAAGCACGCATACGCTGGTTCCATCTTATACGGTCTTTTTGTGTACCTAAGTGTTGGTAAGCTATAATCTTATCATCACCCAGGCGGTCTCGCAGTTCTGAATTAGACGCCTCGCCCAGACCATAGTCTGTACCGGCTATAGTCGCTCTCCAAGTATTAAATTGTCTAGGTATATCCTGATGTATATAAGAAAAATCTGCTTCTTTGCCATCGTATTTCTTTAAATACCTAACCTTAACAACATCTGTTTTACCTGGAATTTTATGCATTACAGAAAGTAATGTAAAAGAGGCATTGGAGTTAACAGGACCATAATCAAGACCAAGTGCATATTTGTAACTCTTATCAGCTTGATTAGGCTTGTCTGTCATTGGTCCACCGGTGCAGCATGCTTTTATTTCAGCTTCTGTAATAGGAGCTACACCTTCATCATGCGCAATGCCCAAAACCTCGTTATAGAATTGAGCAGCGCCATAATCCTCCATTGGGATTATGATATCATTTTTCCAATCAACCCAAGGAGCGCCAAAGAACTGAAGCTGTGATACTCTAAAACCTTGATACTCAGCATCTTTTTTGCCCGTGCGAACCCACAAACCATCATTTGGGTTTAAAGCTCCGCCGCAGTGTCGACAAATTAAACCTTTAGTACCAATGTTCTTTTCGTCTAAATAGTTGTATTTATTACAATGACTACACTTTGGCATCCACTCATTCTTACTGGATTTGCCCCAATAGAATGCTAAAGTACCCACAGTTCTTTTAGGGGTGCCAGCAAACATTACGCGTTTGTATAAAGAACGTGACATGGACTGGTTTGCAATTGGTACTATGTCCTGCAGTAAATCCTGTGCCTCATCATATAAAATCATGTCGTTCGAATAACCACGAAGCCTGTCCGCACTTAAAAGTGCGTATCTAAGATACATTGTTGACTGATTCAATAGTTTTTTACGAAAAACGTTTTGCTCCAATTTGGAACTAATATACATTTTCTTAATCCACGGGGAACTTTCAATGAGCGGCGCTAGCCTATCATTTGAAAATACCTTAGTCTGGTCCACTGTAGGAGATACATACATGGAGTGAAACCCGTTTTTTATAATACTATTAGCCAACATGATATTAGCCATAGTAGAAGATTTCGTAGTCTGCCTTCCAAACTGCATAACTAGTTTAGAATCATCCATGTCGTAAATGGGACGCATATGACGATAATCCTTCAAGGACAAAGGATTGCCATTGAGGTAAAATAACCTCTCAACTAGTTGAGATTTTTTTAATTTAATCGTCTGCGGTGATCTCATTTTAGTAACTTTGCTATCCCTAAAGCAGAAGGAACACCAAGCGCAGTAGCGCCTATGCCCATATCTAGATTAGGCTGGTCCTTTTTATTAGTAGAAAATGTATGTTTTAGGTTACGGCCTACCATCCTGGTGGCTGTACTGGATATATAATTATCTGCATCCCTAGTAACAGGAACAGCATTGGCTAATACGCCTGCGGCCATAAGGGGTAATCCTATTTTCTTTTTGCCTTTAGCTAAGGCTATCACTCCTGCTGCCGCAGTCATCATACCAAGAGGCGCAGTATAAGCTTCTCTTGCCTTAATTTTTGTTATTTTGTTCAAGCCCTTTACAGAAGACCTTGGAAACACTGGAGCTTTCTTTGGCGTCTTAGCGCCCGCTTCTCGCAATAAACTATTAGTAAAAGATACACAAGTCGCTTTAGCCTTTTCAACCCCTTCCAGGGTAGTATTGTATACTATGTTAGCCAAAGGGTCATATTTAACTTTGAACTCCTTGCCTTTTGATACCATACTATCCGACAAGCGCTTGAGTTTAGACTTATTCACTTTTTCTGGACGAAAAGCATCTGAAAATTTGATAGCCTGATCAGGAATAAATTGACCATCTTTAATCGCTCTATCTTTAAGGAACTTATTAAGTGTTGTAGACCTAACTACCTCTTTATGCCTTTGTGGGACTAATACTTCCGTGATTCTATTCTTACTAGAAACCACGGCGGTGTGTGATGGCCCTCTCATATGAGAATCACGCACCATTAAAACATCGCCCGGTTTAACGTCTTTATACTGTTTCTGTAATTCAGTGAAAGACTTCGGACCGTGCTTCTTGTTATACCTGTCAACAAAAAACCTATTCCCCAGTGCAGTTCCAACACCGGTTCCTAAAATAGCCGCAGAAGGTAAAATAATTTTACTCATCCGGCAGCTGCCCTCGTTCTATTAAATCTTCTATACTAATACTATCGTCTATTTCTAAATCATCCGAAGTAGGTGCTCCTTCTATTTCTTCGGCGCCTGGGAAAGTTTGTTCCCTATTTTCAAATGAATCAGTATCAAATTCTAAATTCTGGAAAAGTTCTTCCCTGTCTAGATCGTCCTTGTCTAGTTTATCTAGCTTGTCAGATAGTTTAACGGCGAGGGTGCCCCACCTCTGGGCAAGTTCTGGGTCATGTCGTGAACGTTCTTTAAAATTATAGAACGAATCATTGAACATTTCCCTTAACATGTCGTCAAAACTTCGGCTTGGGGAGAGACCTAATTTCCACATGAGGTAGGGTTTATCGCCATCTAGGGCGAGCTTGTAAAAACGTTTATTGTCCGAAGACTGCTCAAATTGGATAAATTCTACACGCTCGTTGTAGTTCCAATCATGCACATCGAAGAAGTATTTGAGGAAGGCTTCAAAATCTTCAGTGGCATAGCCTATGTCAAACTTACCGTTGACGATAAGTTCGATGTCTTCGTTCGTAACCTTCGCGAACGCAAGTGATTGAATAGCCCGGCGCATCAGTGGATCTTCCAGGATCTTAAAAGCTCCCTTTATTCCCGGGTCCATTTTTTTACACCCCTTATTAAACTTATAAGCGAACAAAGAATCAAGTCCCAGTTTTTCTAGCCAGCTCATATCTGGCTTATCTTTGTCCCCCTCATCAAAATGATCAGGGTTGGTATTATACAAGTCTTTATATAAATTTTGGATTAAACCTGCCGGGTGGGGTATAGGCAAGTTCATTTGATTTAGATCATAGATTATGGCCTGAGAAGATAAACCTCCAACCATCAAAACTTGAATGTAGCGCTTATGTGGTATTAGTAATTTTTTTTCCATTGCTCTTCAATGCTCTTTCTAGTTTTGGTACACTATGCCCCAATATAGGCATTAGAGCACCGGCCGCGGCTGTAGCGCCGACCAGCACTGGGCGATATTTAAGTTTTGAGGCCAATACTCTAGGGCGTAATTTAAGCTTACTAAATGTATGAGATTTTCTTAGGTTGGCTGCATATAATCCGCCCACTGCAGTACCCGCACCTACGGATGCTAAAGCTAAATTCTTTTTATTGGGTTTGTCTTCAATGCCAGTTCCTACCCCAGCTAATACTCCTAATGTAGCTAGAGCTCCTACTCCTCTCATATATCCTTTTGGCCCAGAAAGCTTATTTATACGTTTTAAGTAATCCTTTGTGATCTTCTTATTTCTAATTCTTAATATAGTATTTGGATTTACCAAAACCTCGCCGGCAGCTGTAGCTTTGATGTGCTTATCCAGCGCAGAACCCAAAAGACCGCCAGTAATAGCTGAAGCAATTAAAGCTGATTTAGGTTTCTCTGTATATTTCTTGTTGACATAATTTATCGGTGCATAAGCAGAGGTTGAGAATTCTGGATCTGCTTTCTGTACATACCTCGTTAATTCTTTACCACCGCCAGTAACTTTATTAAAGCCACTAAGAAGTGCAGGAGCGCCTACAGCTCCTCCAATTATATACCCTGCTTTGCTAGAAAATCCAAGTTTCTTTAACATTATCTACCGTACCTACGATGTTGTGGCGGTTGTGGAAAAATACTTACGGGCATTTGCGCTTGTGGATTATATATCACAGGTTGAGGTGGTACTTGCTCTGGTTGTGACTCTTGTTTCTTTTTTATTATATTCCAGAAAAGACTTGTAGCTAGACCGGCCATGCCGCCTTTTACGGGGTGCCTATCCATTTTGTACTGCCCAATTAATGCTCCTAAAAGAGTCATTAGTACCGGGTTAGAAGCCAATTTAGATAATACTGTCTCGTAATGAGGCGGCAGTGCTCTTTGATATTCTTGCACTACTTGTGGTTGATAATATATCATAACCTTATTGCTCCTAATCTAGATGCTTTCATAGCTTTACCTATTTCATGAACAGCCATTGGTGCTTCAATACCAGCAGTCCATGGGGCCCAACTTTTCATTAGCCTCTTACTTCGTCTCCAGCCTTCTAATTTACGCACATATTTCTTACGAGTCTTGGCTATGTTTTTGTCTATTTTTCCAACATCCCTGAATCTACCATCATCCATTGCCATGCGTCTTTGGGTTTTAAATTCTGTTATCAGGTCAAGATGACTCTTAACCTGATAACGAGAATTACCAAAGATAGGATTAGGCATACCCAAGAATCCTAACTTAGTAAGCGTTTGTTTGGAATCAGAAAACTCTCTTATTATAGTCTTCACGCTGTCCCTTTGCATAACTATTTAAGCCAATTAAGCCTGCTCCAATACCCAAACCGAGGCCTGCAAGTCCTAGCTTACCTTTCCATTTTCGCGGTTTTGCTTTTCCGAACAAATCACTTAGATTTGGATTTGGAACAGCTGCTCTAAATGGATGTACCCCCGGCTTTGCTGTAGTGGTAGCTTTTCCGAAAGCTCCACGAGCTTCTTCGCTAAAGGTCTTGGAAAAGGGGTGACCGACAGGAGCGGCTTCCTTGGTCATTAACTCCCAATATGTGTTAGCCATTTCTAAAGATCTCCTTTAGATTTCTTATTGGACCAGCCGAAGCTTTCCTGTTAGCCGCGAGTCTCATGTGATCGCGGTCAGCTTCATCCATTAAATCAAAGGTTGTCAAGTGAGCAAACCCGTGACTAGCTTCTGGATAGGTATCGTGGTATTGAGCAGCATTTTTCTTTAGCTGTTCCTTGGTCGGATTTGTTTCCGATAATTCTAAAAATGTATTCATTTTAAGCATCTCTCATTTTTCTTGCTAACTTGTAAACCATATATGGAGTATAATAGTTAGGATCCTTCTCGTCAAGTTTAATGCCCTTTTCTTTAATCCATCTATGATTCATCAGGTAAAAGGCCATTAGCTCTGAGCAGACCGCACCCTTGGTACTAATAATACGCCACCTACGGAATGCCATACCAAAGAGTTGGCGCTTGCCATAGCCGCCGTCTTTGTACTTTTTCCAGGTAAGGTCATACGCTACCTTATCAAACGGAAGCTTGACCATGTCAATCTTGCGTGACCAATCTGGAGCATTGATTGTTACTCCGCGCTTCCATTCGGCGTCCAGCTCGTGATCCTTGTCCAGAATTAGAGCTGTGTGGCTGTATTTTTTTGCAAATAATAGTATAGCTTTTCCAGCTACGCCATTAGGTCTATAAAATACTATATTCCCCTTGATGTGATAAAGGTCAACAGTATTTATATCTACGGGCGGTGTCTTAAATCTGCTCATCGTTCTCGTCCTTAATTTTCTTGTTGAGGCGGTTTTGGGTCAGCGTGGTAACCAAGTATAGCTGGCATAGTAACCACTACACCCCTCATATCTTCTTCTACAATATTTCTATGCGATACCCCCGGGCTCAAGTACACATACGACGGAGATCTGTAAACCTCACCTTCACGATCTTCCTGTAAATACTCTATTCTTTGTATACCTTCAAATAGTATACCTATAGCCCTGGAATCTCTATAATCATGGAAATTAGATACAAATCCTTTTTTACCTTCTATCAGCATAACCCTAACCTTAAATAGGGGGTCAAGAAAAAGAGTGCGGCTACGTGTACCATCTTCATTTCCATTAACATCTTTATAATAAATCCAGCCGTCTGGTCCACGATCAACCTTGGTTGTTAACTCATCGATATGCTTGGTTAACTCATCTAGTCTCTGCAGGTCTTTCAAATAGTCCATAGTGTTGTCACTGCTCATTATATATTAATCTTTTCGCTAAGGGAATTAATTTTTATGCCGAGCTCATCTATTCGGCGGGATAGTCTTCCATTTATGACCTCATTTGTCCGTATACTGTAAATAGCGTCTGGGTACTCTTGTGGTGCGCCATTATCAGGCGTAACAAGTCTAAAATCTATTGGTTGGTTCTTAAGATTCAAATAAACCATATGATCTACTAAAATATAATTTGGTAAAGCATCTTTCATAATAGAAAAAGCGTTATCTATACAAGCGCCTGTCCAGACCCCTTCAGAAGCTTCAAAAACCTCGCCATACGTAAGCGCTATATGCACTAAAAATTCTTTGTTGATATCTTTAGCATTGTGCTTGCGAATATCTGACAATAAATCTATGGCACAATGTACCGCACATAATGGCTTATCAAATAAGTACAAGTGCGCATTCCCGGGAGCAGTTGAAGGTACGCTTTTATCGACGCACATAGAAACTACCAAACCTTCTTCTTCCCCAAATAAAAACTCCTGTGCATGTCTGGCGTTGTCTATATTCTCCTCGCATAACTTTGTAAAGTCAACGATTTCAATCAGTAGACAAGTCTTCATCTGTGACATTTGGATTTTCCCTGGTTAAACTAATAAGAGTGTCTAGTTTGGTGCCTATGCCAATTTCATTTCTAATGGCTTCGTGTTCTGAATCAATCGTAGCTTGAATACCTGCCAATACCGCGGTATTATTATGTGTGTGATCGCTTGTACTCAGCGAGTACGCCCATAAAGTACCAATTGTAGATAATATAATAATTAAAAGAGCCCAGAGACCTTTAACTTTATTACGCCCGTCATTCTTATATAACTCTACTCGCTCGTTAGTTGTTTCGAGCTTTCCTTCCAATATCCCGGTTTTATTCTCTACAACTTCTTTTAGTTCTTTTTTAGTTGCTTCCACCTTTTGAGAAGTAGCCTGGATAGCGGCTTCGTTTGAGGCCAACTGGGCAGAGTGTGCCTGTTGTCCTTCGTGTAACTTACCAACAACCTTCAAAATATCTTCTAGTTTGTCTAACAAATCTTTAGTTGGCATAGTACTCATCTATCGGTATTCTAATGCCATAATTTACCTGCCACATATGCCTGGCCCAGCTGTGAGGCGGCATGTCTATATTGATTTGCCCTGTCTCGCTCTGTTCGTAGACGATATAATTCTAGTTCCCTATTTCGTCTAGTCTCTTTTCTTTTTCCATAATAATTCCTGAGCACTACGTCATTTCTCAAAAGCTTTCTGGTTACTTCATTTACTGCCTTTGACTTTGCAACAGCAGGAGCAATACCAAGTGTAGCTATACCCGTGGCTACCGGGTGTTTCAAAGCAACTCGTTTGTCGCGCTGCTCTTGTATTAGTCTGCGCACAAGAGGCTCTTGCTTATCCGAAAAGTAAGTACCAATATTACGCTCTATATCACTCATTTGTAATCGAGCCGTCTTTTCAAATCCTAGTTCTTTTAACATATTTTGTCCTATTATTTCTTAAATATAGCTGTCAAGTTCAAAGCCTCTACCCCTAGCGGCGCATTTCCGGTTAATTTACGTGTAGAATATAAATTAGTAAATTTTCCAGCCGAAGCGGCGCGGGATCGCGACCTTATTAAATTTGGATCTTTTGTTGTATGCGGAATCTTTTCAAACCCTTTAAATATTCTACTGCCTTTAAGCGCTGCTATATTTTGTGAATTAAAGTAAGCAGCGTGTTTTCTTATATAGTAGTCCGCGGCTAAGGCCGGAGCTAAAGTAGCAGCTGAAGAAAGTAAAAATGGTTTGAAGGTCTTGGGTCTATGTTTTAAATAATGTTTTGTTAGTAAAGCACCCGGGGTACCAGCTGCTAAGGTTCCAGCAGCTCTTAAAGCATGGGTAGTTTTTGTATAGGGTTTGGAATTGGAGGCCTCATTACCTTTTTTAGTAGCCTTGTATTCCGCTATTCCTAATCCCGCAGCAGCGCCTGCAATGGTAGCTCCCAGTGTCGTATAAGCTACCCGAAGTCCTGGATTCTTCATTTTACTGGTTATTACTCTAGCAGCTAACCCTATCGGCAAGCCTCCTGCTAGAGCTCCTGCACCCGCGGCTAGGGCTCTATTGACAGTTTCTTTGCCGTACCCCTTCAGGGAATAATGCTCTTCTGGCGTTTTAGATTTTACTGGAGCCCACATTATTTGAATCCTAAAGTTTTAAGGTTATTATTAAATAAAAAAGCAAGCTTGCTAAACTCCGGATGCTCTTGTGCTTTTTCCAAGCATCATTTATTTTTTGCATTTTCTTTGTTGCATTTGGATCTTTGTTAATATCCGGATGATATTTTTTAGCTGCGTCTATATACGCCCTTTTAGCGTCCGCCTTAGTTTTTATATTAACGCCGCCTATGTCTTTCATGTGATCACTGAAAGAAGTTGTTGGTCTACTGTAGTTGTTAGTATAGGCTCTTTCATACTTATAATTTGCCCGATATCGGGTAGAACTAGATGGTATAAAAAGGCTAGCGCCGAGAGTAGAATTTATAGCAGCCGAGCCTATGATATGCGCTTTATTTTTCTTAAAAAAGTCTTTAAAGGTTGGATTTTTTGTTTTTTCCTTATACGTAGACCACTTTATACCTGTGCCTACCCCGGTTAAACCAAGACCAAGACCTGCTCCGATTGACATACTTGCTACAGGGTGTATAGGCATTGTTTAAAATCCTAAGTCACGTAATTTCTTCTCGTGGTGCTTGTCGTATAAATGTATTCCACCAACAGTTGCGGCAGTTGTGGGAACTCCGACCGTTATAGCCCGCGCAGCGGCGACAGTTCTAGCTTCTTTCTTGGCCTTATAACCTTTAAGCAAAGTTTCAGAACTAACATCTTTTTTAATAGCTTCGCGATAAGATTCTTTTAAAACCTTTTTATCCCCGCCTTTTAAAAGATCAGAAAACCTTTTAAATGTTTTTGGTGTTGTTAGTTTCATGTTATCCTTTTTATCTTTTTACCCTGATTGATCAGTTTGGCCGCTTCTCTGTAGAAGTAAGTTGGGTCTGCTTTACTGTTGTTGCGTTTAAGATTCCTTGCAGCAGCAATATGTGTAGCTGCATCTTTGCCTTTGAAATGTGCTCTGAACCTAGCGCTTTGGTATTCGTTCATATTAGCAAGGCGCTTTAAAGCCTTGTGTGTTGTTAAGTGCTTTAAAGACAACCTGTTAAGAGAGCTGGGCAGAGACGCTTGTTTGTGCAATTAATTAATTCCCTTGTAAATTAATTTATACCTTAGTCTTTATTTAAAATATTTTTTAAATTATAATATTCTATCGCTTCTTCTTTTTCATGCTTGAGGCGAAGCTTGTCACGCTTGTGATTGATTCTTTTCCCGCGTCCGTTCCGTTTCCATGCCTTTTTGAGCTCATCCATTGTAGGAGGCTTGAATTGCTTGTTTTTATCGCGTTGTTTTATTGTTTTTCCATTATTCTAGTTAAGTTCTTGATTTGATGGCGTGATAATCTTTCTTTACCATATTTGAAATCAGGAATAACATCCCTTAATGCTCTTATTTCCCCGGATGCTCCTCTTAGCTTTACAAATGTTTGTCTAGTTTGTTTTAGCTCTTTTGGTAGCGTAGCCATAATATTACTTTCACGTAGTACCACCTCTGGTGACAAATGGCCATGAAACATTTTGGGAGCTTTATTTTTTAGTTTTTTTCCTACTCTTAATTCCATCCCCTCATGTAGCCTGGCGATCCTGTTCGTAGCTTCTCTATTTACAGGATTCATCGACTTTACTTTAAAACCAGGCATTACTTCTTTAAAATGTTTAACTACGTCTCCTTTAGCCATTATATTTCCAACAATGTTAGGAGCAATTATACCTTTCGTAGCTTTGGTGTCTGCCATAGCCGTAAAATGTGATTTAGGTTTTCTAAAAACATTAATCTGGGTTTTTGCCCCAAATAAGGCAGCAGTAGGATTTTTAACATCAAATCCAGCCCTTAATACTGGTAAAGCTTTGTCTGCTTTTCTAAGAGCTGATATGGAGACTGCTTGTTTAAACATTAAATTTATCTTTTTTGCCACGATTGACTGCTGTTCCGCGTTTGTTTTCTACTGCTTCTACTATAAGATCCGTTAGACCTTTCAAATTGGACCTTGTCTTGTAAGAATCCCGGGCTCCCGTATCAATGCCTATGATGCCCGGTAATAATAATGAAGCGCCTGGTTTATTCCTACTCCCAAACCTGACTCCTGCATATGGAAAAGGTATAATACCTAAAAGATTACTATATCCTGTAGACAGTTGAACTTTCCCTTTTCCTATGTCTTCACCTCTACCGCCCCAGGCTATTGCTGTTTTGGTGAATTGCGCTTCCTTGCGTAATTCGAAGCCTAGTTTTTTAAGCATTTTATTTAATTAAATACCTCTCGTTTCTTTACCGTCCGTAAGTTTATTCGTTTTTTTATTGCTCGCTTTAGAGTCTCTTCTTTGGAGTACTGTCTAGGGAATTTCGGCTTATGCCCAACCCTTTTTTTATGGTGCCTTAATGCTACTATTTTGGCGTCCTCTATCGTTCCCTTATACGCTTTTCCCATATTAACATATTGTAGATCTGTTGCCTTTTGAAAGGCTGCTCTGCGTCCCAATATGTATTTATGAATTTCTCTAATTTGTATACGCTTCAATTTTTTTTCTTTTTGTAAGCTCTTAATAAGGCTATCGGCTATTTTGTAGTCTAACGTTCCGGCTTTAATTTCTTTATTAAGCCCTTTGCTAAACATATTTCTATACGCAGCTCTTAAAGCTAGTTTTTTAAGCATTTATTTTAATTCCTACTAAATGATTTTAGATATTCTGGATTCTTTACTTTTGCAATATCTTTTAAAATGGTTAATCTAGTTTGGTTTGCTACCGCGTGGCCTAGTGTTTCTTCCCCAAAAATCTTTTTTGCTGGAGCCCATTTAGAAGCTATACCTTGTCTGATATTATATGTAACATCGCCTGTTACTTTTCCTTGGGCTTTATTTAGGGCCTTAGCCGCTTCGTAGCCATACATATTTTGTTCTGCCTTAGCAAGCTCTTTTGCTGTAAGTTTTTTATTTCCAAATGCTTTCGTCATGGCTATATCTTGCTCGGGTGTTTTTACTCGTCTTCCTTTAATAACGCTTCTTATTTTTGCAGAAAGTTTTGCTGTTTTTGTTAATTGATCACTTTTGTGATTAATTGTGCTTGATTGAAAGCCTAGTTTTTTGAGGGATGTCATTATGTTAATCCTACCTGTGCTAGAACATCATCGTATTCAGTGTCATATCTAGAGCGGATACGCTTCATGGTTTCGTCGTGTCTTTTCTGGCGACTACCCGTGCTGCGAGGTACCTGTTTCCACTCTTCGGTATAAACTTTGTTTGCTTCAAGTAGCTTTTCTGTTTGCCTGGCCTGGTTTGCTCGGGTATATAAGTATTGCTGTCTGAGCGGACTTGATTCTGGTAAACGTTTAATACGTTTAGCTCTGATATGCGTTTGAGGTATAGCAGTAGCTACAAGACCCCCAACAGTTGTACCAGCCATTGCCGCTCCTCCCCCAATAGCACTAGGAATAGAAGCAGCACCTCTATTTATAATTTTATTGGCGAGCGCAGCTCCGCCCAACATACCTGCAGCTAGTCCTACTGCAGGTAACCAGCGGATACCCTTGTTAACCTCTTTTACATCGTTCCAGTAACCCGGTTCTTTTGAGTAGGCTTTTGCTGTTTTTGTGATCAAGCTGCCTGGTTTACCAATACTTTTTTGGTATTTTTTATGTTGTTTTTTCTTGACATCTACTAATCTGCCAGATTCGCCGTCGCGATAGCGATAAGTACCTTTTTTCTTGTCAGTGCTTATATGGCTATAACTTGCTTTAGCTTGTTTTTCGAAGCCTAGTTTTTTAAGCATAATTAATTTCCTTGTAAATTAATTTAGGCATAATATTGCGTTCCGCCCATATTTTGTCCGATTTAAATCCTAATTTCTTTAAAAATTTCTTTTGTTCTTGCTTAGGGAGTAATGTACCTTTACGTGCTTTTACTCCAGAATCATATTGTGCATGCGCAGATAAGGCATTTAAACCTCCACCGAGAGTACCGGTTGTAGCCCCTCCTATAACTGCCATGCCTTTTCTTACAGCGACAAAAGGATCCATTTTATGCTTTTGTCTAAACTGTATTTTATCTGCCTCAAGTTTTTTATATGGTTTATAAACTTCTTTTTCTAAAGCCTGTCGACTTCTTTCGGGCAGTCCTGTTGTAATATCTATTTTCTTCTTGCCTTTTACATATCTCTCAGCCCGCTGAGTCGTGCGCTCCACATTCTCAAATAGCTTTTTCTGCCGCATTGAAATACCCATCCCCTTGGGAAAAGCTTTCATAACCCTGACAGTTTTGACAGGATTAAACAGAGTTAAAGAATCTTTTGCACCTTCTACTAAATGTCTACTTATACCGCCCCATTTGGTACGTTTAAGCAGGGCTCCGCCTGCTGCAAGTCCGCCCGCCGTCATACCTGTCGAGAGTATTGCTCCACCAGCAAATCCACCAACATTGCCAAACGTTTTGTGGCGGCCGTGTTTGCCCTTATTTCTGTAAGCATTGCGGAAGGTATAAATACCTGTTGGCTCGGCGCCAGCTGCGAAATCTTTTAGATAAGTAGATTCTTTCATAATTTTTAATTATTTAATTTTTAATTTCTTTCCTAATACTGTTCCGGCTCCAAGAATAGCAAGGGAGGCTAAATACGGTTTTAATGCGCCCTGTTGATTCTCATAGGTCTTTAGAGCTTTATCTCTATATTTCATCTTGTTGAAACCCGAGTTTTTTAAGCATTTAATTTTAATTCCTACTAAATGATTTTAGATATTCTGGATTCTTTAAAGCCCAGGTCTCTAAGTTGGCGTTGTGCCCGGCTTTGCTCCGGATATCCAATTATTACTTTTCCTGGTGTCGGTTTTCTTTTACTCTTTATATCTCTTCTCAGTATTTTTATTCTTCTTTCCTGTAGCCTCTGGGCGGTTGACTTAAATGGGTCTGGTTTTGCTTTAGCCCTCATTCGCCTTATAATCGATGGCTCTAAATAATGCTGGCGGCCATATAAACCCAGCCATGTTTCGCCCTGCGCTTTGTGATAAGCCATTGATTCTGCTGCCTGACGACCATGCCAGTTAGCACTTCTTGCCCGCTGCACGTACTCAAGCGTATCGGTATCCGCATAATGCTTAATCTTCCCAGATCGTTTTAGCTGATGCAGCTTTTTTAAACCCTTAGGCAGACTGGCTTGTTTTTTGAGCATTTTATCGTTTTTGGCTAAAATAATTTATCAAAATATCTTTTATATATTTCCTCAGTATTCTTGGAAAAATCTTTTGCTGATCCCATCCTGGCTCCTTGCGCAGATATTAATTTTTTAGGAGCGTCAGGAAGTTTTGCAAGCGCTTCATGTTTTCCTGCAATGTTCGCCTTACCGAATAGTCTTTTTGAAACATTTGCAGCGTCTCTTACAGATCTTACATTTAAAGCATCCAGCACTACCGGTTTCATTGTTCTATACATTTCGGTTCCTACAGAACCCGTTTTTTCTAATTCGTGTTGTTTAATTATTTCCCAGAATGTGTTCATTTAATTAATTTCTTCCATTTTGTCCAGGCTTGGCCCTACCGAGTATTGATAGGTTAGATTATCACATGATACAATAAATCTATAACCACACTCAGGACATTCTTCATCGTATGCCGTATGAGTACAACCACCAGACATCATGATCGGATGATCAAGTTTGTACTCATATTATGTTATCCTCGTTTAACTTTTTTAGCCTATTTGGTGCGAAAATGGGTCTGTAAGCATTTATCAAGTTATCATATATCGTCAAATATTCTAAATCTTCTATTTAAATAATGCTCTGCCAGGTTTTCGGTATTACCAGAAACTGATTTTTCCATAGTGTTGCCTACATCAGTCTTCCACTTTGATATTAGTTTATCTTTTTTACCTCTTGTTACCTTTTCCAGTTTTTTGGAAAATACCGGTATACTTCTGGCTATTCTATCTGCATCTGCAAAATTTCTTGCGTTAAGTATTTCTAATACTTTAGGTTTTAATACTTTATAGGCCGTTGCAGCTTCGCCTGCTGTTTTAGACATTCCATGCTGTCGATGCTTCAGTTCTAGCTTTAAAGCATCTATATATCTATTGTAAGCCTTTGAATCTTTTGGATTTATGCCCTTAGCTTTCTTATTTCTGGGGGCAATCTTAGCGGTCGGCTTTCCAATAGATTTAGAATATTCCATATCCGCTATAACTTTTTGAAGCCTTGGGGTAGACATTCTTTTAGCGTTACGCTGTGCCATAGTGCTGGTTTTATTTGCATAAAATGCATCTATGTTTGATGCATCTTTATGGGTCGCTAAGTAGTTATGTTCCCGAGTTGATTCCAGGCTGTAAGCTTGTTTTTGAAATCCGAGTTCACCACTTATGCCTTTTGCTCGCTTGCCTTTAAGTGCCATCCTAATGCCCTTCTTCTTCTCTCCCTTGGCCATAAGTTTAGCTGCTTCTCGCCCATGTGTATGTGCTAGCCCGCGCATCTGCTGTGAAGCTGTTGGTGAAAAAAGAGCTTTTCCTTTTAATATAGTTTGTAAACCTTTACCAAGCTTAGCTTGTTTTTCAAGTTCGTGTTGTTCTATTAATTCCCAATAAGTGTTCATAGTGTTCCTATACTTTGTTTAACCTTGTGTTAATTAAATCGAAAACGGTCCAATAGGAGTGTTTCGTTTTTCTAGAATTCTCCTTATATTGTCCGTTTTTTTATTTATATTTTTTGGTTCTAGAGCATTTTGTGATCCGGGCACTTCTCTGTTTTTGCTTAAATTCTTAAGAATTGCTTTGAATCTTCTATTGATCGGTATAGCACCCTCCGACTTATACCTCAAGGCTTCTTCCCTGCTTACCGCTTTTGGGTCATATATTTTAAGACCTCTTGCTTGGGGTAGAACAGCATGGTGAACCATCCCTTTTCTATTAAATACTCGAGGCTCAGCTATGTATTCGTTAGTTAATTTTCTAACTGTTCCTTTTACCTTGCTTGGAACCGTTAACATGCCAACATCTCCATAAGCTCTCATCGGTTTATCTGCAAAAGATATACTACTCCAAGTTTTTCCAGCACCTGTATTAATATATTTTAAAAAATGAGCCGGATTTTTAACCTTTAAACTTGCCTCTGCTATAGCTTTAGGTGGATTTCCCACTTGCATTCCTGCCATTGGTTTTAGCATATTAAACCTTGCAACATTTGGGGAAAGCTTTATGCTATGTCCCGGTTTAAGTGCTTCTTTGCCAACTCTCCCGATATTTACTGCTCCTTCAATACTGCTTAATAATCCCCGGGCTTTAGCCTCTGCAGGAGATAATAATTTATTTGTTTTATTAAATCCTGGTAGATTCGCTTTATTTACCATATGAACTAATGGTTTTTCACCTTTTACAAACGAGGATAATCTACCGTAAGATACGCTAGCTCCTTTGAATAGCTGAGTTAAACTTTGTTTAGTCATGTGTAAGTAAGTAAAAAAAATAAAAATAAAAAAATATTTACTTTATAAATTAACATTAACTGTTCGCGGTTTAGGTGAATCCGATGTATTCGTCATTAGTTTCTTTTCTTTTTTCTTTTTTAGAAACTTTTTTACTCCTATTCCCGCACCTATTGCACCAGCAGCACCTATAGCTAATGGTACAAGGGGCAATGCAGCTCGTTTTTGAAATCCTAATTCTTTTAACATTATACTTTGTTTCCTTGTGTTATTGGTGAAAAAAAATAAAAAAAATAAATTTAAAAAGAGCCTCGGTTCCCTGTCTCGAAAAAGGAGTCTCTATATTTTCCCTTTGTATTGGGCCGTTTATATATACCCCGTCGGCTTCTCTCAAAATGATTTTTTTATTTTAATCATGCTTTTTTTTATTTTTTACGCTTTTTATGTGCTAGTAGTGTAGTACTAGTGCCAGTTATTCCCATAGCTGTCAAACCGCGTGCTGCTTTGACACGAACTTTCTCTGCTGCCCTGGCATTAATTTTACTAGATGCTGCAAGACCCCTTACAAACTGCTTCCTTCGCAAATCAGCCATACCTTTCGCGCGCATACCGGATATTAAATTTTTATTTATTTCTCTATTTAATGTTTTAGCATGCCCACCCCGTAGTAGGTGTAAGTAGCGCTTAGTACCACTTACCACTCCGGCATTCTTCTCTATTAGTTCCCAATATGTCTTAACCATGCATATCACTCATTTAGTTAAATTATTAAAAATAAAGGCCTTAGCACCGTCTGATACCAAGGCCTCCATCTAAACGTGCATTATCTTTTAGGTATTTTATTATTTTTTTATTTGTGGGAAATAGCCTCAAAACGAGGGCCCCCTAATATTTTGCCCGAATTTGGGTAAATTTATTAAAAAATAAAGTAAGGTTGCAGACCCAGTTTTAGTCACCGAAGATACGCTTGCCAGCTTCATAGCCACCATAGCCAACACCTGCAGCGCCTGTGCCTAATACACCATAACCCACTGCACCTGGATGGGTTTGAATAAAGCGACCTAGACGAGTAGCGCCCTTACCCTCTACTTTCTCACCAGCTCCGTATGCTACCTGCCTGACTTTTCTATTTACCTTGCCGGGAACAGCGCCAACTGTCTTAGTAGCAGCAACTGTTGCTCCACCAGTAGCATGAGCAGCATTTACAGCAGAGTCTCTAGTAGCCTTAGCAGCGCTAGTAACCGCATCACCTGTAGACTTAGTAGCCTTGGTGACACCAGCTTTAGTAGCATTTACTGCTTTACTCGCTACAACCTTTGTAGCCTCAATACCAGCTTTAGCTCCGGCTTTAATCTCAGCGCCTAAAAGACCAACAGCCGTGCCGATATTAGCAGCATTTTTCTCTAATTCCTCATTGAATCCACGTTGGAAAGCCTCAAAAGCGACTTCTTTATCTAAATCAGAGCCTAGATAGTCAGCTACCTTAGTTAACTCTGCATTAAGACCACGCTGGAAGGCTTCGAACAGAACTTTTTCTTCCATTACTTTCTCCTATTAACTTTCGTTTGTTTTAACCGTTTTAGCGTAACAATAAGCTCTGATAAGCTTTCTAACGCCTCCGATACTATTTTTTCATCCATATCAAGTGCGCCAAGGCGAATATCCAATAGCATTTTTGATAACCGCTGCGCAACATCCTCTAATTGAGGTATATATTCGAAATATTCTTCTTCATTAACATTTGCATTAAGATAACCAAGCCCTAAAACAGCATCAACTGTATTCTTGTCTTTAATAGGTGCAGCTATCTTAACAAGTTCACCCATTTTGAAAATAGGCTTAAACTCTTTATCAGCGAGTTCAGCTTCTTTTATGAACTCCTCTATAGTAGGTTTAAGTTCTAATTTACTATTAACATTAGCAACTTCCCCCACTTTAAGCTCCGCTATCTTCAAAATATCATTTTCACTAGCGCCCATATTAAGAAGAGCCAACATTGTGTCCTTACTTGTATAAGGTCCAGAATCATTTAATCGTGTTTCTGCATACTTATTAAGCTCTTGACCCTTCCATGTGTAGCTATTTTCCGCTAATTTGACAATTTTAGGCGTAGCCACGCCCATATAAGATTTATCTAGCTCATCGCTAGAGTTTGCTAGCTTGACCCACGAAGCGCTAGTAGGTAGGTAGTACTCGCCACGTTTTTCGCCTTCTACGATATCTTTAATAGGACGAATAACCTGATAATTCTTCTTATAAGTACCCCCGAAGGTAGCAATCTTCATCATTTCAGGTTCTGTACTAGTTTCTATGTTTAATATTGTCATAGGTTCTGTAAAATGCCCGTTGACATACCACATGCCATAATCACCAGAACCGGGGGCAGCAGCTAATTTCTCAACTAGTGCCTCTTCCTCTTCTTTATTAACATTATGGCCTATATACGGAAATTCTTTATAATTACCATCTCCATCTATACCCAGTGTACGCATATCAGATGTAGTGATTAGGGTAAAATCCCCCGTTTCAGCATATTTAGTGATTTCATCATTAGCTGCAGTTTTCACTATGATCTTACGATCACGTAACTCCTCTGGCAACTGTTCAGCATTGACACGCTCTTCTACCACGTCATGTAAATGTGAACTACCGAAATAACCACTATAGGAGTGATCTGCTGAGGCATTTTTTACCAGTAAACATACATCTCTTGGTAATTTGTCTCTAACCCCGTCCTCATCTGCCTCTACTATACCAGCCTGCTTATTGAACCAATCTTCAATAAGATTTGTAACATTGTACTCACTAGACCAGTTGTCTTGTATATATTTCTTGGCAGAAGCTGTCTTTTCTACACCCTTACTAGCATCAATCATATCTTCTCTCTGTGATAAGGCATTACGTCCGAATAGTAATTTGAACGATTGCGAATCTTTTAATAGTGGAGCGCTCTTAAACGCAGATGTATCATTAGTTAGTGCAACTACAACATGGCGGTTAAAAGGTAGTATATTACCTTCTTGAGAAACCGCTACATCCAACGGAGCAAGATGAAAGTTTCTAATAACAACAGGCACTGTAACAGCGCCTAAATCAAGACCGCCTATGCCATAACCCTTATTAGGTTCTTTTTTCTTAAAAAGCACACGAGCGTCTACATTCATCAATTCTGGGTACATTGTATAAAAATGTTCAAGAATATCTTTCGCCCATTCTCCAGCACGATCAGATACTCTTATATTAGCAATTTTATCCATATGTGTTCCCTATAGTTATAAACTTACACACAAGTATATAAAATTAAAAAGCTAAAGTCAAGTTAATTGCAATCCATCTAGAGATCCAACAAACCCACCGCCTTCGAAAAACATACCCCTGGCGTTGAGTCCTTGTATTTGTGAAATACTCACACTATGTATTAAATGATCCCATATCGCAACAATACCATGATAAACAGCCTCTTCAAGTATATTAGCATGTTGATCTGTGCCCCAATATCCACCCATAGCATTCTTCATAGAATCTGCGGACGGAAACGGAGACGATGATTGAAAATTATGTAAACTAGCATCAAATGTAACATTATTCTCCCACGTTCCTGGTATAAATACCGCTTTTCTATCCACTACACTAGCAACACCGCTAACATTTACCTCACGATCTAATATAAATGCCCCAGAGCTAACAGTTTCTATAGTATAAGTGTCACCGCGTAGCAATATCATGCGGTTAACATCAGTATTTTCTGCTAATATACCACTAAGCGTTATAGTATTACCATCAATAGTGTCTATGTTACCTTGTTTATATATCACAGAGGGATCTGGTACATACCGCTCGCTCCACAAAGCTATGCCAGTATTTTCCCCATAAGGAGAAGAACCCCAGCCATCTACGTAGTTTTTAAAAGCATCGCCCGTAATAGTGTCGTTTAAACTTCTTACGAAAGGTAAAACTGTAGTGGTTACACCGCCGCGTATAAGGGTGTGTTCAAGTAGCAGAGTTTCAGGGTGTCCTGGCGCATCTGTGTACTGAGTATCATCTAACATGAAATAGTGAGAATGATCTAGCCTATAATGATAGGCTAAAGTATTTTCAGGATCACCATCATAAATTTTAATTACTGGGTAATCTGTTCCATTGTACTGCAGTAGTTGCGGTATTGTAAAGTTAAGCTGACCACTGGGCGTAGAGGTGCCTATAGCTTCAAACGTTCTACTTGGGGTTTCCACTATTGCCTCTACCCGCCCAGTTCTAACTAAATCATCTACTTGGTGTACCCCATATTCAAATACAGGCAAAGAATCAACGACACCTGAATATCCTAAATATTCATCATCTTGGTCATTAACTACAACATAGTCAAACTCCATTACAACTTCATCCGCGTCATCAAACTCGTATTCATCCAACCCTAATTTAATGCCATTCTCTATGTGCACAGAAGTAAGTCCTATATCTCCTGTCCTGTTTATTTCCCCTGTCCACGGTGTAGGCACGCCCACCCCAATACCATGTGTTGCATTATAGTATATAGGCACAGCGCCATGATATATGCCCTGTAATAAATGAGATACTTGTCTAAAATAGGCACGTAATATTTGTCTTCCTACCCATTTCATTATCCGCTCGGCGGGGGCATAATCCCAATTAACTATAACAGGCATCCAAACTCGCAGAGCACGACGGTAACCGGTATCCAGCTCATCGTCCTCACTTAGCTGAAGCCCCATGCCTCGACTTTCGCAATAAGTTTCAAATGTATTAAAGCCTACATCTACATCATTAAGATAATCAATCATCTAATTGTACCCCCGAAGTTACTGCGGTAACACTGCCGCCGGGATAACATATACCAACTGGAGTTCCACCAGAGAATACTACGCCTGGTATAAATACATCGAACCACTGCTTAGCTATGCCACGTGCCATATTAAACATAAACATTTCTAGGTTAGAGTTAGAGGTATACCATAAAGCAGCGCTAAAAGGAGCAGGTAAGAATGACACCATATAATTCTTAATCGTTACAGCCATAGCTATCTGAACAGGTAAAGATGTCGATATACCACTCGATAGTGCTTGACCACTTGTAGCAGGTCCTTGTGTATATGGTCCAGGAGCTGGGGGTGATCCCGATACCCAGCCTGATATGCCATCCATTCTAAGTGGCATTTTCAAATATGTGGTGGCATACATAGTGCCTATCAGTGACATAGCTTGGTCTAGCGCAGACAACAAAGCTGCTACATAGTCTGTAGTGGCATCGTCAAAAGGGTTATTGTATGCACTTCGTATACCAAAGAAGGGGGTGGCTGTCAACAAACAGCCGGGGGTTAATAAACTAATTACACCATTTAGATCTGCGCCATTGGCCGCCCCCCTGCCACCTAGTGTTGTAAGTGGTAAGATAGATAAACCATTGAAGTAATCTTGCCACACAGGCGTCATAGCAACAGCCACACTATCTATAAACGAAGAAAGCCCACCGTGCATAACATTATTGCCATGCTCATCGGGGTACTGTTCAAACGTAGAGCCCATGAAACTTTTTATATTAGCAGACAGGCTATCTGGGAAATCATTCCAATCAATAGGCATTATGTACTACTATCCACGCTTGTTGACACGTGAGGGGCGCCTGTAAATGGGCAATTAGGTAAGGTTGTTGGGCCACAGGTTGGTATCGCCGGGCTACCATTACCCTCCAAGTGTAATACCCCTGTTGACTGCACCGTGATTTCCCCATCTGCCATTATTATCTTGTTTGAGTCTTTATCCTCTACTGTTATGCCATCTTCACTGAGTAATATGTCATTATCTCTACCATCATTTAACCTGATGCCGGCATCATTGACCAAAATAGTGTCGGTATGTGTATCATATTCTATACTAATGCTTAGTTGATAATTATTATCAATCACTACATTAGCTTTATCATCTAGCTTCCATGAAAATAGCTTACCAAGATCATGGTCTAACCATTTGATATTAACAGTGTGATCTGCGCCTTCCCGCTTTTCCTCGTATATGGTCTCTTCTAATGGACCTTCATCTTCATTTTTACGCCCAATAACGCGTTTAATTAGAGTATCGGGGGTTCGTGTACCATTTAATGCAGATCGTTGCTCTATGACGCTGTATTTGCCTTTAAATCGCATCATGGTCTTATTCACATACTCATCAGTGTTGTTATCTACCACATCTGCGTAGTTTTCTATGTCAAAATCATCATTTAATGGATTTTGCTCTCTTTCATTGATCTCTAGCGCAACTTCAGTGCTACCACTACCGCTAGAGTCTGAATCAGGCCTAATCCACCTGGATTTAAGCCATCCAGCGCGTGTTTTTAATGATATACGCGAAAATAGAGCGGTAAACGTCTGATTTGCACCAGATAGTTCAAAATATGTCCACGGGTGAGTAAATAACTTAAGCCCGCGCTTTAGCCAAGCCATAAAGGTACCGCCCTGGCCAAATTCGTACCTTTCTCCTTCTTTGGCAGGCACAGCCATGATCTGGCTAGCACCATACTTACCAGCTGAATTGCGTAGTGGTGGAAATCCTATTATATATAAAGGATACTTAACCGCAGTGCCCGTCTTCTCTACCAAACATGCTACTATATCATCAGGCGATAGCGCTTGTACATCACCCGGTCTAAATGCAGTAGCTGGAGAATTACCAATCATTATACCCTCTACCTCATCCGGCATGGGGAAGTCTAGCCCAGCGCCCAAAGTAGATAGCATTACAATACCAGTGTCTATATCATGGTATTTAACTTTCATTTGTGCTATACTAATCATAAAAGAAATATAATGCATTTGATGGTATAAGTAAAGTAGTTTATAGCATATACATAAAGATACATAAAGGTCGAAGTATGAGTGAGCAGAAAGAGGAAGTTGTAATTGAAGACATGTTAGCCTGGAGCCGCCAATGCTTACTTAGCATGTGGAAGATCGTATCCAGAGAAAGCGAAGCAGTTCTAAACGATTCCACAACACCAGAAGAGCGTGCCATGAATAAAGAGGGAAAGAAAATTATAGAGGAGTTAAGCAATAGAATAGAGAAAGGAGAAGAACTAAACAACGAGGACTCTATAGGAGTAGTTATCATACTTAATGGATCCCTGAGAAATCTAATGAACTACTTGGCAGAAGAGCAAAGTAAAGAAACAGTAAGAGACAATTGTGTCGAATTTGACCCTAATGCATGAGGTACTAACATGAAAAGTAAAAGAATAGGTGTAAATCCAGATGTATTCTTTTGGATATCCAAGGCAGTAACTGATTGGGCAAGCAGTGTAGTAGAGACAGACCCATATACAGCCTCTATCAGCGATAAAACCGGGGTTCTGATGCTAAAAACTATAGACTTTGCAGAAGAACTTCAAAAGTTTGTAATAGAGAAAATAACACCGCTAATAGATAGCCCAGATTACGTGGAACTTGAAGAAGAGCCAGAGTTTCAACACGCATTACATAAACTGGCAGTAGAAGGGTTTGATCTACTTGATGAAATATCCATGGAAGTAGTACGCGATATAACTGCGGGTCAAGTCATGAAGCAATGGATGCACGAGCATCATTGTAGGCTTTTAGATATGATGCTTGAGGTAGAAGAAAAAACAGTTGCTGATAAAATACCAAAGGGCGCCTTTCCTAGTGTGGTGAAAGAACTACATGAGTATAAAGACGCCAATGATACAAAAAACTGGACAGAAGAAGAGTATCTACGACATTTTAAACACTTCAAAGAAATATATACCATGTTTGGGCGTTTGTGTCGAACAGCCAAGCTACCCCCGCTGCAAACAGATGACTATGACCATGATGAGCAAGAAGCTCAAAAAGCGGTAGAATTCTTTAAATCAATACTTAAGCTTTAATGGTATAAGAACTATGTAGAGTTAACTTTCACAAAAGAGGCAATCATGGAACAAATGGTCATGTGGCAAATGCAACAACTACTGATGCGTTGGTATGAAAGCATGTCATATTCTAAAGACTTCCGCTTCCAGCGCATAAATCGTCTAATCGACGACGGTACCGAAGCTGAGTGGCTATACAAGTCTACTCTAGACTGGAACACCGCTGATATAGCAAAAGCAAAACTAACTACAGAGCTTATCAGCCAACTACATGTGCCAGGCTATGAAATCACCGCTGAAATGCTCACTAGCCGAGCATTACCCCAATGGAAACTCAAAGGAGTCACTAATGGAAACAATAAGCTGGAGCTTTGAAATGCCACTTCCACTAATTGCTGTCATTGCTATTGCTGCAGGGGCAGGACTGATCATTGGATCGACAATTACATACTTCTTCGTATCCAATAGAAGCAATCTGAATAGAGAAAAATACATGAAGCAAGTAGTAATGGTTCTTGACCTCCTTAAGAAAAAGGCGATCAGGTTACTGGTGGGCATGCCCAAAAGAGCTTTAACGAGCTCTTTTTTATATACATACACTAAACAAAGGAAAACCAATGAAACAACTCGATATCCAACGAAATCGGTTCACACATAAGTGAGCCTTTTTTTTATTTTATTTTTATTTTTTTTATTTATTTAACTATTTTTCACGTACATGGTATAATCATAGCACACAATAATTATTATACCAACACAATAACGGGTTGCAAAACGAACGAGGAAAAACAAGTACTTAACAAAAGTGTAACCGTACTGTAACCCAAAATGCAACCGGTGAAGACATTGTAAATAAACGATTTAAATGCCTTCGGTTGCAAAGTTGCATTTTTTTCGCAAAAACAGTGATATATATATGCTCCCTATGTGGTAAGGCTACACTTTTGTAACGGAAATGTACCCCTTCCACATATGCGCGCGCAGGCGAGGCAGACTTTTCTTAAAAAATGCAACCCACTCAATTAAGTTATTTATTTATATATATTTATATATTTTTATGGTTACAGAACTAAACTATTGTTACACAATAATTAGTTCCAAAGTTGCAGACCTAAACTATTTTTAAAGCCAAAGTTGCAGACCTAAACTATTTTTAAACAGCAAACGCTAATCTCAAAATGGTTTTGCAACCCACTTTTTAGACAAAGTTTAAATATATTTTAATGGTATAAGTAACATATGTGTAAACTTAACTAAAAGGACTACATAATGAAAATTTGTGAAAAGGCGGGCTGTAGTAAACCAGTCCATGCAAGAAATTTATGCTTACGCCATTATCAGATATTGCGTCGTTCGACAGAATTCGTTACACTCGCAAAAAAGCCCAAAAAGTCCTGCAAAGTGACAAATTGTAACAATACTTCACGGGCATTAGGTTATTGTAATAAACACTATAAACAAGTAAAGGCGCATGGACGTACATTCGTTAATAAACTAGATGAACGCAAAAGCAAAAAAAGTTATATTATTTGGAAAAGAATTCGTGGGTTTGGAAGGAACGCAGCGCCCATGGATCCGAGTTGGGATGATTTCGATATATTTTACGAAGAAATGGGCGATCCGCCAACCATCAAACATATGCTATATCGCATAGATATTGACGAGCCATATAGCAAAATAAATTGCATTTGGAGCACCAATTCCAGGGACGATGGACCCGGGGGCAACCAACTCGCCATCGAACGTTGGCGGTTAGGATTACCAACGACTCATAAGTCGCAGGAAAACCAAAACCGACCAGACGTTATACCCTACGAAGACTTATTAGAAAAGACCAGAAAGGACGCCGCTGAGCGTCGTAGACGCTGGGAAGAAGAGAACCCAAGAGACTGATCAATGGCACCTATTTATGCCCCTCACATGCCGCGAAGCGCAATAATAGCAATAATAGCAATAATAGCAATAATAGCAATAATAGCAATAATAGCTATTATTAAACAGAAAGGAAACATTATGCCTATGCCTGACTACGTTATACTGCCTTTAGTGGCAGCGGTTGTATTTTTGATATCATTCTTCTTAAGCAGTATTGGCTGGGGTATCTGTATGATAGTCGGCTGGTCATTGCTCATAAAAGGATTTATATCATTAAGAAAAGAAAAAAAATGCGCGGAGATTAACAATGGTAACGAAAAAGGAGCTAACACATGAAACCTCTAGTAGTTAATGGAAGAGAATATCCTATGTGGTCCCAATTCGTTGAGAAGAAGGACGATTTCATAGGCAAAACACTTGAAGACCATGATAGCATGTCTACAATACCGTTAAGCACTACAATCACAGACGTAACCCTGGAACCAAACGGAGACAGCTCAGCCTTCTTTAGAGTAGTAGGTAAAGACTTTACATGCGGATTCGATGTTAAGTATGGTGGGATCGCCGCAGGTGATGAAGGTTATCTCACATTCAGCGGCCCCATGGGCCATACGTGGAGGATAAAAGTATGACGGGGATAACTAATGGCTAATGATGAAATTTTAAGGTTTACACTGCATCCACTAGAACCGGAGCGCAGGGAACGACAAATGGGGGAAACTATGGAAGATTGGATTGTGAGCTGCATAGAAACTTATATGCAATATCGTGAAGATTGGGATGACGAACGCTATGATCACATATTTCCTGGCAGCCTACTTAGCGCGTGCTCAGAGTGGCTAGACGGGGAACGCAACCCGAGCCAAGCGGTTCCCCTATTGCTAATGATAGGCTTAATGGCGCAGGTTGATTGCCTATTCGGCAGTTATGTGTTTTACCGCGTGGCAGATGCCCGTCTTATACCCGGCATTAAAATAGATAACAGGCTTACGCATGTGAATATGTTTTCAAAGATAGTACTTCAGTGTGAACAAGACTTTGGAGGAATTTATGACGATAATAACTCTGCTTGAATTCATGGTACAAACCCGCATCGAGAGCCCGGAGGTCTCCCACACCATAAAACCTTTACGAATGTCGTTATTCGGCATTACCAAAACAGAAGCAGCAGCTGCGCTGAATTCGTTCGTTAACTTTCATAGCGGACGGATACGCAGCTACAGAATAATCAGTTATATAGAGGAGGAATAAAATATGGAAGAAGAAATCAAGAAAGCAGATGTACGCTTTCTACGCCCCGCTCTCGTAGCGCTGATGAATAATCTGGAATGGAGCATCTTGGCTGCATACAGGTTAATGCATGATGAGTTCCTGGATAACGGGCTCATCTTTGCTGATGATCATCAGATCAAACCACACAGCGCATGGACTAAAGAAGATATTATTATCGCCTCTAAACTTGTGGTAGCGCACGCTACAGAGATTGGGATAGGGGAGATGATCGATGGAAAATAATATAAATTATTTACTGAGAGATGTATTGTTGGGGATTACAAAACACCTAAATACATGTTTATGAATTATCCTGTAATTGCATGTATACTGGAAGTTAGTTCTATTCCTGATTGTTATGACCTTGTACTTAAGGATCCAGATTTGTGGACCATAGAAGATTCAAAGACCATACAACGCACAATAGATCATGAAATCACAAAACACCTTGATAAGCAAAGAGAGGTACAACATGAAGTTGAAGAGCAAGGAGAAAAAGTCCCAAACGAAACCGAAACCTGAAGTCACTAAGATCTACGTTACCTTCGGCCGCAAAGATGCGCATATGATTAAGGGTGAGTTAATCGATGGTAATTGTGTCGCGGTCATTAACTGTAAGTTACCTAAGGTAGATTTACGCAGGGAAATGAAAGACGTAGTACGTGAACTGTTTGACGTGAAGTACTCTGTAATTCGTACAGAGGACGAATGGAAAAATACATGGAACAACATGTTCTCACGAGGTTTAATTCAGGTGGAGGTATAAAATGCCAGTGAAAATAAAAGTGACGACGATACCGGTGATACTGCGTGGACATAAAACCGTGGAAACTTTCAATTTTCCTCCGGTGACTGTGGCGTATCATGCTCCTGTACAAGGAATGCATGATTACCGGCTTCGTATACATTACTATGAACCAGAAGGGCCCGACAACATATTACAACTCGAAGGAGTTGTGGACATAGTAGAAGGATTGTCCATGCTGGACCAGGCAGCGACGAATCATGGTGATGCATACTGGGTAGCTAAAATCAAGCTGCTGAGATCAGCAATCGAACATGACGTCAAAGAGCGCCAGGCACGCAGTACTCCCAAATCAACGACAGACGAAAAGAAGGACAAGTAGCAATGGACGATATCAAAGGCGTCACTAGGCGTATAAGGAGGAGAATGAAAAAGGAGCTCACAGTGACCGGGTTAAATTCCCTCCACATATATGTAATATTAAATATAACGAACTCCCTAAAGAGCACACCCCCGTGCTCTTTTTATAATAACATAGGAATAATAAATGCATTGTCACTTAGAATTACACGTACATAAATTACCAGACGACGCGGACATAGAATCAGTTGTAGATGAGATAATGGAACCTTTCTACTATGAAAAAGAAGTAGAACAAGGTTATGACGAGGATGGTAATAGTTACTGGTATAACCCTGAAGGTTTTTACGATTGGTATCAAATAGGCGGTCGCTGGACCGGCGCACATGATAAAAACTTTAAACCATCAGATGACGAAAACAATTTAGAAGACTGTCAACATTGCGATGGAACTAATTCAATAGACGAACCGCTGATTGTTGATACAGACTCCCTAGAAGATGAATCCAACACAGAAATAGCAGCTTCTTGCCCACATTGTAATAATAAGGGCAAGGTATTAAAATGGCCAACTCAGTGGGCACGATTTCATGGTGATATTATATCTGTTGAAAAAGCGGCGGATGATTTAAAGTGCTGCACATTAATAGTAGATGACGAGGTGTGGCACGAACAAGAAGATAGAACAGTAAAACAAATATTAAAAGAATACGGTATAACCTCTGGTTATTTAATAACCATTGACTACCACAGTTGAGGTAAATTATGGCATTAGATTTGAAAGTGATAGATTTAGCTGATTTATGCTCTACAGGTAAATCAGGGGTAATAGCACCCGAACAAACAGCAGAAACAGAACCTATGCCTTTCTCAACAAAACAGTATTTGAAAAGCATAGAAGTTGATATACAGCTAATAGCGGCTAAGTTATCAGCAGAGCTTGAAGAATACCCGGGGATAGAAGAACCAAAACGATTATTAGAAATGAACGATATGCTTAATAATTTATTAACTAATCTCAAAGGAGAAATTACCGGGTCAACACATATAGATGGTAGCAAAATAGATGTTATATAATTGATGAGGAGATAGCATGGGGAAGTTTAAAGAGTGGCGCGAAAAGCGCAAAGAAAAGAAACGTCTAGAACTAAAGCTAGAAGAACTACGACGTAAGTACTGGCTATTCGCACGACGTGGCGCGCGCAGCACAGCAGATACAATTCAAAAGGACATCAAGAAAGTCAAAAAACAGCTGGAAGCTCTATATCCACCTAAAAAGAAAAAGGAGAAATAATGATAGGATCAACAATAAGATCTCTCTATGAATTAGTTAACGATTATCATGTAGGGTGGATACAGGCAGATGTTGTAATACCTAGCATATGTGACGAAGATAATGATATGGAGCTTCTTTCAGATCGCGTATTAATAAAAGACGAAATGGGCTTTAAGTGTACTGGCTACTATGACCATGATGCGCATAAATGGGTATCAGACCCAGGTGGCCTAGGAATATGCAGTGCGTGCAAAGATCATGCATGCTTTAACGATGGAACAGAAAATGAAAGCGAGGAAAGGTTACCGGAAGCAAAAAACTAAAAGTCCCTGGATAGGCAAATGGCTAAAGCGCTATTTCGAAAAAAGAACATGCAAACGAGGGAGGAAACATGCTGGTATTGGTGACGGACCTGAATGAAAACTTCTACCTGATCAGGGAAGAGGACGAAGAATATTTTAACTATCTTGCCGGGAAACCAAACGAACACTGGTTCGACTCAGACCAAACATGGTGGGATAATCATATCGACGTAAACAACGTTGAAAATCATGTGGGTTTACGTTTGAACCACTTGGAAACAAAAGATGCAAAGAACGCAAAGACTGTCACAGCTCGTGTACTGAAAGTAACCTACGACGACGGTACCGAGGAACTATTTGAAGTAGGACAAAAAGAATGAATTAACTCAAAACAAAGGAAAAATCATGAGTGAAAAAGAAACGGCACTAAACCTGCCGGATACCACACTTACGAACAAAGATGAAATGGACGTGATCTCGGAAGAGGAGCTCCAGAAATTGTTCGACAACCACCGGATTATGGTACACCGCATTCCAAGAAAGCTACCACCTGTGCGCACTGACGAGGAAGAGCAAATCTACCAGGAGCTTCGATCAGAAGAAGCTATCAATAACTTTGAAGACATGCGAATCAGATGGTCTGGTTATAAAGCACGCCCACACGTTACTATGGTAGCTGTACGCATTGACGATCATGTCAACATTGCCATCACTGCTTATCATCACAAGAAAGATAAGTTCAACAAGCATAACGGTGTACGCTATGCAGCTACGCGGGCTCTGGAAAATAAGATGTATGTTGCACCGGTATGGCTCGAAGACGAAAAACTCGATATTATCGGGAATTTCGTAGAACGTGCCAAGGCGTACTTCGGTAAGAACGACCCAGCCATCAAGGGAAAAATTCACACGCTGTTCATACCTGCTCCCAAGCCGGAAACCTTCCCCAAGCGTAAGAAAAAACCCTCTGATGAAGAAATCAAGAAGTTGAGAGAAGAGAAGAGAAAGAAACGGGCTGAAAGTGTACGGCCCGATGAAACAACAACCCACTAATAGCAAGAGCCCTTCACTGGGCTCTTTTTTTACGGTATAAGTACTATATGGAGCATGTTTCTTAACACAACAACAGAGGTAATTATGCCGAACGACACAAAGACGCAAACCATTCACTGCGTATGCATTGAGGTAATGCAGTTAGCAATGCTTGGATGTTATGTCTCTGAGGTACAAAGAGCCATTGAAGATCATTGTGATCATTGTCCAGACTGCGCAGAAAGGCGCAGGCAAGTAGCCATGTCTGATGCAAGAATCGACGCACCGGTTTTGCCAGATAGCATAGAACACTATAATGCCCGTGTATACAAGCATAAAGGCACGGGTGTAGTACATGCAGTGCCATTTTATAACAATGTTATTCCATTACAAACTGCGCACCTGTGCCTGGTGGGGAATATTATGCTTGATGACGAAAGTCACTTTGTAGTACCAATTTCTAATTCCCCGGTAGGGGAAGAGCTACGTATATTGATTGAAAAGGATGCAATAGTGACAATTCCAGCCAAAGACCCTAGCATGGAGTTAGTTGGTGGATTTGGTATCAGGCCAACGATGTATCTTCTGAACAGGATTTCGAAAAAACCTTATCCCAACTACAATGTCACCAAACCATTTCGGTTTGTGACCGGAAGGTAAACATGAACAGATTAAAACCAGAGGATATAATTCATGTACCAAAAGGGAACCCTAGCGTAGTTCCAAGCGTCCAGGCTATCTCTGATCCTACATATGTTAAACACGTCAATTCTGGCCCTTGCCAAGTAATGCATATTATTACTTTTGAGGAAGGTGGCTATAGATGCAGCGAACCTAATTGTATATTGAATAAGATAAATGATCCAAAGGAACGCCCATATGTTAAGAAGACGGTATTCTATTTGGACACGCATAGGACAATCTTAAACATTCGGGGCAGGAAAAAGCTATATGCCCACATTAGGAGGGCGGACCCGATTATAGACGCCGTCATGGAAACGTAAGAAGTTTAGCCTTTTCTGGTATAAGTAGATTATATATAAGGTCACTGCGCCCTCTCCGGCATTACCAGCTACAGCGATAGCAACGGTGACCCGGACTGGGGCGTATACCTATAATATAGGGCACCCCAGTATTGTGGCGGGGGTAACACCAGATGCAGTTGGGAATTCTGGTTAGTGTACACAAACAAAAGGCTACAGTTCATTCTGTAGCTTTTTTTTATTTATATATTTACATTTTTATTTACAAATTACTTAGGAGGCCAAGGTGATAGTTAATTTAACCACAGCAAGTTTTATAAACCCATCATTGAAAACAATTGGTGTGTGTAACGTAAAACATGCAAAATTCAAGGCTAATCTCGAGAAATTGATAAGGCCTACTAACTATAAAACCAACGCCGATATAAAGGCAGTGGTTAACGATATCATAGATTTGTTAAGGCAGATCAGGGATATCAATGGAATCATGCTGTCTCCAACAATGAACGGAACAGCGATAATGGCTCCATATTTCTTTAAGAAAATGAGGCAAGAGAAAATCAAGGTATGGTTTAAGTTTTCAGACGACAAAGACGAATTAATTCTGGTTCCCGCCCCCTTATAAGGGGGTTGAAACTTTACCCTAAACGACACCTCTTCTTTATGGCCAAAAATAGACCATAATATGGTATAAGATATATGAAGTAGGGTTTAACGCCCGCTAACATATTGATAACAACCATTCACGGTTGGGCGGGCACAATGCTTGTCCAACCCCTATTTACATGAGGTGTAAAAATGAGACAGCATTGGACACGCGTTTTCTGGAATACTGACGAACCAGATGGCAGCAACAAAACTGCCGACGAAACCAGCGAAGAGCCCACCAAAGAAGAGGGCAAGGACAAGAAAAAGAAGGAAAAGGGAACCACTTTTCCCAACAGCCTGAAAAAGGAATTTATCAACCTGGCCGAGACTCTGGAAGAAACAAAGCTCTGGGACAAGTTCTCCCTTGGCCTGGCTCCGGAAGATCTCCCGAATGATGTTCGGGTCGCTTACAAGCGAGTTGTAGCGGAAATCTCCAAGATTATCGAGAAGGATTCCGCAAAGAACCAGGACTCTGTACTGGCTGAGCTTTTCCAGCATGCTGCCGGTATTCTTCCGCCTGCCCTGGCAAAGAAACTCGGAATGGATGCTACCGGTTCCTGGACCTCCAAAGCAATGAGAACTTTCAAGTTCCGGCTTGGAAAGGTTCTAGCACATCTGAAGAAGTACTGGGTATGGTATCTGGCCGGTGCTGCAGCTCTGGGTCTCCTGGTATATTGCCCGGGACTGGCTGCTGCCATTACTGCTGGTTGTCTGATTACCGGTCTGGTCATGCAGCGCGAACAGCTGAAAGCTCTTGCGCAGGATATCCGGACTCGTACCGAAGCCGCTGCTGCCTAGCAGTGCATATACAAAGGAGCCTCAGGGCTCCTTTTTTTATTTAAATAATATTTATGGATTAACGGTTAAAGCTTTGGAAGTTCGGGTAAGGGGCGTAAAGTTTTTAGGGGGTTAGTAGAAGCGCCTTCACTGAAAACATTCTTTAGTTTAATAGGGGTAGGCCCTTTATTGGCGCCCAACATCTTAATTGGCTGCACTCGCGTCATTCTTTGCGACATAATGTCGGACCGAAACGCTCGTAAAGTCTCTCTGTTTAGGAAATCTCTGGAGCCTATAGGCCTCCCAGTTCCTCCTATATATCTACGCGCTAAACCCCAGCCTGATCGAATGTTATCTAAGTATGCCATAACAATAGTTTACAATAAAGTAGGATAAATGTCAAATGAATAAGAGTATAGATTATTTTAGATCTTTAATACCGGACGACTGCAGCGTAGATCATATAAGAGGCTTATTTATGAAAAATACTCACGATCCACCAGACGAGCTAATCGAAGCTATTATCTCGTTAACAAACAAGGAGATAAGTAGTAGAATAAGGTGTGGATTCAGTAAGAAAATACGTATAATGGGCCATGACGCAAAAACAAAAGTATCCATGCCAATTAACGATAAGGTATTAGGGGTTGCCTTTACTATAGTCGCCAGACTATACGAAGAGCGAGGCTGGATTGCAAAAGCAAAGAAAGTAAGCAATGAGTGGGAATACGACAGATATCTCATGGTAAAACTTCCAAAACAACGCAAATAAAGGAGACCCCATGTCAACAGTACTGTTTATCAAGTTCGAAGCAATTGATGACGAGGGTAAGCTAGCAGCAGTAATAACAGCGAACGCTGAGAACATATCCCTTTTAGAGGAATAATACGAAGATGACGGAAGCAAAAGCTATAGCGTAGAAATGAATGGTGAAGATACCGGAATACTGGTAACAGAGAAAACATATACAAAACTTCAAAGAGTCATCAAAAATGCAGCCGACATATGGCTTCATGACACAACAAAGGAGAAGAAATGAACGATAAAGTAATCAGTCAAGGTTTAATGGATAAGTTAACCTGGGGCATACCAGCGGTTGCGCTTTTCGCCACGATTACGGGAATAGGGTTTTTACTTGGTCTAATACTCGCAGGAAGCTTATTAATGTTGGTCGCTAGCAGTTACTACCTCATAAAAACCAAAGAGAAAGTGGAATCAGTACATTGGGCTTACCACGCCTACACAGCTCCAACAGGTATATTAGCCTACGTAGTAGATAACTTGGATGCACACCGAGACGCCGTAATCAAAATGATAGTTCTTACTACAATAGCGCTATGCTTTGGTGTGGCCCCGTTGATCATCCTCACAATACCATCTGCGGTTATTTTGTATGTAACCAGGTATATAAAATGAACAATAAACAAATGCTTATCAATCTGGGCATAGCAGCGGGACCAATCCTGTTTCCACTTACCATGCTTTTTCATTGGTCAATGATGGTAGTAGTATTTACGTTGTTTTTAGCAGTTGGAATACTTGGCGCGATTAACTTGACATGCACAGTAGAGACCAAGGCTGGTGCAACGTGCAGCTATACCTTCAAGAACTACTATGACATACACCCACCTTGGTACGCATACATAACCTGGTGGATAGGAGGGCTAATATCTGTACCCTTTTTACCAGATCCTATAGCACAGGGATTATGCATGTTTGTCATGACGGTGACTTGGGTATTATGGTTACTAGCCGACATAATTTCAGCGCAGTATAAAAGGCACAAAAACAACAGGAATAGATAAAATGAACAACACAAACAACACAAACATATGGGTACGCCTAACTTTGGGCGTACCTATCATTTTACTGTTAGCGGCTTTCGTGCTACCGCAAGCATACGTACTATTTTGGATAGTATCCTCTGCGGTATTTGCCTTAGGCGTATTCTCAACTTTACAAGTATTATACTACCTAACAGAGCATGACGACCATGTTGATTACACATATACTATTCACCGATACCTTGTAAAAGTAACTGGTAGCATTATGCCGTTTACATTGGTTAGTATATTTTGTATATTATCAGCATACTATTTGCACACAGCTCTAATGGTATTCTGGATAATAGGCTCTGGGCCGATCTGGCTACAGGTTTTATATAAAAAGGAGTAAAAATAATGACATATGCTGAATTATATACTACAGTTAGTTCCCTCCTAAGCGAAATATCAGCACTGGCAGACGATAAGCAGAAGATTCCAGAGGTTGTCCTATATTCGTACGCCTTAACACAAATGAGAGACGAATACGCAATTAAGGCATGTTCGTTCGGAGCAAGCTTACTAGAAGAAAGTCGCGTGGAAGATATAACATCTTATATCTCCACGCAGTTGATAAACCACCAATGGACTAAGGCGGATCAAAAATGACTTTCGATAATAGCTATCCTAACCGAAAAGATTGGCGTAGACAATACAGCGATAGCAAAGCAGTAGACAGGACCTGCAGAAATCACGGGTCCTGTCCGCACTGCCGCAATAATAGACTACACAAACATAGGCGAAAAGAGCCTCTGAAGGATGACGATTATGAGTAAATATTTTTTTATTTTTATATTTATCATATCAATGCTAACATTAGCAACGATATGGGGCACCAGCTATTACAATGCGCTGCAGTATAATAAACCACCACAAGAAAAGCATTGGACGTTGGAGCAATCAACTATTCCCATCGAAATAAACATGGATATGGAAAGATCGATGGAAGAGCATGGCGAAGAAGTCTATGAAAACGGAGAGGAAGAAGAGTCTCCGCTCATAGACTTAACGGACTACAAACACACCTCCTGCGAGACTAAAACGTACGAAGGTACGTTTATACCACCACCAGCTATAAAAGAGCTCGTCACGTGGCTCCTAGGCGTCTTAAACGGTATCGTAGTCTTAATAGTGGGAACTAAAAGACTACTATTCGGAAAGGTATTGGCATGATTAAACCTGAAATAGTTATGGAAGCTCTTCCCTTACTGGAAGAAGCAATTGAATTATTGGAAGAACACCTGGAGAGCGCTGAATGTATTTGTGCTTTAGATACAGGAAGCTGTCCCTGTTGTGAAACAGAGCGGTTTCTAGAAAAAGTCAAAGACACTGGAGCATGATATGAAGCTAACAGCCAAACAAATAGCAGACCACGTAATAAAAACCAACAAGGAAATAGACGCTGGTAAGTATGATCCCATAGTAAAAGGGCATCATGTAATACTGCCAGCAATACCGAGACCGGTGCCAACTAAGCCTAAGATATTTAGTAAGAAGACGATAAACAATGAAAGGACTGCTTGGGCTGCGAACATAAAGGATGCCACGACAACATGGCTGAGATGGCTGCATATATTGATGCCGAACTTGCCAACACCGACACAACGGGAGGTGAATGATGCCTGACAACAAAACGCTGCCACCAGAAGAGCCTCAAAATCTCGCTGAATGGTTCTGGCGTTTGCGTGAATATGAAAATGAGATATTTGTACGGCAACTTCGTGACGGCAAGTATGAAACTTTATCCCTTACCGAATTAACACCTGAAGAATGGGGTGAAAAGGTAGCAGGGTTTTTGAACAAAGGCTTGTTACCAGTACGCATCAGAAGGGAGAATTTATGAGCAACAACAAAACGCTGGTCATGGAGATACCCATAGAGCCAGACGAAACACCAGAGTTTATTGTCAATCTGCTTGATGATTGCGGCTATGGTGGTTGCACCGAGATCGACCTGTCGCAATATGTGAAGAGGAGTGAGGTTGAGATGCTGCTAAGGAAATGCTCCCTTGTAGGGGGCAACGATAACGACAGTTATCAAAATGGCTGGCGTGATTGCGCTCGTCATGTCAGCAACGAATTACTCACCCCAGCGCAACAACGGGAGCCGAACTGTCCTTACGGCTGTGATGCTGTAGTTGATATTATCAACACGCCACTTAGCAATCACTGGTACTGGAAATGCCCTGTATGTTGTAAGCGGGGGACAACGGTTTACTCAAAGCAAGCAGCACTTGATTCACTGAACCCACCAGCGCAACAATAGGAGGCCAACGATGAGTAGTCTATGGCTTAACATCAGAGTATGGTGCATTCACTTACAATGTGGAGAACCACACTGGTATAGTGTAAGATTTTCATATAACCGCTATCACAAAGGATTACCGGAAGGATGGTTTGGATGGTACCGATGAAAGAAGAAAACAAAACTTGGGCAATACTTAACCCAAAGCTAATATTAGGTGATTGTGGTGTTATAGCTGCAACAGGCAGTACAGAAGAAGAGGCATGGGAAAATCTAGAAGAGCTTTTTGCGCGAGATGGTTTAAAGGAACTTAAAGATCTTTCCTGCTGTAAAATTGTTTGGGAGAGAAATGAACATACTAAGAATATGGGCACACTGGTTTAAGCACTGCAGGCACTATAATCCAATTTCCAATCTTGTGAATGCTTGTAAATACTATAATGGAAATGATAAGTGTAATCAGGATACATGCCCAGTAATACGCGGGATGAAGGCAGATAAATGAAACGACCAACAAAATATCACGACCTCACCCCATCACAGAAAAGAGAAGTCAGGGAACAGTACATAAAAGAACAGAATAATAAGTGTATGTTTTGTACTGAATCGCTTTCAAAGCCTGCACCGAAACATATTACAGATCAAAAGATAAACTGGAAACTATTCCCACCTAACTTCCTAAAAGCACCGATCCATTTACAACATGACCACAAAACAGGCATGACTGAAGGAGCAGTACACAACTATTGCAACGCAGTTATGTGGCAATACGAAGGAAGGTAGAATGACTCTACTTATATGCAATCAAAAATCTGTGACATCAAAAGTCTGTCAGGAGTGTATTCACGGTGGTCGCCATCGGCAAGAACAAGGGTGTAAGAAGACTGGCGAATGTAAAGCAAGATCTCATACGAGTGCAGTCAAGTGCGTAAAAGCACCAAAGAAAATCAAGCGAAAGAAAGTATAATGAGTTATATAATTCCAAGCATCCAAGCTGATATAGATGAAATACTACTACGAAAAAAACATGGTGATATAGACCATGCTCTGGATTATATATTTGATGTAGTTGATGAACGTTTTAGTAGTAATAACAAAGTTGCTATTATGATGAACGATAAGTTTTTGGAACATTTTCCACTTGAGCAAATGGGGCCGGAGTTATCATATGGGCTATACTCGATATCATCCCACGGTGGCGTGTTACTCAAAAACTTCAAAGACTACACAAAAAGAATGTATGAAGCGTATCCGGAACTAGAGGAACTTAAGTAATGAAAAAATCGTTAAAACTATACATCTGGACAGGCTTTGCTCCAGATTGGTCAGATGGGCTTGCTTTTGCTATAGCTTCATCTGAGGAAGAAGCAAAAGAATTAGTCTTAAAAGAAATAGGATACGAGCCCAATACGTGGGGCGACCTAGAGATACGACGCCTTGATTGGCGTGTAGCTAAAGCTGTAAGCGGAGGAGGATAATAAAGAATCATGAAAAGCAAACACCATGACCGCGCAATTGTTTCCTTAGAATCAGAAGATGGCATACCTGCTATGGAGATCATTGAAAACGCGTTAAACAAATCAGTTTTTCCTAATAGGCGAATCACTGCTACCGATAATACAGATAAGATGGTTGAAAAACAGAACACTTTTCCAAAGCAACGAGTGTGGAGCGTACTAAATGGAGTCGCGGGCAGCAAAGAGTTGGAACGCGATGAAGGGTTAATGTCGCCACACGTGGCGGGTGATTATAGAGCGGCTATCGAAGAAGTACGAGAAGCATTGGTACTTTATGATGGAAATGATCATGATTATGAACAAAATCATACCCATACTACACACCCAGGCTGTCCATGTTTGTTTACGGAACCTTGCAGCTATGCATGTTCTTGTGCTAATCCACTTATGTCTGGGGGATGTAGTCGTTGCGCAACATATGGTAATGAAGAGCAGCGTAAAATAGCAGCTCAGCGCATTGCCAATATTTTAGACAGTGTAAGATCGTGTTATGCTCCCTGGACTGACAAACAGGTAAAAAACCTTGAATTAAGACAAGCAGCAGATCATCTACACCCATATACGTGCGAATGTGGCGAATTGCTTATTCCAACCAAGCAAGGCTGGATTTGCGATAGTTGCACGTATACACAGACATGGTGTCACCCACAAGACGCCAACGAGCATCCTCCTCCTCTGCCAGAGAATTTGAAACAAACACCGAAGGAAGACAAATGACTGACAAAGACAAAGTAGCAATTCTGGATACCCCGGAACAGATACAGACATTCGGGCTTAAAGCTTTATACAAGAAATTAGAAATGGAAGTAAAGTACCCGGATGGGCCAAGATGGAGACAGGCACCAAGCGTGCAGGTGCGCCAAATATTGGGCGTAAAGACACGGGTCAAAGCTAAACTCTTAGAGCAGTTTAAAGCACATTTAATTAAAGAAGGAATATTGAAAGATGAGTGAAGAAGAGAAGAAAAAATTACCAGATCTTACAGATTTTAATATAGAGATAGCAGAACAGTCGGATACACCTATAGGCATGGTAGCTCGTGTAATGGGGTATGTATACAGACAGTATTTAGATACGGAATGGCGCAGTAATTTACTAAGTGCTGTGCTACGTTCACAGGTAGAACACGGCGATGATAAAACAGCAGAGTACGATCAAAAGTAGAGCTGCTTTATGGCATAAGTAATATAAGGATAACTATACACACTTCCATTAGTACCTAGCTTTCTGGGGTTTGACTCCCGATGTTGTGTTTACTATGCTCCCAGTGTGTCTATGTGTTATCATGATCGAAGGGAACCTAACGGTTCCCTTTTTTATGGTATAAGTACTATATGGAGCATACATCGTCATCACAACAAAGGAGACTGACATGTCTATCAAAGAAAAACCAGCTGAATTCTTTCAGTGGGAAAAGTTAGTTAACATTCTTAACAATGACATTGGGCTGAAAGACGGTAAAGTCGCCAAAACTGAATTGGTACGACTTCTGGGGCTGCCTTATGGCAATCGAGAAAAGAAATTCGTAAACAACTGTTTACATGGTATACGTACCATGCCTGCCGAAATTACAATGGCTCTTAATCACCTAGAGACCATTCTGGGAGAGCGGTGTGTAGAAATGCAGGGAATGACCTTAACTGCGGCATGGGCATACTTAGTAGAGAAGTTAGGTCCGTACAATATACCGCGTCTTATGATCGGTGAAAGAAAGTCTAAAGACAAGACCGAGCCAACAGAGGAAAAGAACGGTAAAGAGAGGAAAAAACACTCCCCACACCGGAATGCCCTGCAAAGGGTACTTGGAAAATATGATCTTTCACCTACGCAACTTGCCTTGGTATTCGATATCAGGGAAGAAGAAAGAGTCGCTTTTGACAGTTACCGGGCTGTGGGATGCAAAGAACTTCCTAAGGATGTATATGAAAAAGCAGCTTTTCTGCTAAAATTCACGGCCAAATCTGTTAAAGAATTAAAAGCCAAAGGCGGAGCTGCCCGGGCACAAGCTCTTAACAAACACCTTAAAACCCAGTTTGTTGAAAATATTAAGGAAGGTGAAAGTCCGGTCAGTGTGGAGTTCTCTGCAGAGGAGGAAAAAACCCCAGATGCAGAGATCGAAATAATACCTATAGATCGGTATATGCAATCTGGCGTAGCTGCACGGTTAAGTCCAGAATCTCAGGAAAAAATCAAGCAGGCTTACAATCTGGTTGGTATAGTAGCTGAGAAAAATGATCTGCCAGATGACGGGGAATATCACGTGATTGCTGCCTCAGAGGATACGTTCCTAAATATCTTCCTTCCGGACTTCGAGCCGGTGGTAGAATAACAAAGGGCTTCGGCCCTTTTTTATGGCATAAGATAAATAGAGGATCATTACTTCTATAACAAGCAGGAATAGGAGGCTCCAATCATGGCAAACTAGGCTCACTAGTAAAAGAGCATCAATTTAACAGCCGTGTTAGGAGGTGATGATCGTGGCTAATCCGACAGGATCCGATGGCGCTCCGATGGAACGTCATCACACTGCTCGCCATGCGGGCAAAACGGTGCTTATGGACCAGTGTGTACACCGGGCTATTCATGCCCAGGAAACCGCTGCCATTCAGCAGGTAATGCGTCAAGATGGATTAAAGGGCAACCCTACAGCGTGGTCTGCCAAACCCGTCGATAGTAAGTAAACCAAGGGGACATCTGTCCCCTTTTTTTAGGGTATAAGAAACATAGGAGGTATTAATACAAACAAAGGAGTAAATCATGAAACTTTTAATTCCCCTCATGGCAATACTTTTCTTTGCCAATTGTGCTTCAGAACGCTCCAGCCCCACAGCCCCAAACCCTACTATGCTTGTTACCCACCAGCTTGAGTCAGTTGCTGAAAACACAATCCAGTGTCAACAGGCTCTTGATCGGTTTGTAGAAACTTCTTCTCTAACCGAAAATGAGAAGTGGATCTACTCTTTCTTTGTACAGAATAAGGATAATCCCTTTTCTTACGAAGATACTCTTCAGTATCTTTTGGAGATACATGGTCTGGAATATCTTGAACCTGGTATCACCTATGATAGCAGCCTAGCCGCTACAGAACAATACTATTATCTTGT